TGGAATGGTACCTCTTTAGTAGTTCAGGGAACAATCCAAGCGGGAACTGTTGGAGGCGTGACAATATCATCTACAAAATTGTATATTGGAACTGGAACTTTTAACAATTCAAATACATCATTTTATGTAGATAATAGTGGTCAATTTTCTCTAAAAGATAAATTTGTTTGGAATGGAACATCCTTAACTATAGCTGGTGATGTAACAATAGGAAGTACATCTGGTTCAACAATAGCTTCTGGTGCAGCTAGTGGAGCTACGGCTTTACAGCCAGGTGAAGCAGCATCAGATGTAAATTCAAATTCAACAACTATTTCCGGTGGAAAAATTAGAACAGGAACGATAGAGTCTACAGGATACTCTTTTTCTGGCGTAGATCAATTTTCTACAAGTGGTACTCAAATAAATCTTGATAATGGATCAATAACATCTAAAAACTTTGCTATTGATAGTTCGGGCAGCGCTTATTTTAAGGGTACGATTACAGCTTCATCTGGAACAATAGGTGGTTGGAATATTGGTACAGCATCTGGTTTTGCTGGTAGTATTTATGTTCAAAATGGTTCAGATCTGTCACTCATGTCACCAACTGGATTAGCATGGTTTAGCTCCGGAGTTGTGACTACCCAAATAACTGGTTTTGGTGATGGCGTTAAAACAGGCGGTGCTGGCCTAGCAGCATATAGGCTAAGAAATATATCTATTGGCACTAGCACTAGTCAACCATCGGGTGCGGCACTTGGTGACATTTATTTAAGATATTAAGTGAGATAATAATGTCTATTGAAGTATATAACGGTAGTACATGGGTAAATATTTCAGATCCAGAAGTTTACGATGGATCTTCTTGGCAAAATGTTCAAAAAGGTGAAGTTTATGATGGATCCTCTTGGAGAACTTTTTTCACTAGATTTAGTGGAACAATAAACAATCCAACTATCACATTAAGTTCTAGAACTATTAATTCAATAACTGTTCAGGTAACACTTCCTACTGGTTCTCCATATAAAACTCAAATAACAGTTTATAGAACAAGTAATGTACTCGGAGCATCTTTTGTTCCGGCAACAGCTGCGGTAGGATCTATATCTGGAACAAAAACAGAAACAGGTTTATCTCCAAATACTTCATATGAATTCAGCGCGTACGCCACATATTATGATGCGTCAACCAACGAGCAAGTTGGGCAAAGCGCAACCGTAACAGCAACATTTTCTACTTTAGCTTATATTATAACAACCCCAACAACTCCCACTAACTCCGCTAGAACAACATCTTCTTTAAGTTTTCAGTCAACTAGCAACCCAGAATATACTAGGAACGGAAGCGCTGCTTATATTGAATTTGAATTTTATCAATTAGATATTTTCTCTGGATGGGTTTATTATACAAGTGTCAATAGAAACTTAACTGCAAATGACATCGACCAAACACTAACTGCAACTATTACAGGCCTTAATTCTGGAGACACATTTAGATGTAGGGCTAGAACTGTTTATTCTGGCATAAGCCAAACTAGTGCATGGAGCGCTTACTCAAGCTCAGTACAAACTAAATACTATGAAACACAATATAAACCATCTAGCACAGGACACGCTGCAGCCAATGAAACTGCATACTTCAGCGCCTATGGTGCGTCTGGAACATCATTTAAAGACGCTAACTCAGATTACGCAAAAGGATCAGATAATGATACTGCGACACACTGGTATTCTAATGCATACACAACTCAAAGTGTTCCATCAAATGAAACAAAAACAATAAATAGAATTTCTAGAGACAGTAGCTTTGGAATAGCTGAATATAGGACTAGTGCATCACACAACTTACCATTAAATACAAATACATTAAACTATTCAAGTGTAACAATAAGTAATTTAATTTATTCAAACATAGCTTTATATACAGATAGCTTATATATTGTTATAGAAATAGACATAAACGCTCCATCCGCTTTTGGTGGAACGGTAACAATAAATGGCGCAAGTGGAACAAATGCCAGCTATTTTAATGGATCTTGGACTATAAATCAGGTGGGAACAGCTAATGGAAATAGAAGAATCAGAATCTCTAGGCCTTCTAGTGTTCCGTCAGGTATTGCTCCAGGTGGATCTAAAGGAAGTTCTATTTTTAGTGGAACGGTAAATGGATCTAATATTAGCTCTCTTGGTGGTGGACCTGGCGAATCGGCTATTTATACAAGTAGTAGCACAACTTTATTTACAAGATTTGAAACCACTGGTGGACAAATAAATCAAACAGCAGCGTCTGGAAGTGTTACATATACAGTATATACTACGCAACAAGTTGCAAAATCAGGTACAAATGATGAAACTCTGAGACTGGCTTTTCAGCCAGACTTGCCAACAGGAGCAATAAACGCTCAGTTAGAGTCAATACAAACTAGATGTGGTCCAGTAGCTTCTCCAAGAATTGTAATAGAAGTAAATGGAACAGCTGCTACTAGAACTTTAAGTTCAGGTTTGGCCGCAAATGCAACAGATACATGGTCAGTGCCAAGTGGTATAGCTCCAAATACAACGAATCTAGGTGTTAGTAATTGTTGGTATTTGGCTTTAACGGTCAGATCTGGCACCAGTGGATCTTTATTGTATTCTACTATTACAGAAGTTAAAATAAGATATAGCTATCAAATTTTGGTATAATATACAGGTAGAGGAAATAATGAAATATATAACATATAAAGATCCTAAACATGATGGCGTTGGAGAGTATCCTTATTTTAAGGATTATCTTGGAGCAGATAATGACATACTATCAAATACTAAATTTAATCTTTTGACTGATGATTGTACTTTGTATATTAGTTTTTTACAAGATAATTATGATACTTCCTATTTAACGGAATTTATTATTAATTTATATGATATAAATATATTTAATAGCAGCGAATTAAAACAATACATTGAAAGTTACACGCATTATTCTCTTGATATTGTTTTGGGTTCTGATGGAAAAGAAAGTATAGCCATAATAGATCCTCCACCATTTAACGATTTGACTGACCATAAAAATATAAACATCCAACCTTTTAATGGGTGGGTATGGAATAATGAAGATCAGCACTGGTCTCCTCCAATACTTAAGCCAAACTTAAATCATAATTTTTTTATAGGCTGGAATAATGAGGACATGTGTTGGAATATATCATTTGAAAGAGATATTACTCCTCAAAAAAATAGAGCCTATCAACTATGGCTAGCTGCAAGCCCAGATGGATCTTCAGCTTTTATGGACGCATGTTCAACTAGGCAGTATATGATCAAATCCGCAGAAAATATAACGCACTCAACAAGATTCATAGAAAATTTGATTACTGAATATGGCAAAAAGTGTGTAGAAGAAAACGAAAACCCAAGAAAATACGCAGCAATAAATCTTCATGAAGTTGTAATTGATCTCTCTCCAATAGCAATTATTACATACTCCGAATGCAATCAAAATGCAACAGAATTATTTGAAAAATTATACGCAACTCATCCTCAGTTTTTTTCTAGAACAATACATGAACTGTTTAGATTAATAATAGAATGGGCTTATTCATATAGAGAATTTAACAATAATGAACCAATGGCAGAAACTTGTGACAAAGTGCTAAGAGTACTTCAAATGCCAAAGCATGTTAGAGATTCTTTGATGCAGATAAGGCCACAACAAGTTGGTAAATTTATATTAAATCAAGAAGACACTCTCATAGAGTATGAGGATGGCATAGAATGCCCAGAGGCCTTTTCTAAGTGGATAAATAAAATATATTATTTATTTACACACGTACAAGAAAATGAAAATGTTCATGTAGACTATATTCCAGATTCATATGAAATGTGATATAATATCATTTTACTTAATGGAGAAATTATGGATGAACTAGATGTTAATGTTTTAATTCAAACTTTTAATGAAAAATTAGCTCAGTTAACAACAGAACTAATTGTAAAAGAAGCTACAATAAAACAATTAAATACAAAAATTCAGATTCTATCAGCAGCAGCATATCCTGCTAAAGTAGAAAAAGCAAAAAATGATAACAAGAAACAAACAGATGATTTTGAGTGAGGTAAAAAATGTCAGATGAAACAGTAGAGCCAAAAAAAGAATTTACAATTGAGATTAAAATCTCAGACGCAAATCTTCAATATAGAAGTGACTTTAATGAAGCTGAGACCATTTTTTGGATGGAATCTGTAAAAACATTAATCTTAAAGAACGCTTTCGATAAGGTATCTGGCGAAAAAGCTGAGTAAATTACGAAAAGCCATATATTAAGCTACTATTAAACTAGCTTTATAAATGGAGACACAATGGCCGTATTAGATTTTTTGCCATTTAGGCAAATAGATAAGCAAAATAATAATGCTCTAGCTAAGGCTCTTCAGCCTGAAGAAATTAGAACAATAGGAAAGGCAATGAAAGTTGCTGCCCTTGCCCTGGGTTTTCAGGGTAATACTTTCTATTACAACAATAGAGCTACATTCGAGCCATCTCCATATGACTTTGAAAGAATAATGCAAGCTACTGATACAGACTCCTATGTTAGGCAGGCTTTAAATAAATACAAAGAATTATTCTGGAAAGAAAACTGGACTATAGTAGGAGAAAATCAAGAGGCTGTTTCTTATCTATACCAAAGAATAGATTATATGGAAATGGCTATGAAAAGACCATTTCTAGACTTTTTGATAGAAGTAACTGAGCATTTATTTAAGTATGCAAATGTTTTTGTGGTAAAAGCTAGAGGAGATATTTCAGAATATTTTCCAACACAGATACAAGGCGTTAATGCAGAAATGCCAGTTGTTGGCTATTATCTAATTCCAACAGAACAAGTTAGAATTCTTAGAGATAAATTTAATAGACCTAAATCTTATCAGCAGGCTAGCGATCCGCTAACCTATGCTCCAACTGAAAGAGATCCAGTATGGAACGCTGATAGAGTCATACATATGTATTTGGAGAAAAAAACTGGACGCGCTTTTGGCACACCATTTTTAAGTTCTGTTTTAGATGATGTCGTCGCTCTTCGTCAAATAGAAGAGGATATACAAAACCTAGTGCATAGAGAATTATTCCCTCTGTACAAATACACAATTGGAACAGCAGACCAACCAGCAGAGCCAGATGAAATAGACAAGGCTTCTGCTGAGATAGAAAACTTAAGAGCAGAAGGTGGTTTAATACTTCCTTATAGACATAATATAGAAGTAATTGGAGCAAACAACGCCGCACTTGACGCTACATCGTATCTTGAGCACTTTAAAGAAAGAGTTGCTGTTGGACTCGGAGTTGCCCCACACCATTTAGGCATGATGATGAATGGTGGCAACCGTTCTGTCACAGATAGATTGGACACAGCGTTATACGACAAGATCAAGCAATATCAAAAGCTATTTGCTGAAATGGTAAGAGTGCACATATTCAATGAGCTTCTTTTAGAAGGTGGATTTGATCCAGTTTCTAATCCAATGGAAAATGGAGTTTCAGATCGTTGTTATTTCAAGTTTAATGAAATAGATGTTGATACTCAGGTTAAAAAAGAGACTCATATTATACAAAAATATGTAAATAACATTATTGGGCTAAGTGAAGCTAGATTAGAGCTAGGTTTAGAAGCTGATTATGACGAAGATGACTTGTTCGCAAAGATCCAAGCCAATATACAAATGGACATAGCTAAAAATCAAGCTCAAATAACAGCAAAAAATCAAATGACAGACGTTAAAAAAGATGGGGATAAACAGGCGTCCGCCCCAGAAGGTCAAAGAAATCTACCAAATAGAAGACGTGGCCCTGGAAATACAGTAAGACCAGCAAACCAACAGGGTAGAAATAATTCTCCAAATATTAGAAGATCTGATAATACATGGTTATCTTTAGTTGAAAATCTTTTAGAGTCAGAGTATAATGTTATATATACAAATGACGAGAAAGGCACAAACGATGTCAAGAAAGATAACCCTGAAGAATGAACAAATAGCATCATATTTAAATACTGACGATGCAATCAAGGCACTATCCAATAGTGTTAATAATGGTCAAGTAAGAATTGCTTTACAAATTCTTGTTGAAATAATAGAGGATCTTAACAATAGTATTAATGTCGAAAAAAGTCCTATTGAGGAAAAGCCATTAAAGAAATCTGAAGAAACCAAGGTAGCTCCAGAAAAGCAGCAGGCAAAACAAAAAGTAGAGCAGAATAGTTCTGAGTTAGAAAATAATATATAATATATGAAGTTAGTAATAGGCTGTCCAACTTACAAGAGAACATGGCTTTTGCCACACTGGATTAGATGCCTAATAAATCAATCTGTATCTTTAAAAGATGTTGGTTTTATTTTTGAAGTTTCCCCTGATGATCAAGACACAATTAATTCATTAGAGGCATGGAAAAGATTTGATAAGAGAATTCCTTACTTCAACATAAAGATTAGAGAAGACATTCCTCATTTTCAGCACGAAAATAATGGCAGACAATGGACTATGTCTAAATATGTAAATATGGTGTCGTTAAGAAACTCTCTATTAGAAACTGTTAGAGATGTTTCTCCAGAATACTACTTTAGCTTAGACTCAGATATTCTATTAACAAATCCAAATACTATGGAATTATTAATAGCACATATTAAGTCCGGAGCAGATGCAGTAAGTCCACTTATGTTTATGACTCCAATTGGAACAATGTATCCAAGCGTCATGAATTGGAGAGAAGATGTTCCAAATAAAGCATATAGAAAAGAAAAGTATGACTTAGGAACTTATTTTAAGTCAGATGTTATTATGGCCGCCAAAATGATGAGCAAAAATGTATATCAAAATATTGAGTATTCTGTTCATGAACAAGGTGAAGATGTTGGTTGGTCTTTAAATTGTAAAAATAAAGGTTATGAACTATACTCCGCATCTTATATTTATGCTCCTCACATAATGTCTGAATTTATGTATGACTCTTTTTTAAAGAATGGTGACGACAGAAATTTGATAGCAAATAAAAACTATGCTAAAGTGTGATATATTTATATAAAATTGTTCAATGTTATAAAAAGAAACTTACTATAAAAATAGAATTATTTTACAGGGGATTATAATGTCTTTTGATTTCGTAGAAAACTTTACTTTAAAGCTACCAGATTTTTCAAAGGTAGACTTAGATTTTTCAGAATCATTCAATTCCAGACATGGGCTGATTATAGAAGTAGCAGCTATTCATGAAGGTCTTACAGCCAATTATAATAATTACTCAGCACAAGAGCTGGAAAAAGCTCTGCAATCATGGGTTGAGCCTTATCCTAAGCCAATCATATTAAATCATGACTTAAATACAGAGCCAATTGGTAGAGTAATGGCAGCAAGGATGGATAAAGAGGAAGATGGTTCCGCTTTCGTAAGACTGCAAATTGCAATCACTGATCCAGTCGCAGCACAAAAAGTTCTAGACAAAAGGTATCTAACAGGTTCTGTTGGCGGAAGAGCTGCTAAGGCACTGTGCAGCATTTCTGGCGAAGATTTAGCTTCCGAAGATGACTCCGGAAGACCCAGAATGCCAAAGTATAGAAGAGGAAAAGTTTATAAGGGCAAGCTTGCTTATATAGACATGCAAGACATTTCCTTTAAAGAGTATTCTTTTGTTAATCAGCCAGCTGATCAAAAGTCAGGTGTCAGATCACTAAAGTCTGCTGATGGCAAAGCGGAGCTTACAGACTCAGAAGGCTGGGTTGCTAAGAGTTCAGCTTTTGTTTTAAGTATGGATAATGAAGATATATTTTCAATTGAAGAAAATAAATCAATTCTTTCTAATCTTAAGAAAAAAGAATCAAAGCCAATTTATTTGCACTTAAAAGGTGCATTTCTAACAGCTTTAGCCTTGCAAGAGAGCGAAAGTTATATAAATAAGACAGAATCATTACTATCTAATGAAGATTCTGAAAATACAAAATCTGAGGAGACTCATAGCATGGATAATGTCGATAATGGCGAAGATATTCTAGCTGTAGCTGAAGGCTTAAGCGAAGATCTTTCTAATATTGCAGCTTCAGCTTCTGTTGAAGCAGAAACATCTGAGGAATCAGATGAAAAGACTGAAGATGTTTCTGAAGAGCAGTCTTCAGATAAGGACTCAGAAGAACTTTCTGAAGAATCAGAAGTATCTGATTCAGAAGAAAACAATAACTCAGCTGACGATTCAGAAGAGGCGGATGTACAAAGCGTAGATTCCGAAAATGCTGAAAAGCCAGAAGAGTCATCATCTGAAAATGGTGATGTAGATCAAGAGACCGCTGAAGAGTCTAGCAATCTCAGCGATAACAAAGAGGGCGTTGAGCAAGAACTAGAGCTCTTAAAGGCAACTATCAAGTCTCTTGAAGAAGAAAATACAAAACTCAAGAATGCTCTACACAGAACATTAGTAGAGAGAGTTGTTGATACAAAGATTGGCCTAGGCTACGAATCTGTTGATGATCGCGAAAAACTAATCGAAGAACATGCACCAAGAACAGCATCTTCATTAGCTGATTCATTAAGAGATCTAGCTAAGGTCCCAGCTAAAGTTGGCAAGAGACTTTCTAACTTCTTTAGCGTTCCCGAAGTAACTTCAGAAGCAGAAGTTGCAGAAGAAGTAAATGTATTAACAGTGGACAAGGCTGAGTCACAGACACCTGTTTCTCCTGTCAACTCTTTTGAGCAAGTTCTAGTAGACGCCCTAATGGGTAGACGTAAACTTTAATAATTAAGGAGAAATAAAATGAGTTTAGCAAAGTTCCGCAAGGTACATAGCAAGACCGGTTCAGGACGTTTTGTTGTTTCTGAGGGCGTCGCTCCCTCAGCATACTTGCTTCCACACCCAGGTCTTCCTACATGGTATTTGGATAGCGAAGATGATCGCTTTGAGATCGTCATTCCTAAGGGTACCATTCTTTCCGTGGTTGCCGATTCAAACGGTGACGCCAGAGTAGTACCAGCTAACGGTACATCATCCAGCAAGGGCTGGGGCGATGTAATGCCAAGCTGGGATCCACTTGATGGCGCTACACCAACATCGACAACTGGTTCAGATGACACAGTCACAGTTCCAGCTCGTTCGATTCCAATCGGCTGCGCACAATATGATCTCTACAGACCCTTTGATAAGGGTACCTCACAAGGTGCAGGTTTCATTACTCATGGTTATGTAGAGTATCCAATGGTGGATGGCATTAATGCAGACGTGACAGTTGGTTCGTTAATTCGCGCCGACCACATGGGACGCCCAGTAGCAGCAGCTGCAGCTGATTTCTATAATAGCTCAGCTGTATACGCCTACTTGCAGGTTGGTAAGGTTGTTGAAGTCGAAAAGTTTGCTACAAACTTCGATGACGGCCTCCTTAGCTACATGCAGCTACCATCAGATCCAGGTGCACTTAAGACAGTGTACGAGCTTACCCGTAGTGGAACATACAACGGCAAGCTTGGCATTCGTGCAAACCTAGATGTAGACCATGTCATTGGTGCCTTCCGCGTCAATTTGACACTCTGATAATAACAAAAACAATAACACAGGAGGAATAATCCTAAGATGAGTAAGACAATCCAAGAGCTCCTCTCGGGTCTCCCAGCTTGGGAGGCGGCACTGACTGAGGACGGGTACATTGATGCAGACAATAGAGTAACCATTAAGGAGGCATTTGCTTCGCCAGACGCAGCTGCCCTTTTCCCCAAGGTGCTCTCTCGTACGCTAAAAGAAGCAGCTGAGCCACAACTTCTCGTGACTCCTCTGCTTTCCACTGTTCGCCTCGGTAAGGGGCGTTCTTTGGAGTTCCCAGCAGTCAACGCAATCCAAGCAGCAGAGATTCCAGAAGGACAAGAATATCCAGAGCAAGCACTCGCCTTCGCAAAGCAGGTAGAAGGCAAAGTTTCAAAGAAGGGTGTAAAGTTAGCTTTCACTGAGGAAGTTATCGCTGACTCACTTTGGGACATTGTCGGTCTGCACGTTCGTGCAGCAGGCCGTGCCATGGCTCGCCTAAAGGAGCAAATTGCTCTTAGCCGCTTCAAGGATGCAGCTACTATCGTTTTCGACAACGACAGTGGTTCATATGATGACACAACAGGTTTGGACATTGATGGCGCAGCCAACAAGACAATCACCTGGGATGACATCATTGACATGGCTGCCGTTCTAATGGCTGAAAATCATATTCCAACAGATTTCATTCTTCACCCCCTCATGTGGTCGGTCTTCCTTAAGGATTCGATCTTCCACGCTGGTGGTGCAGCTTCAGCTGTTGGAACTAGCTGGGGTTATCGTCCTCAGTCGGCAGAGGGTGCATTAAACGCAACCGCTCCCATGGGTCTAAATGTACTGGTTTCACCATTCGTTAGCTTCACCGCTAAGAGTGGCGCTACACCAGCCAAGTCAGACCTCTTCTTGATTGATCGTAACGAGGTAGGTACTCTCCTCGTTAAGGATGACATGAGCACAGATCAGTTCGATGATCCTAGCCGTGACCTCCGCTCACTCAAGATGAAAGAGCGTTACGACATCGTTATGTTGGGTGACGGTGAGGGTATTACAGTCGCTAAGAATGTAAGACTCAGCCGTAACTACGAGGTAATGGTTACCAACGAAACAGCCTGATAAAACCTTAGGGTTGTTATAGTTACGAATAAGCCCTAAAGCTAGGGGACGGTATGAGAAATCTGCCGTCCCCTATGCTTTTATCTGAGTAATTTGTTACTATTATTTATAGTTTTGATTATGGAGTGTGTTGAGTGGCGCTATATTTAATTGATAATGCAACTGTAACTATCAATACAGTAAACATTAAGTTTGGTAGAACCATAAAAATAGCATCATTAGTTAATGCTAACTTTACTGTACAAACAGATACAGCTACTCCAGTTTCGGTGTCTTCTCCTTTTAGAACAATAAATACACTAACTGATTATAATCAAATAAGCAGAACATTAACTCTTTATTGGAACACTGTATTAAGTTCAAATACAGATTATGTTTTAAAGATAAATAACTTATTAGACTCATCAGGTTTAACTGTTCCAGAAGAAAGAATAACATTCACTAGCCAGACAAGTTCTGCCACACCCTCAATTCTTCAAGAAACTCAGGGTACGGTTATTAATGAAGTCTTAATTGAAGATAAGTCTGTTAGGGTAGATATAGAAACTGGATATCAAATATTAGCTAAAAATCCAAATTTCTATATAGAGTCAACAAATCCTACTAGTGGAGATTTTTATCTTAACAATGATGAAAACAATGGTAGAGTGACAATAACATTCAGTTCACGTCCGGCATCAAACTTTCTAACATCTAAATACTTTAAGGCTCAGAGGAAAAAAATCCAAAAGACGCCATCTAGATGGGAAAGTGTTAATGCGCAAATCTCGCTACACTCTTGGAAACCAGATGTTTACGTTGACTTTCCATCAACAGATGCAACACCTGTTTATTACACCGAAGATAAAGAATACTTTGAAACAGGATATAAATACAGAGTAATAGTTTCCGCTGAAGTAGGTATTTAATGGCTAATTCACTATACAAAAAAGCTAAGGAAGCCTTTTTAGAAGGCTTATTAGACTTAACTGATGATACATTAAAAGTATGTTTAGTAAAAAATAGTTACACTGTTGATTTGGAAGCGCATCAATTTTTATCTGACATAGGATCTAGTAATATAGCTGCAACTAGCAGCGCATTAGTAGATAAAACTACCGCAAACGGTATTTTCGACGCGGATAATATTACCATAGAAGATTATGGCACAAGTGGTTTTAATTATGTAGTTTTATTTAAAGACACTGGAGTAGCATCTACATCCAGATTAATAGCTTATATAGATACAGCAGATGGTTTACCAGTTTCATCTAGTTCTTCAGCAATATCAATTACTATAAACTGGAGTAATGCAATTAATAAAATATTTACACTATAGGAATAAATATGTCTACACAGTATCCTGCATCCTTGGACAATTTTGTTAATCCAACTGCAACAGATAAGCTAAATTCTGTCTCAGTTCCACATCATCAACAGCACACCGACTTAAACGACGCTGTTGAGGCAATACAAACGGTTCTCGGTTTATCGCCAGCTGGATCTCATTTAACTGTAAAAGATAGAATAATAGCAGTAGAATCAGCAATAGATGATCAATCTGTTTTAAATGGTTTAACAGATGTTACTATAGGTTTAGCTGCTAGTGGCGATGTTTTACGCTATAACGGCACTGCATGGGTTAATTATAGCGAAGAAAATCTTGTAGATGGAGGAAACTTTTAAAAATGGCTAATACAATTAGAATTAAAAGAAGGGCGTCTGGTTCATCTGGTGCACCTAGTAGTCTAGAAAACGCAGAACTGGCGTTTAATGAAGTTGATAATACACTTTATTATGGAAAAGGAACAGGTGGTGCTGGAGGTACCGCTTCGACCGTTGAAGCTATAGCTGGTTCTGGTGCATTCGCCACTCTTTCTACAGAACAGACAATCAGTGGTAATAAAACATTCTCTGGAACTGTTGCACTTGGTTCAAGCGCAACAGCATCAACACAAACAGCAGGAGATAATAGTACAAAAGTTGCTACTACAGCCTATGTAGACAGTGCAGTGACTACTGCATCGTATAGCTTTACTTTAGCTGGAGATTCTGGAAGTTCACAAGAAATTGTAGATGCAGAGACAGTAACAATTTCAGGTGGAACAGGTCTTTCTTCTGTTGCTAGTAATACAAATACACTAACAATTAACCTGGACAATACCAGTGTTACTGCTGGCTCTTATGGTTCAGCCACAGAAATTCCAACTTTTACAGTAGATGCACAGGGCCGCTTAACAGCAGCTGGAACAGCATCTATATCAACCTCATTAACTGTTGGTGCAGATAGTGGTACAGCTGATTCTGTCGCTTTAGGCACAGATACTCTAACATTTACTGGTGGAACTGGTATCGATACAGCTGTAACAAATAATACGATTACAGTAAATATCGATAGCACTGTAGCCACTTTAACTGGTACTCAAACTTTAACAAATAAAACTATAGATGTAGCCACAGGAACTGGAAACGTTTTTCAGATTCAAGGTAACTCTATTACTTCATATGTTGGTTCTGGCGCTAATGTAGTCCTTTCATCCAGTCCAACCATTACAAACCTTTATACCACTGGTACTGGTATGTACTTCACTGGTTCTACATCTGGAACAACCAATGTTATTGCTAGTGCAACCGCATCAGGAATTCTAACATTACCTGCTGCAACTGACACTCTCGTCGGTAAAGCAACAACTGATACATTAACTAATAAGACAATTAGTGGTTCAAATAACACAATTACAAATATTGGAAATGGTTCACTTACAAATTCATCTATAACAATTGGTACAACTTCAACAGCACTTGGAGCTACTAGCAACACTTTAGCTGGACTACAGCAGCTAGATGTTGATAATATTAGAATAGATGGAAATACAATTTCTGCAACAGATACAAACGGTGGAATTTCATTAGATCCAAACGGAACAGGTCACATTTCTGTTAATAGTGCAAGAATAGAAAATCTTGCAAATCCAGAAAATCCACAAGACGCTGCAACAAAAGCTTATGTAGATTCAGCTACTCAAGGACTACACATTCATGCCACCGTTAAGGCAGCAACTGGAGCTACTTTAGCCAGCATAACTGGTGGCTCTGTTACATATAGCAATGGAACCGATGGAGTTGGAGCTACTCTTACTCTAGGTACAGCATTAACTGCACTTGATAACTATAACCTCCAAAATGGAGACAGAATCCTAGTTAAGAATCAAGCAACTGCAGCTCATAACGGTATTTACACATGGGCAACAGGCGGTACAGTATTAACAAGAGCTACTGACTTTGATACAGCAGCAGAAATTGCTGGTGGAGACTTTGTTTTCGTTGATAGCGGAGATAATTATGGTAATACTGGCTGGGTTACTGCAGACGAAGTTGGAACTGTTGGAACAGACGCAGTAAACTGGATTCAGTTCTCTGGTGCAGGAACATACCTTCCTGGAAGCGGATTAGTATTAGATGGTTCTACCTTTAATATTAATCTAGCATCTAATAGTGGACTACTTATAACTTCAGATGAACTTCAGGTAAATAGCACAATAGCTGGAAATGGTTTAACATTTTCAAATGGTGTTATTGCAATTGGTGGTACCTCAGATAGAATAAGCGTTACATCAGACGCAATAGATATTGCATCAACATACGCTGGACAGTCAAGTATCACGACACTGGGTACAATTACTACTGGTACATGGAATGGTACAACCATTGCTATAGCAAATGGTGGAACCGGAGCAACAGACGCATCAACAGCTAGATCAAATCTAGGTTTGGTAATCGGAACAGATGTTCAGGCTTACGATGCAGAGCTTGCTGCAATAGCAGGTCTTGCATCGGCAACTGATAAATTGCCATACTTCACTGGAAGTGGAACAGCAGCTCTTGCCACATTTACCTCCTTTGGTCGGTCACTAGTAGATGACGCTGATGCTTCGACAGCTAGAACAACATTAGGTTTGGGAACAATAGCTACACAAAATTCAAACAATGTGTCTATTACTGGTGGAAGCATAGATAACGTTACAATAGATGGCGGTTCTTTCTAATAGAGAGATACTTAGATGATTTATAATGGAGAAATTAATTATAATGAACCTTATTTCCAATATAATGGAATAAGGGTAGTAGCTCCAGAATCATTCGGCCCAACAGCTGTACTTAATAATCCTAAAATATTAGGTGTATTATTAATATCTCCAGAAAGTATTAATTCTACACTTGTATTTGTAAGTACTCACAATATAGTTTCCTCTACTGGATTAGTTGATATCACTAATTCAACTTCATCAATGAGTTTTAGTACATTAAATAATCAAGAGGGTTTTATTGTATTCAATGTCTTGGAAGATGACGCGTTTGCTATATCTCAAGCAGAGACAATTATTTTAAGTGAAAATTCAGCTGGCACTGTAGACGTTACTATAATACCAACTGCTTAAGATAGAGGTTAAATATGTCTACAGAAAAAATATTGGTTAATGATACAGTAAGAATTCGGGTTAAGTTTGTAGATACAGATCCCACAACTGGCGAACAAGTTGATATATATCCAGCCGCTGTAAATGTTAAGATATATGACTCTGACAATAACCAGCTTATATCTGAAAGCGCGGAAGAATTAACACCATCTGTATGGTACTATGATTATACGCCAACATCAGCTGATACATACAGTGTAAAATTTACTGGGACATTAGATTCTGGAAATAATGTAATAGTTCAGCAAAAATTATATGTTTCTTCTTTAGAAGAAGAATTTAAGCCAACAGTTATATTAAAAACAGAAGAAATTATAGCTTTTGCGCCTGACGTTGATCCACTATACCTTGATCCAGAGTCGCTCATTCCTTATTTTCCGGATGCCTCCCTGCTTGAAATAGGAGAGATAATACACAATTATTCTAATGAAGTTAAGGCTTTATATAATCTGTTAGATGAAGAAGATGGAAGTAACCTATCTTTTACAGTTTTAGAATACATCAAAGCTGCTACTGCATGTGAATTAAGTAGAACATATGGATTTGGTGGAGATGACGAAGTATCAGTAAGATTGGGTGATCTATCGATCATGAATAGATCAATGCCAAGAAATAAGGTAACAAGAGACAATGCCACAACCTGGTGTCAAATAGCGGCATCATTGAGAAAAGAAATATTAGCAGGTAAGGTCGGTCCAAAAGGCTTTCAACCTAAGAGTCTTCCAGGACTTTCTATTTATGATAGCAAACTAAATGATAAAATTGTTTATCCTTCCGGAAGAGAACTTTACGATCCGAATGGAACAACAACATCACTAAATGATGACCCGATGCCTAAGAGAGGGTTCAAGAAGTATGATTGATATTAGAAGATCATTTAAGAAAATACTTCGTGAATGGGGTCATGACGTTTATGTTCAAAGAATATTGGCTAATGGCAACCACGCTAATCAATTTGAAAGAGTGACCACCAGACAGGTAGGTCAATCAGGAACATCAAACGCCAACGCTTCTCAAGAATTTCCAGAAGGTCTTTACACTAATTATGACGCCGTTTATTATTTTGAGGATCACATATATCCCAAAGAAGGAGATAGAATATACGAAAACTTCTCCTTAAAAGCATCTAAGAATTACACCTTATTTAGAATAGACGCAGTTACAGCAGTAAGGGGTCGTCAGGGGAAAATTAATTATTGGGTAGTTGGCGCTACAAGAGAGAAGTAATATGTTAGTTTTAACTAAGGGACAATCCGCTCAGTTCAAATTCATATTTACAGATTATGATGGAAGTATATACGATCCAGCAGGATTAGCTACCCCAGTAGATGTAGTAGTATATGTTTTGAGAGGTGAGTCCGCAGGTGGCGCACTAATAGATGGGCCATACTCTCTTTTGAATCAGGATCCAGAAGAAACTGGAAATAGAATAGAACGAATTTCTGCTGGAGAATATACTTTTCATTACACAGTTCCTCAAAGTTTATTTGAATATAAATATTCAGTAATAGCAAGAACATCTTCTGAGGTACAAACAATTAATGTAGCCTCACCTTTTCAGGTAAAAGCTGGAACATCTTCATTATCTCCAACTTCAGTTGTTGCTCCTAAATCTGGTATTATAAATTATAATCCAACATATGAGCAATTAAATAGATCTAATACAAATACGATACTTTTAGTAGGCCACGCAGATGGAATAGAATTAAATTTTCCAGTAAAAATAAATTCCATTCAGCACGCAATTGATCTGTTAAATGGAAATATTAATAGTCCATTATTAAGAGGTGTATTAGACGCATACTCTTGTGGAGCTAGAGACATTATGATATGCGCTGCTGCGCCAATGATAGAGTATGTAGATAAATACGATAATCGATTAATAGAAACAACTTTATTTAGTTTAAATGATGCAACCCCCAGTTCTCAAAACTTTTACGAGAGATATTATGATCGGTTAGCAGAAACCTATGAATCTATTATTAATTTAGATTTTATAGACATAATAGTTCCACTAGAAACGTCTATTATAAATACTGGAGATGTTGATTTTATTATACAGTTAGCAGATTATCTAAATAATTTTCATAATACAACAGGAAATGTTCAGATGGGAATTATTGGCTCTCGTTCAAACGGAATAAAATCATCAGATATAGATCTTTTAAAAGAAGATTATATTTTTACAGATAAACTCACTCAGTACGCTTACGGTACTCAAATAATTTCTGATAAAGGAAGATATGTTATTCCAGTTTATGGAGAACTTGTTTTTCAGCATCCTCAACTTAAGGTTAGTTATACCTCAACTGCTGCTACCGCTGTTGCTGGAATGTTAGCATCAGCAAGCTTAAATAAGTCTTTAATAAGAACAAGAATTCCCGGAGCAATGTCTTTATATGGAGCTGATTTAACTTTCTCAGAGTATGAGCAATTAGAACAGCTTGGTATCAATACTCTATACAGAGGAAAGAAGACAAGAAGAGCAGTTCCATTTGAAGTATATTTAACCAATGAATACACAATGGCTAGTCCAGATTCTGTTTTTTCAAAAACTGCGCAGATGAGATTAGTTTCTTTAGTCGTTAGTGAAGTAAAAGGTATATGTTTGTCAAATTTTGACATGATTAATTATGACAGAATAATTTCTGACACTAAACTATTCTTATTGAGTTTAAAGAATAAAAATATAATTATAGATTTTTCACTTGGAATAGACACTAGTGAAATAAATTCAGGAAAATTAATATTTGAAATTGAACTAATTTCTTCTCTTGGATTAAAGAGGGTAAACTTTAGTTTAGCAGCAGGACCCGGAGCATAAAATGGTTTATATAAACAGAGGCTTTCCCACTTATCAAACTCACTTCTATGGTGTTCAAAGACAGTTTGGAGTCGAATCATTGCAAGCTCCCGGTTATAGAAGAGTAGATGAAGATGGAATTGAAGAAATCTATTCTGGTAATTTAACATACTTAGAATTTATTAGTTTAGTTAAAAAACTATGGGAAGATTCAAATCCATTAATACCCATTTTGCCAATGTCAATAAATCGTGAGTCAAGCGTTTCTTATCAAGACTCAACAAATGTTTGGCAAGCAAAGACACTAGGAGATGGAGACTTATATTCTCAGGGTTCAACATCTGGAGTCGGATTTAATTCATCATCAGGTGTGTCAGATATTTCTTCCGCACCAAATGATACCGTTCCAAATATTGGTGAATATCCAGCAATAATTGGATATCACCTAGAGTTAAGAAAATCTCATACAACAGAACCAAAACCAAGAATGAGACAAAATATTGTTAGTTCAGCTAATAATCATTACACAATTTATGGCCAAAGATTTCAAAATGTAATTGGCTTTACTGTAATGGCTAAAGTTGGAACTTTTCAGGGATTTAATGGAGAAACAACAACAAGAGACGATCTAGACGCTGCAGTTTTGTGTGATCAGATTATTGAGGCATTTGAAGATTTTATGATTGAGTATACTCCAATATTTAAAGCAGCTGGAGCATCGGAGTTATTCTATTCTAGAAGATTGGCTGACTCAGAAATTAATAGAGCTGGAAGTGACATACACAAAAGAACTGTTACATATATGTTAACAACAGAAAAGACGTATGCAATTAAGAATGAAAGAATAGAGTCGATAGCTGTAGATGCAAGAATGTGGATGGCATATGAACGAGATCTATTAAGAAATCAATTGGCTACACCAAATATTGAAGGAACAACTGGAAATATAGTTGATCTATTCCAAAATGCAACACCCAATACATAAAAGCCTATATATTCTGAAGATAGTCAATTTAAGTATGTAGTTGTTTTTATAACTTAGGTGTTACTATAAAGAAAGATTCAAATACGTCTTTTAATTTGGAGGATAAAATACAACATGGCTACACCTGGAGTAAAAACTTTAATAAGAGATCGCTTCTATAGCGTCTCACGTCAGGACACACCAGTTGGTCCCAGAATCGTTGCGATTGCCAAGCGTAGTACCGCCAGTGGCACAGGTTCTGTAGCTGATCTTGATGTCGTTAGAGCCTCTAATGAGGCTGATGTTATCACTGCATTTGGCGATGGCTCAGATGCTCACCGCGCCTACCTAGAACTTATTTTAGCTGGTGCCGGCAGAGTGTATATTGTTCCGTTGCCAAGCGATACAACATGGACCCATAGTACCGGAACAGTAACAAGTAGCTCATATGGCGGCAGTGTTTTTGACGCTGCATTCATTGCAGCTGAAGCTGTTATTCCTGATGTTATTATTCCATGGGGAAGAGGCGCTCATCCAGATGAATGGGCAGCTACTCCAAGTTCTCCAGAATTTGGTTTCTATGCAGATAATAGTGCCACAGTAACTAGCAACTGGGCCTATAAGGTAGCAGCTAAGGTTAAGGACATTTCAGAGAATATTAACCCATGCGTCGCCGTTATGGGAATCAAGCCCTATACAGGAGCTTCAGAAACAATGACTCCTGGTCAGGTTAACTCACACTTAGCTGTTAGCTCATTGCCAGATCGTGACGCCAGTGATCTTCTTAAGGAAGTTGGACCATATGTTACAATCGTAGCATCAGAGGTTAAGCCAGTTAATTATGTATCTGGCACAACAGAATTTGGATACTCAAATGGTGCAGCTAACTTAGCTGCAACTATGAGCCTAAATCCTTCTTATAGCTCAGTAGTTAATAAGCCTTTGTACAACATAGATTCTGTTCGCTACGCTCCAACAAGAACTCAGCAGGCAGCTTTGGGAACAAAGGGCGTTAACTCTGTAATTATAAACTTTAACAAGATTCCAGTATTTGGTGAAGGCCTAACATTTGCTTGGTCAACATCAGATTACACACGTCTCTCAACAAAGAGAATTGTTGACGACGCAACATCAGTTGTAAGACAAGCCTGCCAGAGATTTGTTGGTGAGCCATCAAACATTCAAACACGCAATGCAATGGAAACAGCAATAACATCTGGCTTGAGAGGAATGCAAATAGTAGGAGCCTTACTTGGTAGTGACTTTACAGTCTCTTATATACCAAACGAAAATAAGGCGATTGTAGACCTCATTTTAACACCTGCCTTCGAGCTCAAAGAAATCGAAGTCAGAGTAGCCATTAATCTATAATAATTACCGATTAGGAGGGTAACTTAAATGGCAGCCGAAGAATACACATCAGTAAATAAATATCTCAACACCTATACTACATTCTCTGGAGCAGATATTGTAGCTACATTTGGTGGAGTTGAAATAGGTGCACTTTCTGGAATTACTTTCTCAGTAACAAGAGAAAAGGCACCCATCTACACAATGGGTTCACCCAACCCTCGTTCTTTCTCAAGAGGAAAAAGAGGTATTGCTGGATCACTAATATTTACAGTTTTTGATCGTCCAGCACTATACAAGATGTTGGAACAGAACTATACCAATGAAAGACCAATGGACTTCTATACAAGAACCAGTAACACACTTCCTGGTGATCCCGGTCACAAGAGAGGTATTGTAGATGTTAATGAGCAGAAGACTGGTGTGGTAAGAAAAGTTCCTTTCTACGCTGACCAAATTCCCCCATTCGATATTACAGTAACCTTTGCCAATGAGTATGGTCAAGCAGCAGTAAGATCAATCTATGGTGTAGAACTTCTTAATGAAGGTTCAGGTGCATCGATGGATGACATCGTTATCGAAGAAACAATGACATATGTAGCTCGCGAATTAGGGCCTATGTATACCATCAGAAACGATAGCATGGTTGATCCCACTAATCTTGTAGGAATAACACCAGAAGGTCTTAATACTACAATTATCAGACCCTGATAGTTTTATCACTCTCTAACAAAGGTGCATGGATGTATATTCCGTGCACCTTTTTAGTTATAGGAGAATAATATGGTAGGTCCAAAAATATTCAGTTTAAGCGAAAATAAAAAAATAGAAAATCAAAAAAATGATTTATTTGATCCAGATAAATTTTTATCAACAATGTCATTTTCTGGGGCTGACGCAGTCGCAACAATCATTATTCCAGTAATTGGCAAAGATGGAAACATAGATGGATCTGGAGATGTAATTACCTTAGGTGAATTGCAGACAATATCATACTCTATACATAGAGAAAACTCGCCAATAAGAACTCTTGGACATGTAAACGTAAAAGGTTTCGTAAAAGGTGGAAGAACAATCGCCGGCAGCCTAATATTCACAGTGTTTAATGAATATGCGTTCTATAGAATAAAGCAGTTCAAAGAATATCTATCAAGAAAAAAGGGATTCTTTGCTCCTCTTGCAGATATGTTGCCACCCTTTGATATAGTCATTACATTTTTTAATGAGTATGGATTAGGTGCAAAAATGAAACTGTATGGAGTTACTATAGTAGATGAAGGTCAAACTCTATCTATTGATGACTTGATTACAGAGCAAACATATACATATATGGCAAGAGGAATACAGCCACTCATCAAGATGCCAGATGATGCTCTTGTTTCTAGGGATGATTCTTATACTGATGAAATGAAAGCCCGAGATCAAATAAGCACCAATGTGTTTGGCGATTTAATTATAGATGAATTAGCTCAGTTAAATGAGGCCGAATACTATAATCAAAAGTATAACAAGGTGACTAAGACTAAAGAAGTTAAGCCAATATGACGATAAGAAATAATGATGGAATAAGAGAGTTTGACCCACTTCATGAAAAGCTAGATTTGGTATGGGGTGGTGGAGCAAAGAATGACCTAAGGTTTACTAATTATTACGACTATTATTTTAGTGGCGAAGATATTCGAGTCTATATTGATGGACTATTTGCTCCAGAATACGAATTAGACATCGCAACATTTGGCTTTAATGTCAGACAAGAAAAGCAGCCTTTATATGGATTTTGGTCATACAATTATGACGCCATGATGTATGGTTCAAGAATTATAAATGGAGAAATAACTATCTTCACAAGATATCCCAGAAGAATGACAGAACTTCTAGAAATTGCAGCACAAATGAGAGTAGCTGCTGCCAAAGATAAAAATTCTCCAAATAAAATAGCATCAAACTTACGCTCTACATTTGAAAACGAAGAAGACGAAAGATTGATGGATAAATACTGGGCGCGTAGTCAACTAGATAGAGTCAGTCAGGACCCCTTTGCTAAGAATGTTCAAAATTCAAATAGAAACATCTTTAGCGCCCACCCACCATTTAATTTTGTTATAGTCTATGGATTAGAAGAAATTGCCCTTACACCTACAAACGCATTTCAAAATCAGGATGAAAAAAGGACAGATCTAACAGATCAAATGATGATTTCAGATTATAATCAAAGAACCGTTAAATCAAGTAATTTAACAACCCCCATGAAAATTATTATTCAAGAAGTTAACTTAATGAATATGTCTATGGTTTATACCCCAGGTGGTCAGGCTTTAGCTGAAACATATCAGTTTATAGCAAGAGATCATTATTTCTCTGAAGTTCCTGATGACTTAATAAAGACAAGTACTACATTTGTAGCATCAAATACCCCCAATTCTGCAAGGCAGACTCAGTCGCAGGTTCCAGTTAGCTCAACAAGCAATTGGCAAGATTTTCAGCAGCAGAATGGTCAAAATTTAAGTTTCTAGTTGTATAGAAAAATGTAATGTGATATAATAATTTAGTTCTGACAAAGGAGAACATGTTATGGATAATAAAAGAAAAGTTGTAGTTTCGAATATAGACATTGAATCAAATGAAGATTCTAAAACAGCAACAATTGACCTATCTTTAGAGGACGTTAGTAACTTGAATGACGATATCTCTTTCGTTGAAGAGTCAATGGATTCTGACGATGAAGCAGATTATAAAGACATTGAAGACGTTCCCGATGATGAAGAAATCTGGGAAAATGGACCAAAGGCTGGCCTGGTCAAAGACTGGAAAAAGCAATATGGCGACATATATGTAACCTCTATTACATATGATAAGCATGTTGTATGGAGAGTATTAAATAGAGCAGAGTATAAGCAAATTGTCAAAAAGATGGAACAGTTAGTTCAGGCTGGACAGCTTTCAACTGCTGAGGCAAATCTCTGGAATGAAGAGACAATTGCAGAGCTATGCATGTTGTATCCAAAATTTGATAAGAATAACTCCACTGGATTTATGGCAGGATTGCCATCGCTAATCGCCCAAGAGGTTTTAGAGGCTTCTGGATTCGTGGCTTTAGAGGTAAGACAGTTATAAGAAATGATAGATTCAGATTTAGTTTTTGCTTTAAAAAACAAATATGGAAATATCTATAGCGTTGATATCAAAGGGCAGACTCTTATATTTAGAGAGTTGACATTTAAAGAATATAATAAAATTCTTTATTTGCAAGAATTAGAAGATTTTTCATCAGCTGATATGGAAGATCTAATATTATCTTTTGCCATAATATACCCAGAGCAATTTGATACAATGAGAATTCCTCCAGGAGCAGTATCTTCTTTAGCTCAAGAGATATTAGATATATCTGGATTCTTTAGCGTAAAAGTAGCGAAGGCTACTTTAGAATCAAAAAGATTTGAAGCAACAGAAGTTAAAAATTTAATGAAAGCCTTTGTTCTCGCTACTATAAGTACATATACTCCTGAAAATTTAGATGAAATGACATTTTCTGAATTAGCTGAAAAAGTTGCACTAGCAGAAAAAATCATAGAAATTAAACAAGGAATAAATGGTATAGAGCCAACAAATCTTACTTTGCAATTAATAGATCCTGAAGAAGAAGAAGAAAAAGAGAAGATTAGAGCAGCTCGCCACAATATGTCCATTAAAGATGGAGAAGCAAAATATGAAGACCCCATTGCTCGTAAGTTGTGGGGTGTAGGTTAGATAGGACAAAACCTTGATAAGAGATCCTGGCCCAATTAAAAATTTAGGCTACAGTGTAACCTCAAGGGATATTCCTAATACTCAGGATGAAGAGCGTGGAGACGCTCCCAATTCTACATTTGTCAGTAGAGCTTTAAATAACCACCCAGTCCTGAGATTCCTGGGAACCGCTGCTGCCACAATGGGTAGCATGTTTGTGCTCAGTAAAGTCACCAAACAGGGTGGTTTAAGACTTGCAAAGACTTTACAAGACCAGGCATCAGTAAAACCTGATGGACTTTCTTCAAGAGCTCTTCGTAGCTTAACTGAATTCCGAAGAGAGTTAGATGCACTAGAAGGTGTATCAAGAAGTATTGATGGCGTTGATCCAAATCAGTTGGATCCGTATAGTCAACTTGTTTTTGAGCGTGGCGGAAAATTAACAACTGGAACAATAAAAAACAATCAGTATTTTACAAAAAATGAATTAGCTCAGGCAGGTAAAGGTACAGAATATGAACCAGCTGCCATATGGTCTGCAAGAGATTCATTTCAAGCTAGAATGGTCAAATCTGCCAGAAGGCTTCCCTATGAATTGCCAGCACTTTATGTCGGACAAAAAGCATTAGTAGACCCAATATTTGGTGGTCGTGAAGATAAGGCTAAGGTTAATTGGTATAATCCAGTAGACGTAGTTACAGACTTTGTTAAAGAATCAAGCACCGCCCTAGTAACAATGATGCTGCCATTTGAGGCAGCCGGCGCAGCTGCTGGTAATGCTCGTCACTCTATAATGACCTTCAGGCAGTCAATGGGTGATGTTACCAGGTCAATGGGTGTAAATACATTTAAGACACGAGCAGCACAAAAGTTTGTAGATTTAAGCGATGTTTTATCTGAAGTTGGACACGATCTTAGTAAGATAGCTAATCAAGCTTTAAAAATATCTGCACAAACCTCTGGTGGCATACAGGCAGCTACTAAGCAATACTACGCAGACAGGCCAAACTTACCTGCTATATTATCAGCAGCAAGAAATACTAGAGCTAGAGAGGCATGGGCCGCCTCATCAGGACAAAACACCTTAAAAAGAGCAGCTACATTTGGTAGAAGATTAGCATTTGGTGATGGAGCAGATGGGAGCTTTGGATATATAGATCTACTTCCCGGACTAAGGGGTCTAGGATCTTCTGTTCGTCAGGGTATAAATGAATTTAGAAAAGTCGGTGCAGGCTACGATGTAATTAACAGATCTGTTGAATTTGATACCATGGTTCGTTCTGGTGCATCCAGGGGAATAATATCAGACGCTAGTGATTTAACTTCAGTTATCAAAAGAATTCAATCTGGATATGGAAATAGAATGTCCAGATTGGCACAAAAGATAGAGTCCACTGGTGGTGGTGGAGTAGGATCTGGATCTTTTTATACTTCTGAATTTTTTAGAGGGCAAGAACAATCTGCCTACAAAGAAGTATTGCAAAGAGCAATATTAAAAAATGCAGGAAGAACAAATGATGAAGCTTTTGAAAAGCTAACCAATAATTTTGTTAATCAGATTCACGTTGAAAGAGGCGTAACTGAAGTCAGTAGAAAAATTACTATTGGCAAAACAAAAATATTGAAAGAAGGCGATGAAGCTTTTGAAGAAATATTAACAAGATTCTCTGGTACTGCAAACACAAATATTCCAGGAGGATTCTTAACTACTGATGCCCTAAGATCATCCATTGATGACGCTACCAGAGTTTTTGAAGGTAGAGAATTTCAAGCCCAATTGAGAAGAAGGGCCGAAAAAGCTTGGTCAGCTGTGTCAGATCAGGGTTTTCCCGCAGTTGCATCAAAGATACTAAAAACTAAAAAAGCATCTTTTGAAGATTTTAGCGATTTAAATAATTTAACCAGCGCTAAAAGAGACTTCTTAATAAAAAGATCAGCTCAAAGAATGGGTGTTCAGCTAAAACATTCTGATGGTAGAGACGTTTCAGAGGCAGTTTTATCAAATCGATTAGCCGGTCTAGGAATAGATACCTCCAACTTACTTCAGATGAGGTCATTTCTAGTTAGAGAAAAACAAATAAGCTCAGGCATATTTGCTGGAGGGTATAACATCCTTGGCCTTAGGCCAATGACATTAGACGAGGGATTTGAAAAAGGAATATTCTCCAATTTAACAGACGATAGTCAAAATATAATTAGAGATATTGGAAAAAGAGTAGCACTTCAAGATCCAACAACAACTTCTGCTAGCGTTTCAGTATTAAGAGACACCTATGTTACTAGGTCCGGAAATGTATTAGACTTTTCTGGAATAAGACAATCCATAAGTAATGTAGGAAATTTCTTTGCAAGAGATTTGAAAATTCCTATTCTTAACTTTAACCCAGCGCAAATGTTGGGCAAAGGTTCTTTTGATGAAATGGCTGGTCGAGCACCATTTCAAATTGTTCAAGGAAAAGTGGCTCAACCATTTTTAAGTGAAACTGATCAAGCAGCTGATTTCTACTTATTCTTTAGTGGAGGAAGAACTAAGGGACAGGTTATGGCCTTTAATAGAGAGGCTATGACTGGACAATATCAATCCAGGCAATTAGAAGGATTCTATAGACCTTTATCAAGAACTAGTTCAGAAATGCTCTCAAGGCAAGCTAGAAATGCAGCCTCAGAAAGAGATGTGAAATCTCTAAATCAATTAAACGCTCTTAAATTAGACGAAAATGGAAACCCCATAAATAGATCTAAGTTATTTAAGGCTCTAAGAGTTTCTCCACAAAAAGAATTACAGTTTAGAGAAAAATTTGACATTGACTTTGAGCAACCAAATTCACTACCAGGTCTATTAAAAAGATTTGCCCAAAGAAAAACAGATGTAGACAATCCAGCTTTTTTTGCAAGAATACTAAAAGGCGAAACAGTAAACGTAAAAGGAAAAAACTACAAATTAGATGTTGGAGCTGAAGCAAGTAGCGCTGTAAGAATAGTTGATGATTCTGGCGCAGAAATGATTTCTGAGGGAGAATTTTTAAGGGCTTTTGAAAGATTTAGAAAGTCCACTTTTGGCACAGCAATGCCGAGAAAAGTAATGAAGTCAATAGAGGATCGTGGAGTAGGCACATTTTATGGTCAAAGAACTTCAGAATTAAATAATGTTCAAGATACCATAGCGTTTGCTCAAAGAATTCTGGCTAGATCTACAGACGACGCAGCACAATTAAGAAGTAGAGGCTTTGATACCGACACCTTCTACATGATGGGTAGTAGAATCAGAAAGATGCTAGAAGAAGCAGACTTGATGTCTGGTTCGCATATTAGAGCAAAAAGCCCGACTATTTTAACTAGAGAAGATCAGTTAAAAAATGAGATATTTAGATACTTAATACAAAGAGATGAACTACTTGCACAAGGGGCGGCAGGTGCAACTGGTAGATCTTATGGAAATGCATTTATACAGATTAACCAGGCAATATCAGAAATGGCCGGACAATTACCAGCTGGTCAATTAGCGGAAGCACAAGCTGCGGCCTTTTCTACCTTGCTAAACCTAAGTTCATTCAGGGCCAATAGAAGCAACCTTAGTAACCTGGCAGTACAAAGAGGCTCTGTAAGAGAAGCAGCTTCTATAATAAGAGGTAACGCAGAAAAGGGTGTATCTGGTGTCGAAAAACTTTTGGATCCATACGTCAAAGGAACGACAGCTAGAATAGGTGAAATTGGAAAGTCTGGCTTATTCAAGCAATTCTTATATCCAAAGCTCAGCACAGCGCCATATTCAATGTCAGACTTTGCTTCAGATGCCTTAGGCTCTACAAGAGGACCCGGCGCAGACGTGTTATTAACGCCTACGTTTGGCACTGTTTTTGGTAGAGACCCTTTTGCAGCAATAAAGAGTGTTCTAGGCATAAACACATTTAATAATACCCAAGGTTATTCAAGTGCATCAGCAGCTATCTCTCATGGAGTGGAAAGATTAAATAAATATTTTGGTACACTTGGACTGCAGCTTGATGTAAATAAATACTCATCTCCATTAAGTCTATTTGCTTCTGGCATGGTTGGAAAAAGAGTTCTTCCAATATACGCCGCCGGAACAGGAATAATGACAGTAGATAGAACTATTGGCGGAATGGTTAATGAAAAAGATGAAAGGGGAGAAAGAGTATACTCTCCATTCTTTATCGGTGGTGCAGCTAAAGTAGCCGGAAATCTACATGCACTTGGGGCTGGAATAACTCCTGGTGGAATGAATTTTCAAGAGAAAAAAGAACAATTATTTGAAGGTGAAGTAGCTATTCGCCAAGGACGTTTCTGGCCATTGGGTAATACGCCATTTATGGGCGGAAAGATTATGTATTATCGTCCGAGCATCTATAGAAAGATAGAAGCTGGGGCAATGTTTACCTCAGATACATATGGAAGCCCAATAGAAAAAGCTTTATTTTATACTGACATATCTCCACTTAGACCATTTGATCCTTATAGATTTGAAAGAAAACACTTTGTCGATAGACCATACCCTGTAACTGGAGAATACTTTAGTGGTCCATTTGGACCTCTAGTCCCGGCCCTAAATGCAACAGTTGGAAGAATTCTAAAACCAGAAACCCTAATGCACGAAAGAGAGTTAGCAGCCGGATTAGCTAATTATGCTCCAGCTGGCCAGTCCGGAGCATATAATGCAGCAGCCTATATATCTGGTGGAATGACTCAGGGATCAGTTCCAGGAGGACCACTTGGATCAGGAATGCCAATCCCAGTCGGAGGAGTATCATCTAGTGGAGCTGGCGGAATGCAAGCATCTACAAATGCAATGTTAGCAGGACGAGCTGGGGCCTTAAATACGGCTCAAGCAGATACAAGAAATACAATATCAAGTATTAATAACCAATATTTGCAGATGGCCTATGGTCCAAGCAAGGTATCTGGCGTAATGCCACAAAGAATAATACCAGCAGGAGCTCCTCTAAGTGTTGGAAATGTTCAGGTTCAGTCACAGGAGCTAGGCTATAGAACTCAAGAAATGCTAGGTATTTATGGTTTCGGAATAGGTACTTTGCGTGAAAATTTTGGATATGGACAATCAGATTTTGCTCCACAAAGATCTGTTTTGCAGGCAGCATCTAAAGCTTATGGTACAAGTCGTCAATTTTGGGATCTTAATCTTGGTGGATTGGGAGATATCCCACTTATGTCTGGTTCTCAAGTAGGGTCTTTAGAATTTTCTGAAGTAACAAGAAGATTCATACCGAAAGAAAGAACAGACGTTAATTACATTAATCCAATAAGAAATCTTATGGGACAACAATATCCATTCTTGCCAGGACCTGAGTATTTTACAGACTTTACGACCGGTGACCCATTTGCCAAAGTTCAAGAAGGCGAACTAAGACTACCCGGAGTTGCGTACGAAAGATTAAATAGACTTAGGTCTGATGAAACTGGTAGATACGGGCTATTGGATCAATATAAAATATTAGGAGATGTTGCTCCTTACTCTAGGCAGTATAGAGCTTTAGATAAAAAAATTGACACGATGGTTAATGACCCTGCTGATCGTATATATGTTCAAGATCTTAGGGAAAGAACATTGGCAGCACAGCAGAAACGTCAATTTACAGATTATAAATATAGATATCAATCAGCCCAAGAGGCAGGGTCTCATCCACTGCCATATGCGCTTGGAAGAGCAGCCGAATATATAGCTCACAGAGATACTTTTATAAATAGAAAATTTTTAAACAAAACTACTGCTGTTGAGGATTGGGAAAGAAACAATGTTTATGGGGCAACTTTCCCAGAATGGCAAAGGCCAGTAGAAAGCTTCATAGAACCAATGATCAACAAAGCTGCAAATAGAAATCCATTAGCAGCAGCCTCTGCTTTAGCAGTTACGGGAACATTTTTTGGCAAAACTGCAAAAGGAAAGTTAATCTCATCTGCAGTAGGAGCAATTACAGGTTTAGTTGTTTCTTCTTTTAATCAAGCTAAAGAAGCAATAACTGGAGAAAAATTTATTCCAGAAACTAGAAAAAAGGAACTAGCACTAGAAGAGTATGCAGACATATTAACATATGTAAAGAATACTAGGTTGGCAAATATGGCAGAGGCTTCTGGCGACAGAGGCGCAGCTTTCCAATTTAGATCTGCAGCAAAAAGAACAATGTATGGAGCTCCTATAGAAGATATTAATTCCGGTAAATATGGAACTGATATAGAAAGTTTATCTTTAGCTATTCCAAAAAGAAAAAGAGAACACTTTAAAGCGATGATAAATGCTCCGGTTGAAGAACGTCAACAAATACTTTCTACAGCCGGGAGACTAGAAAGAAGAATATATCAGGCTGCTTGGGGAATGAATGTAGAACGTAGACCAGACTTAGTGGATTACTTTAGCAGACACGAACTACCTGCTGAACATTGGGAGGGTTGGCACCCAAATACCAATATGGATCAAGTAAAAATTAAGATGGGTCAATCAATGGGTCTACAAATGTCGCAAATGGGTTACTATCCACAACAGATACAAGAAGCAAATCTTACAAACCCAAGTTATCCAAAATTTGGACAATCCAATTCTGGGGCTGACATAGCCTATCAGTTAAGGTCGCTAATGAATGGGATGGGCGTAACAGGAACAGTTACTCCAGTAATGAATCCTTTTGGTTCTCAGCAAATTGATATAAGCGCAGGTGTTAGATAGTGGAACCGATAATAGATGTTACATCTTATTTGAATAACCTGTCAATAGACAGGCAAATGTTGATCGCAAAACAATCGCTATCTAAAACATATTTTGGACAAAAAAGATTAATAGAACCAGTTGTTGAAGACGGAAGATTAAAATTTAAGGCAAGTTATTTTAATCCAAAACTATCTGGTATTCCAGGAATATCGGCACAACAAGTATTTTCTACAGTAGACGAAGCTGCAACGTATGTTTCTGGTTTTGGAATAACAGAGTTAGCAAATATAAACTTTGCAGACGAACTAAGCCCATCTACATTTAGGGGTTATGAGCAAGTTCTCGCAGAAATGAATAGCGCGCTAAAAACTAATAATAGATATAAAGGCAAAACACTAAGTGCTCAGATAGCAATTCACAAAGCTAGACAAGGAAGTAAATCTATAGGTGACTTCCTAAAAAGCATGACCGACAATGGAACTGGTTTCGTTTTCCCTACAGATGAAGGTGGAATGGCTCTTAATTTTATATTGGGAGATAAAGTTCTTAGCACATCTGAAGCGATAGAAGTTTTACAAGATACTGGAAGAGGGCTTTTTGAAGAAGAAGAATTACTTAGGGCTATATCACAAGGTGACAAAGGTCTAAGCAAATTGTTTGCAAAATTGCCAAAACGACTCAAGGGTGTTTTGTCTCCTAGAGATGTATCTCTTTCTGGATCTTTAATTGATTCATTTTTAGGATTTAATTTCCTAGACCCAACTGGCGCAGCAAATTCTGTTAGTAGAATGACTGCTCTAGCAAACGCTACTTTAAATGTTGATAATGTATTCGAAATAATGGCTTACGCTTTTGAAGAAAACGATACTAGATTGTTATCTTCTGTTGGAAAACAGGCCGACGTAATGTCATATATAAGAACAAATAGATCTCAAGCTGATGCTCTTTCTGTAATTAAATCACCTTTATCAGAATTAATAGATGTTGAAAATAGCAAACTTGCTGCAGAAGGAAAAGCTTTATTGGACATAGATGATGTTCAGAATAGGTTAAAAACTTTTATAAATGAAATAGCAAATTCTGGTCAAATAGATGCTGCAACCGGTGAATATGGAATAGATATAGCAAAGAAGAAATTAAAAGAGTCTAAATCATTTAGTTCATCAGAAAAAGGTATTATTGGTAATTTATTTGATGAAATTGAAAAGGGATATGACGGTTCTTCTTTAATTAATAGAAAAAATATTAATAATCTTAAAGCTCAATTAAGAAAAGAAAAAAGTAGTTTAGCTACAAAATTTGATGAAGATTCAATAACTAGAAGAATAGAAATAGACAGACAATTAACTCAGTTAAACGAACAGATGTCTCAAATGACTGTTCGTGGTTCTGTAAGAATAGGCAATAGAGACGTTAACTATAAATCAGCCGCACAAGTTGTTGATTTTCTAGATCGTTTTGATAAGTATGGAATTATAACAAGTGTAGCTGGATTGAAAAGAGATACATCAATTGCAGCAGGTACTGCAATTCTAAACTTCAGCGGTGCAGCAGAATCTACAAGTAGAGTCTACTCTGATCCAATGTTAACAGCTTTTCATCAATCTATTTTTGGCGAACCAGAAGAACTTGCTATGATAGAAAAATATAGAAAAGGAGTTCTTGATGAATTTGAAGCTCTTTTAGCAAGAGGAAGAATTAATGAAGACCATAATGTCATGAAGGCAATTAGAAAAATTTCCTCACAGGATATAGATGCCTTACCTGAAGAGCAACAATTTAGTAAGATGTTAAACAGAGACTGGGCAAAAAGAGTTCTTGAACTTCATCAAAGTGGAGTTTCAATTAGAGATTCAAATGAGTATTTAAACTTATTAAAAGTATATTATGATTCAGAATTATTTGTAAGCAGAAAGGGAATGAAACTTCCAGTTCTTCCAGAAGTTTATAGATATGCAATTAACTCAGAAGCTAATGCTATGACCGGAGTTAAGGGTAATATGAACATTCTTTCTGGAACCGCTGAAGCATTTGACATTGGTGGAACAAATGTTGAGATGGCCAAGTTTAGAATATCTAATCATAATATTTTATTCCATGAAAATGACATCAGAAGATTTTACCATGCCCTAGGTGGATTCGACCTTGACGACAAGGGTTTGCCAATTTTAGGCACCTTTGAATCAGGTGGTAAAAGAAGATTTGCAGCTGCGATGGCTCGTCAACCAACAGCAGCTGGAGAATTAATAGGCTTAACTAGATTTAGTGACCTTGAAACTTATCAGGAATTATTTGGCAATAATAAACTATTTATGCGTCAATTAGATGAAATGTTAGTTGCTAGTAGTGATTCAGATTTATCTACTTTAAAAACAGCATTAACTGGTAAAGATTTTATAGATGATATGTTTGATATGAATAATATAGAACAAACTGCTATAAGAGTCTGGGATCAACTATATCAAAATAAAGGAAGAAAATTTGACGCCGCTTTTCTTCAAAGACTTGGAAGAACGGCATCAGAAAATCTTTCAGCAACACAATTAATTGCACGTGGTGCTGAAGACCCAATGCTTATGTCATTAGGTTTCCAAAGATTAAAGGCAGAAGTGGAGACCATGCAAGTTGCTGATGAGTTATTTAATAAGCTATCTCCACATTTGTCTGCGACTCAAATACAGTCAATGAAAGATCTTGCAAAAGCAGGCGATTCCGAAGCACTCTATAAGGCAGTAAGCTCTATAGACTACAAGATACTTAATCAAGTAGTGTCTGAAGATTTCTTAAAGAGAAGTGTTCAAACTGCAATAGAAAATGAAAATATACTTGGCGTATATGTCAATAGGTCTACTGTTATTGGTCAAGGTTTATATGAATTTGAGCAAATGTTTAAAGGAAATAAACTGCCTGCAAATATAGAGGAAATATTAAAACAAAAAAACATAATGCTTGGCTTGCTTCCAGCTGAAACCGCAATTGACATGACTCAAACGTTTACCTCTGGACGTTTAATATTAAAGCATACTTCTGAACTCGCTGCATCTGATCCAAGTATAGCAAAAACAGCTTTAGAAAGAATATATGGACAACAAGCTCTTAATTTAGGACAATTTGGAGAAACAACAATGCGCCAGTACGGAAAGTTATTTGGCTTTCTATCTCAATATCAAGGCTTTGATGCAAAGATTGATGAAGTTCTATTATCCAGTGGAAAATTGAGTAAATCAGATCTAACAATAATCGCTGAAGGAATTTCTCAAGGAATGGTTGAAGGCGGTGCAAACGCTGAAGATATTAAGCAGTTTAATGACGCAGTTGCTGGTGGTCACGAAGAAGTTGAGAAGCTACTAAGATCAAGAGGATTTATAGGTGTTGGAAAACTATCAGAAATGGAAGCAGCAGCAAACATATCAGAAAGATACAGTAGCGCACTATTTAAGCTATATTCGACAAGAAGCGCATCACAAGAACAACTATTAGCAGCAGATATTACTAGAGAGTCTAGAATAGCTGCAGAAAATATCTTAGATCGCAATAGTCAAATTATTTCCTCTATAAAAGAAATAATGGATCAACAAGGTGATGCAAACTTAGAAGAAATGGCCAAGTATCGTATGGAAAATTTAAAGTTCCAACTTGGTGACAGACTTCTTGCAGACATGGAAGATGTAAGTAGGACCATGGGCATAAGTGGCTATGAATTAATTAGCTCTTTGGAATATGTTTCTTCTCAAAGAAAATATCCACTTGGTTTATTAGAAAAACTACCAGACACAACTTTGATTGGAGATGGTGTTGAAAGGGCACATACTCTACATAGATACTTAGATATGGCGCAAAAAAGAAGAAATTATCAACGAGCAACTTCAAATGTTGCATTAAAAGATTTTATTGAATCATTAACTTTTAGCCCAGAACAAAGAGCCGGCATATTAAATACCTCTATGGATTTTGATTTTGTAGATGGATTTTTCTCCTCAAATGGAGAACAGTATGGCAGGGCTGATGTCATTAAGAGCTTACTATTAGATAAAGAAGCTGCAGAGGCAACCGCACAAGAGGTTCAAATTAGTAGTGCGATTAGGGCAAGGGTTGTTTATGAGCAAGCTCAAATAAATGACTCTAAAGCAGCTGCCTTTGTTAATGGATCAAATGCATCAGGGAATGTATTAAGGTCGGCTGATCAAATCGCTGATGATACACCAGACGTAGTTGCAGATACTCTTCGAGCTCTTTCAGATGAAAGATCTCCGACAAAAAAGGCAAGATTCCAAAGGATTACTAAAGAATACTTATCGGAACAGTTAGCTAAGCCCACTGTTAGAAATATTGCTATTGGAACAGGACTTGCCGTAGCTGCAAGTTTTATATATCAAGGGTCTAAGGATAGAACTGCTGAGGATATAAGTGGTCCACCACTACTACCTGGAGGATCTGCATATGAATCAGACTATCCTAGAAAGTTATCAGAAATTGCTGCAATGTCAGGAAAAAGCTATAATCCAGGTATGAATTATAAAGTTTCCCTCTATGGAAATAGAGATCAGGTAGAAAGTTTTAGACAAGCTGCTTCAGGACTTACTAATGGAAATATTAACAGTACTATGTATAATAGAATCCCTGATGTAGCTTCAAATCCGTACCAGGAAATTGCCGGATCTTTTTAGGATAATTAACTATGATTTTAGGTGTAAAAGATCAAAATAAAGCACTAAGCGCTGCTGGAAAACAGCCTAAAGACACCTCTCATAGAACTCTCACTGCCAATAAGTACGCAGCTAAAATATCATCTTCTAAATCACCGGCAAGAAATGTAGTCTCTGATTCTAGACAAAAGATACAAGCTACAGGTAAGTCTGACAAGCTTAAAGGTTCATTTGAAGGAATGGACAACTCATCTTCTACCTATATACAAATGAATGGTACTGGCTATGATAATAAATCTCAACAAAAAGCCAGGTATTCAAAAGATGTCAGCAACAGAGTAAATGCAAATTTTATTCAAAATTCCTTTAATTTGGAAACAAAATCTAGTATAATTAATAACTACAGTTCTTCAACTATGAAGGATTCTTCCAGCGATAGATTAAAAACTATTATTAGAAATAACATGATGTTTAAGTAGGCTTTATGGCAATAAATTCAATAGCACGACAAGCTCTTACATATATAGCTGAAAGCGACTTAGACTATACTACCCTAAGTGCCTATCTATCAGATCAGTCCGTTTCTACATCTAGCCTATCTGCGTTCCTTCAGTTTGGCGATAACGTAGATTTATCTACTCCAGATATAACCGGTTCACAGTTAATTAATTTAGACTTTAATGATAAATATTCTTTAGCCTTATACAAAAAATCTGTATCGATTTTTATATCTGGAACAGCAATAAATACGTCTTTAGTATTAGATGAATATCTTAGTGTTATAAGCGCTAGATTTGGGGTTTTGCAAAATCCAGGTCTTTCTACTGAAGCAGATATAATAAATCACTTTGTAACAAACTATGCATATACGGATGCGGATGAAAAGGTAACTAAATTTTTAGCATCTAAAATATTGGAAAGAATAACAATATGGTATGAAACATCTATAGATGTTGGCATTAATGATGAAATGCTAGAGCAGCTTCTTGCATTTGAAGAAAGATTGGTTTCCGAAGAAACAGTAGAAGACGAAAAAAATTATGAAGAAGATGAAGCAATTTACCAAGTTCAGAGGTTCTTTAGTTTAATATATTTTGGCGCCAACGACGGAACTCAAGTAGACCCAATGGAAGAATTTTTCCAAAAGACAAGAAAAGATGAAATTACAGAAAAAAATGTAAGAGCAACTTCGAGGGTTTTTGGCATAGATATTAAAAATCTTTTAAATACTTCAGAAGAAGAAACTTTAGCTAGAAGTATATATTCCAGGTTAGAATCTACGGGTTTAATCTACCTGGCATCCTATGCCTATGAAATAGGAGAGTTCGCTAAGAAAAGATTGCAAAATATAGCAACAGTTAAAAAATCTGCAAATGATTTTATAGATCCATCGGTAGATACTCCATGGTTACAACAACTAAGTCAAGTTGTTTATAGTCTTCAGCAAGATCCTATTTCATTCTCTATAATAAACCACTATTTCCCATCATTGCTGACGTTTGTTTTTGATGCTATAGCTGTTGTTGGCGACTATTCAAATAACGGAAAGGGTGGAGGCCAAGAGGATACTCTTAATAATATGGCAGACGCTATTCTTTCGCTAGAAAAAGCATTTGGCGTTAGTCAATCTGGTAAGCCAATATTTACTTTAGCTGGCACAGAAAAGTTTTATACAACTTCAGAAAGAATTAAAAAAGCTTTACAAGATTTTCCATTCAGGGCAAATATACCACCTAGAAAACCAGATATCTTTCATTTAAGACTAGGAGCTGCAAACTTTTATGTTCCACCAGTTTCTGTTAGTGTTAATTCTGCATTTAAAACTGGATCCCTTACAGGTGGTGCAATACGTCAAAGAAACACTCCAAAGTTTAATGCTGGATACAAAGAAACCACGGTATCGTTAAGATTATTTTTCCCTAACTATGAAGAAATATGGGGTCTCTCAATAGACGACGCTTCTAGCTTAGATTTAAATGAAAACTTTACTATAGATTTCAAAAATGGTGGAGACTCAGAAGATAAAATAGATAAGTTCTTATCCTCACTCAGAGGATTAATTGCAGCGTTTAAGTATTCTCCAATTCTACCAATCAAGAATCAGTATATAAACTCTGTGCACGGAATTACAGCTGTTGCACTATCCGCTATGTCTATATCAACAATACCAAGTTATCCATTTGCATTAGTAGTTGACTTAGAATTATACAGTTATAATCACAAGCCATTCTTGCCAATGATTAAAGATTTTAATCAGGCTATTCACTGGGGTAAATATCGTCAATATATGGGCAAAGCCGCAGGAGAAATGCATAGATATGTTAGTGAGGCGTTTTTATTAAAGACATCAGATGATAAAGCTACAAATCAAGCGGATACGTATGAGGTTAGTCCATACGGCGCAATGCCAGTAGATACAACTGATGAAGATGGCATCTTGGCAGAAAACTTAGAATATGTTAACACTTACGATAATGATGTACTGTCTACAAATATAGTTACTCAATGGAAAGATGGAAGCAATCTAACTTTGTTTGTTCCAGCAGAGACACAAACAAAAATATTCCTACCAGACAGCACTTCTTTTAGAAGTGAGCAAGAAAAAATATTAAACGAAACTAGTTCTGGTCTTTGGGATAGAATTCTAGAAAATTTTGGAATTGATCGTACAAGTCTTACACCATTAATAAAAGATATTAATGACATATCTTCTCTTTCGTTAGAATCAACTTATCCATTATCCACTAAAAAGTTTGTTCGTCAAGCAATTGACATTATGACAGCAGGCACCAGTACTGACGACTTTAGAGAAAAAGTATATGCGTATAAAGTACAATCATTTATTTCAGAAAATATAACTAGAATAGATTCAGAACAAGCAAGTTGGTTAAGAAATTATCCTGGCGAAAATGCAATTCCATCTCTTCATTTTAATCAATATCCAACAATTGGTTCTGAATCTTATTATAGAAATAATGAGATTGTTAAAAATCCAGAAGGAGATAACGCAAGTCTTAATTATATTAAGTACTCTATTTACAATGAGTCGTCTGCCTCTGGATCAATAGTAGATGAATTGGTTAATCAAGAAGTTCTTCGTCAACAAAAGAGCACTGGTATTACTGAAGTAGATCAAGATAAAATTCGTCAACAAATAACTGACGCTTTCCAGGTAAATCTATATGAAAGATTCTTTAAGGATGGATTCGTAAAGAACTTAATGGAAGCAGTTCGATTAAGAGAAGGTGACTACCATTTTAACGAATGGGAAGTTCCTATGACTAGAGTTGACCTAAACCCTAAAGAGGCCATTGTTAATGGTGTAAGCGTTACTATGGGTAACAATTTGGCAAAGCTGCAAGTTCAAATGCAGGACGAACCAACTTATCAATTTATAGGTGGCAAAGATACATATATAAATATTTCTTTAACTGTTTTTGGTGAAAAAGAATTAATTAAAATAAAGAATATTTTCGATCATGCAAATGGTTTAGCTAGATTAGAGCACTCTACCGGTGTTATAGGTTTCCTAGGAATTAAAAATATCATATCAGCTTTAGCTGGAGTTAAGTATGTATTACCTCTTAACTATAGAGTAGATACAATACCCAACTATCCACATGTTTATTCTGTTCAGTTAAGTTTTGTTGACTTTGATATATTCCAGCAAAAAAGAGAGAAGATATCATCAGACCAACAAACAAAATTAATAGAACATTTTGGAACAAAAAGAAATCCATTCTTAAGAATTAAGCAGATGTGGGGATCTTTCAATGCGTATCCAGATCTTCCTTTGTCCATAAAAGACAAGGACGGGGGCGTTGTAGGTAATCTAGATCCAGACTTCTATTTTAGAAGTTTCTCAATGTTTGATTCTGATATTATTAACAATACAAAAATACAATTAGATCTAACTGAAAAGTTTGAATTTGATAATTCAGATGACTGGGCATTGGGGACATCTGATAACTTAGAGAGAAAAATACAATCAGTTAGAAATACAATATTAGATTTTATTACAAGATATTCCTATACAAACGCTAATAACCAAGATGCCCGAGAGCAAAGGGCACTTACTAATGAGCAGTTAATAAACGAAATGATTGACTATGTTCAGAGTACTGGAATTAGTGTCCACAATTTTGTAAGCATATTTCAGGATGTTGTTTCTGCAAATACAGAAGGGCAGTCATCAGTAAGGAAACAAGCACTGCTGACTGATTTTATCTTTTTATCAGCTTCTTCAAGTGAAGATTTGCAAATATTTGAAGACATAAACGGTGCTCCATATTTAGTGGGAAACGTTGGCGTAACAAATACATCTACAGAAGATCTAATAAAATATATTTTAGCTAATTCTCATTTAGAAAATGAAACCCAAGTTAGCTTTGATCCTGATGAAGTAGAGTTTCATAAAGTAATAACAATAATTCCCGGAATGGATCCAGAAGAACAGAATCCAAATGAAATCCCAGCTTTTATGCAGACTGCACTTGGAACTCATTTTGGATATATCAATAAAGAAAATGGAAGATTTTATCTAACAATAGATGGATCCAATGTAACTATAGAAAATGATGAGAATAGTTCTAATGGAACAAAAATAAAGTTACAATCTAATTTCGTAGAAGATACACAAACACCAGATAGGGGATGCACAAACTCTCTAACAGGAGTAGCTGGAGTTAGTTCACTGAATCAATATCAGCAAGCATATAGCGGTGACTTTAACGGCCATATGGAGAAAATGTTAAATGATATTCAGTATCGCGACATCTCCGGAAGAATGCTTAGAGCCTTTCCAACTTACATGCTGTGGTTAATAGATGAAGGTGGAATGTTTGCAGGTGTTAAATTATTTGATAATTTCTACGGACTACAATCTATTGTTGATTTTTCTGTTGTAAGTTCTGAAGATCTTTTGGGTGACACTCTTATTTTAAGAATGTCAAATATGTATTCTAAGTTAACAACTCGGCCATCCACAGAAATATTTAATGCAAATAATGATGAATTCAGCAATGATCCTTTGAATCTAACCGATGGCATAAGTGCAATACTTGATAGAACATTAAATGTCGCTAGAAATATTATTTCTGGAATGAGAAATAACTATGTTGTTGATATCAACAATATAAGACTCAAGCCAGGAGTTAGAGTTCACTTAAGATGTGGATATGGAGCAAATCCAAATTCTTTGCAAACCGTTTTCAATGGAGTGATAACAAATGTTGAGCAGGGAGAGATTGTAACAATCACTGCTCAATCAGATGCAATTGAGCTAGGCGCTGTAGTTAACTCAACTAATAAAAAGGGAGATACTGGAAAAATAGATGGTGGAGTAGATACTGGAATGTATCTATCGGAGCCACGAGATCTTATGGTTAGACTTCTTAGCATGGGTGCCAGTAGATTTAAGGAAGCCTATGCAAGAGCAACTAACGGAACCGTATTTTCTGAAAATAGATTCGGCATTAGACACTTCGGCACAATGTTGTATGAGCCACTTAATGATATAGAAAGAGCTCGTGCAGATGGAATTAGACAAACAGTTGCCGGAGTTTATAATAATCTTTCTGAACTAAATATTGGAGGAGCAGCTAACTCCGCAGCATTTAGAATTTCTAATGTTTTCAGTAGAGATCCCGTTAGTGGACTATTCGGCAATGGTAGCTTAATGACTAGTATGGGTCAACTAGTCTCTAACTATTGCTCTGATGTAGACCTAGAATTATTTAAGAGAAATATTTATCCAGGAAATGGAACGGGCTTTGCTCAATTCCTTGGAGGAGACCTTGATGATGGTTGGTCTACAGCTTCTTCATTTTCACAGGATTCAACTGATAGTCTTAGACTTGCTGGCCAAAGATATATTGAATCCGCTACAGATAGATCTTGGAACCGCTTAATAGTAGAAGCAGAACTTGGTTCAACCGCATCTACTCAAACAATAGAAAACTTAGTAGAAGACAATAAGTTAGTTTCCGCTGAAGGTAGAGCTGGATTGGTCGCAGGTGTCCTTAAAGGTGCTGCAACAATAGGCCTTGCAGCACTAAATCCAGTAGCTGGCGCAGTAGCTGGTGCAGGACTATTTGGTCTTCTAAGGGGGCGTGGTGGAAACAACTTATTTAGAACTATGGGAATTATATCGCCCAACGCTGACGATGATTTGCAGGGATTTGATGAGGTATCCTTTAGGGCTCAAACATACATGAGAACTGTTTGGGATTTATTCCAAACCTGTGCACGTCTACTTCCAAACTACATAGTTGCAGTTAGACCATTTGAAGATAGATCAACAATTTTCTACGGAAAACCACATTGGCTATATACTTCTGGTGTAGTTCCAGTAACAACGGGTTTTCCAAGTGACGAAAAAGCGGCTCAGCTAAATCTTCCTGGATATCCAAAGATAGTTCAGCCAAATAATGATATAGAAAATATTATTAATCAAGTAAGTTCACAAACCAACTCTTTAGCAGATTATGAGGCCTTTAAGAGATCAACTGAACTTTCAGATGTTATATCTGATTTGGTGCAAGATCAGGTTAATTCCAGAGGAATATATGCCCCAACTGCATCTGTTAATGGTAGATTGATTAACTTTAATTCTAATTTGGCATCTTCTTATTCGGAAAGAAATGAGAATGGAGTTTATAACGTAGTTTGTAAATTACCAGTAAATGTTGGAAAAGTTAGAATGGGATTTCACTTACCCGTAGGAGATCCAACTAAAACATTTGCAGACAGAGGAAACGACAATGCTCAGGGTCATGCTCAAATAGACAACCTTCCAATAAGATTTAGATACCCATTTTATACTGTTAATGAAAATGTAATACTCAATAAGTACTCAACAGAGATTCGAGATGGTGGATTATTAGAAGGAACATATATAGATCTTCGTGCAGATACACAAGGTTTCCCAGTTTCTCTTAAGGTAGGCTCAGTTGAAATAGCTACCGATGATTTAATAGATAGATATGTAGAAGATGGAGATACTGTAAAAACAGGCGTATCGGGAGGGCTGGAGTTTACAAAGGGCATTCTTGCATTGATGCAAGAGGAAATTAATTTTATAAAAGAAAACTCCATAACGATTATACCATCTTCTGAAATTACCTATGAATTAGATAGACCTTTAGGTCTAGCTAGTTTAACAGATCAATTAAATCTTGGTGAACAAAGTTTATTTGGAGAAATAAACATAGTAAGAATGCCACTACCATCAGTATCAATATTTGCTAGTGGTGGAGAAAATGATATTGGAGCGTTAACAGTAACAACGATAGACGCTGCTGAAAATGCAGATGATTATTCTTTTGAATATGAATTAAATGAGCAGATATCGTATCAAGAATGGGGTTCTCCTAAGGGTCTATTGGAAGAGCAGTTTTATATTGCTATGAAATGGCCATATAAACCAGGTTCTTCTGATAAATTAATACAAGGAGAATCTCTAGAAAAGTTTAAGGAACAGTATGGTTTTGTAAACCTCTATGGTACTGCGGAAGACTATAAAAATAGAAAAGTTTTAGTATTTAGCCCATTAACTCAAAGGGCAGTTGTATGCGCACCAGCATACTTTATGTGGGGTGAAGATTCAGATGAAGACGTTGCTGCCGTGGTCTCTCCCGATGCCGCCTGGTACTTAGGCTCACTTGTCTCTAGTTTAGTAGATAAAGTTCCTGATGAATTAAAAAATAATTTACCAAATTGGGCTAGTATCGGATCAACTGAATCAGAAGACGTTTCTATAAATTTTAAACATTCTGGCGGCGATTCTAGAAATCCACTATATACATTAGAAGAGTCTAGTGGAATTGCAATTCAACCAAGGCTAGTAGATTGCTTCTTTGCGTTTGTTCCGGATGATGTTCCAGTTGGAGTAGTATCTTCTGAATTAGCGCCAGTAAAGAGATTTTTAGTTGGCGATGATAAAGCTGTTAATGAAGAGTATATTATTGGATTTGGAAACTACACGGCAACAAATGGAGAAACTCTAACTGCTCAAAGAAAACAGCTAACAGGTTCAGCTGATAGTTTAGAAAGACAATTAGCAGAATCAAGTGGAATATTTGCAGAGTGGTCAGCATCTAATGCAAGTATTTCCGATATTGATTATACATATGGTGGAAATGTTCTTAAGAGCGGTGATGACCTGGGATATTTTGAAGCCATATTAGATATTACAAAAATATCTAATGATACAGATGTTTTAAGTAGAAGTACTTTGTATGACAGATTAGATGGCGAACTATATACAACTGGAGACGACGATACTGGTTCTGGAAGAGTTGGATTTGCTCCAGTTTATTCCATGATGGATTCTGTTAGTGTTGAGGCGCGATCATTCTATGATGAAAATTTTGATCCAAACGTATCTGTTATAGCCGGAAACGGCAGAACTCTATCACAGGCTAATGATATATGGGATCAATTTAGATTTGGTTACCACACATACGAAAGTGTAAAAAATATATTTGCAAAAACATATGGTTTAGATCCTGACGACACTACAGAGTTCCCTGAAGAATTCAAGAGAATTTTAGATAAAACTAATTCAAAAATATTTTCTAATTTTTCAGATAATACTGTAGATGTACCTGGATTAGAAAATGTAGGAAATATAGAAAATACTGGTGTTGATGAACTAGTAATCTTGTTAGGCGCAGATTTCTTTACAGACTCTAATAGGCAAGGTACGCAACAAGGAACTTCTCAATTAGAAGCCAGGAAGCAAACAATAGAATTTATAAGAACAAATTACATTGATGCAACAAGTCAGGGAATAAGCGGAGATGCTGGTGTCATTGAATACTTTAATAATGTTATATCTAAATCTTTAGATAATATTAGAGTTAACTTTTTTGAAAACCAAATAATAAATAACCTACTGCAGTATTCTATTGAGAATACCGATAATCAGAGTGAGGCAATAAAGTTATCGGATCAAATAAAAACACCTAAGCAGTTATTCTTATTAATGGTTGGATTGTTTAGGCAAAAACTTTGGAGCACAGCTTATGGTAGAGCTTGGTTAGTTCTCAAGCCAGACAGAAAGAAAGGTCCTTTTGGAAACGGTAAGGGCTCAGAAGGCTCTTGGTCATTTAAGCCAGTAGATAAGGTTTTCGAAGCATTCATAAGTCCATATTCGCAGTATGCAAAAGGTAGCGAAAAATTCCTACAGCTACTAGTTTCTACCGCTTCAGAGGGTAGCAATTCTTCAACTTGGATAGGTGGAATAGGTGAAGACGTATCTGACTTCTATCAAAGAAATATAGGACCAATATTTACTGCAATTGGGGATGGTCTTAGTGGACTTCTCGGAATGTTTAAATTAAACATGATGCAGATGGGTTACGCTATATCTGAAGTTGGAAACTTTGGAAAACAAGCACATATCTTAAATAAGGTTTTAAATGATTCAATTTATTATTCCTTGGGTAGACCTGGCACTTTATTAAGAGCAGTAGATAATCCATTCACAAGAGAATATGGCGAACCAGTACTAGAAGTACGACAGCCATTTCAGCGACTACATTACGTTAGTTCTTTCTCGCATATTATTTCAAATCAAATACAAGAGAATCTAAATAACGTAGCAACTGTAGTTACTGCGGTATCAGATGGAAAGCATCCGGTTACAGTCGCTCTTGATAAAGGTGCGCCACCAGAACGTCAAACTGAAATAACTGTTGAAACAGGAATATATTATGACAATATGATTGGTTCTGGATTCCTTGGAGTACTGCACCCATTAATGCATCCCCTTGAAACATTTAGAGGAGTGGCAAAAAATGCTCAAGGTACACCAGATGAATTGTCTGCTAGAAGAATAGCACTAGCACACCTAAAAGAATCTATTAAAGATATTTATGGTGGCGAACTAATCATCATAGGAAATGCAGATATTAGACCGCATGACCTAGTATATCTCTCAGACGTCTATGAAAGAATGTATGGACTATTTGAAGTTGAACAGGTTGTTCATCACTTTACTCCGGAAATGGGCTACATAACATCAATTACACCCAACGCTTTAGTTACTGTTAATGACCCATCGCGCTGGTTCCTATCTTCATGGTTAAGATCCTGGCTGGGGCTACAAAATATTAGAAATGATACTAGATTCTATATAGACAATATTATGGCGTCAAATACTGGAATAAATGTTGGCGGTGATATATCAGTAGACGCCCTATCAGATGCCCTAATGCCACAAATGATGGGTGGAATTGAATATACGCATGGATCTACATCTTTAGTTAAAGATATTATGGCTAATCAAACTGCATTAACATTACCACAAAAAGCTCAACAGTTAATTGACGCAAATAAGAGTGGTTCAGATACTGGATTTAAGGCAGTTGCTGGTGGATTAATAGCTGGTTCTGGCCTAATAGCAGCTGCAGCAGGCGGAGCAGCCGCAGCAATTGCACTTCCTATAGTTGGACAGCTAGCTTGGAAGGGCTGGAAATGGATTAGGGACAACGTACTTGATCAGCATGGTTGTTATATACAATACCTAAATAAGAATGGCCAGCCAATGGATGCCGGCTTGTCATATAATCAAGGCATGGTTGTAGGTAGATATCATTCCAAGGCACTTCTTCCAGGTTTGTTGGGAGCAAGAACTAAAGTAAAAACTCCAGAAGGAAATGTATTCATTAGAAGTGACGATTTATTAAAGAGTCTTGGCTGGCAAGAAGTAGAAATAAAAGATTTAGTTAGACATATAGACTATGAAAATGCAATAACACACGCAAGAGTTTTGCAATTAAGCGGTCTTGGTCCAGAAAAAGCAGATCTCCAACCATCACTATTCAGGGTGATCGTAAAAGTTACCGAATTTATTGACGGTGACACTTTCTGGGTTCAAGATATAATTTCTGGATCTACATTTAAGGTTAGATTTGATGGAATAAATACTGGAGAAACTAATACAATTAGAGTTGGCGGCATTCCAAATGAACCAGGTAATCAAGATAATCAAACGCAGCTTACTTCAATAAGTACTCCTGGTGGAAGGGCAAAACTCTATACAGAAGAAAAGCTTAAGAATAGAATATTTGTTCTTAGAACAAAAATAAGTAACTCAGCAACTGATGATGTTATATTTGAGCAACAATTTCAACCCGGTGCAAATGAAAATACAGTGGCAAATTATGCCAAGGACGTCACCGCATCAGAAAGAGTTTTGGGCACAATTTGGTATTACCAGCCCGAATCAGTTGTTCAACAGGCCGAACAATTTGTTACATCCTGCTTTATAAAGAATAAAGAAAAAAATATAGGAAGTGTAGACTCAATTAATAATCTTATATGTTTAGAGTTCTTTAAGGGAATTTACGAAGATTCTCCAATGAATGTAAAGAAACTTTCAATATATAATGAAATTATTAATAGTAAATTGTCTTACTTTGCTCCCGAATATTTAAGAGACAACGCTCAGACCAATTATGGAATATCTGAAGATGACGTAGTTAAACTGTATAATGCTCTAGTTGCATACAGAATCTTAAACGCAACTTACGAAAAAACAAGCGAATGGCCTACTATATTCTGGGATGAATATTATGAAGATGGATATCCAGTTACATTAAACTGGGAACTAGTATCCAATAATTTAGCTCAAGTATACGCTAAGCAAGTGCAGATAGAATCTGAGTCTGTTATTTCTGCAGAAGAATCAGCCCTTATGCCAAGGAGAGTGATCTAGTGAGTTTTAATATTAATAATGCAGCTCTGTCTGATTCTGTATCTTTTGCAAATACAGTATTTAATGATTATTATCCTGGTGGAAAGTCTCCAGTAAAAAATACAAGCGCTTCAAAAGCTGCTCCAGTTTTAGGTAGAACCTTAAGTACCTCAACTGTTAGCTCCATGATAAATGGAGATATCTTTAATAGGCATCCAAAATACGCAACAAAAGCTTTAAGTATGTCTGTGTCTACTTCACTTAATACACTAATAACTGGTGGAGCATCTGTTGCTAGCGAATCTTTTGATCAACCCGTTAACAATCCTGAAACACAATATGAAAGTGAAGATAGTATAAAATTAACTGGTGCCGCAGCCTATAATAGAATAATAGCTCAATCTATAGCCGGAAAAAACCTAGGAGCCTCATTCGTAGATCAGTCCATACAAAATATGCAGCAGATTGAAATTGAAAGAAAACTTGGAGAATCTGCAGCAACTGGCGATAGTGGAAATAACTCTAAAAACGGAAATGCAGGTCAGCCAAGTGCAGAAATGCAAAGCGCTGGAAAAAGAAATGTTGCATATATATCAGAATTGTCAGCAGAAGAAAACGCCTGGTTTCAAGAAAGATTAACACTTCTTAGAAGTAAATATGAGTCAGTTATTTCAGACAACGCTAAAATAGGTGGATTTAGATTTGACATTCCAAATGAATGGGCGAATGGACCAATAAGAATAGGTAATGGCGAAGATACATTCTTCCCTGACGCAAAAATTCCTAGTGAAGAAAGATTTTTATCAAGTGATGTAATTTTAGACTCACCTGGTGGCGGAGCAAACGCATATATATGCCCAGCCTTAATAGAATTTTTGTTACTTATGCATGAAAAAAATATATACATAGGTGGTGGCTTAGATGCTGGAAGAAGTCCGCAAAGATATTATGACAAAGCTGTTGCAGCAGGAAAAGACAGGACATTTTTAAGCGATCATGTTTTTGGTAGAGCAATAGATATTAAGCGGGTTGGAAAAATAAATGGAGAAATAATAGAACTATCTACTATTCCGCCAAAAGAAACCTACGATAAGGCTGTTCAAATATTAATTGAAGCTTTGGCTGAGGTTCCCCAATATCTATTGCCAGATCTGGTTGTTGTTAGTAGTGATTTAATTTCTGATTATGGACTTCTTGATTCTGGCCTTGAACCAATGACATCTGCTTTAAAGTTAAATAAACCATATCTAGAGTATATTAACTTTATGGGAGATGCTGACCATAGAAATCACATACACCTTAGTTTTAGCGGTATGAGATCTGGTAGATATGTTGGCCCTGGAGGAGCAATGGCAATTGCTGGAACGAATACTGGTACAGGAACATCAGGAGGGACATCTACGTATGGGACTATAAATGTGGAAATTCCAGGAATAGGCGTTGTTCCATATAATCCAACTCCAGAGAATATAAGAAAAAATTATTATGGTGACTGGGGTGCTGAGCTAACTCGTTTAGATGTATTTAATATGTTAAGGACAACAGCTTTCTCTGATGAAGTAGCTGCTATATTTGCTGGAATTATAGTTAGAGAAAGTAATGGCCACCCAACATCATGCAATCCAAATGCACTTAGTGGAGACTTTATGTCTTTAGGTATTTTTCAAATAAACATGGGAGTTGGTGGTTATAGAAAAAATAGACAAGGTGAAGTTAGCACCAGCGCCTCATCTGGAGCAGCTCATGGAAAAAAAACATATGAATTAACAGATTCTAATGGTAAAGAACTTCTTCAAGGTTGGCAAATTGCAATTAAAAACTGGGACACTGTTTTTCCTGGAGAAACAAAACCAACCATAGATAACTACAATAGAGTTATGACAGAAAAATATGAAACACTAAGATTTTATACAGGAAGTTACAATGCAACTGTAGAGATCATGAGAGAGTTGGTTGATCATAGATTTTGGATACCGATTAATCAGGCATGGGCTTTATATACATTTAGAACTGGACAGCCTCCTCAGTTTGGCCTACAGAGATTGGGAACCCAACCTTCTAATGGTTATCAATTTGGGGCATGGGGAGACTATAGGGGGAAGCAACCTTATGGATGGATAAGCGGTGTACAGTTTGTGCATTGTGTAGAGGTTTATAAAACTATAGGAAAAACAGAAAATGATCTTAAAGAATGGGTCAAAGCCGTTTATCGTGATGACCCAGCTACATTTGGAGATACAGTTTGGTCTAGGCCATACATTGATCAATGGCTGAATGGTCAATTGTTTACTAATCCGTAATTAAGGAGAAGCATATGCCAGTAAATTATCCAAAATTTGACAAAAAAATACAAGACCAAATAACAACAACAGAAATGCAGAAGGCTAGAACAAGGCCTGGTGTTATTATGTCTTATGATAAAGTAACAAATACTGCAATAGTAGTTTTAGAAGATCAGTACTCTGACAGTGTAGGAAATGTAATCAAAAATGTTGCGTGCCCTTATACTAGAGGAGTCCAATTTGTTTCTCCAGTTCCTGGAGAAAGATGTTTAGTAGGATTTAGAGATAATAATGAGGCAAAACCTTATATTATAAATATCTATCAAGATCTTGGATCTAACGCTAACTACAATTATAATTATACTCTTAATACTGGAATACCGAAATTTATGGTGTACTGATGACTAAAGACTCTATAGATAGAATAAATTATCAGCAAAAAACCTACCCAGTTTCTTCTGAAATAAAAAAAAGAAAAGAATTCTCTGACAGAGAAGTCGGATTGACTCATCCAGATTTAAGTAGCTTTATTCGTCTTACGGATGACGGAGACATTGAAATATTTGCAGCTCCTGGAATTGGAATAATAATCAGTGCAAAAGGAAAGTCAATATCATTATTTGCAGACTCTATCAAAATGTTTACAAAAGAAGACGGATTGAGATGGAATAGTTTTAATTTTAACTACTCTGCCTCTACATATGTGGAGCCTACTTTAGTTAAATTAAATAACAAACTTATCCATTCATCCCAAAATGGAGTAACACATTATCTTCAAGCTATTATTGAAAATGAACAAGAACAAAGCCAAACTCCCATTACTATTACTGGTGACTATAGATTATCTTCAGACAATCAAACAGTTCCTACACAGGATTATATATCCAAATATAGCACTGATGGTTTGACAGAAGAGCAAATAAAACTTATAGAGGCTTATAGAACAGACTATTCCCCAGAACATATTCTACGAGTAGTCGATTTAATAAAAACAGGCCTTACTTTTGAGGAGGCACACATCACCGCTTTAAGGGAAAGTAATGAGTGATTTATATTTTACTTTAGATGGAGATATTGTTATATCTGGATTAAAAGATATAGCGTTAGCTCCTTCATCTATGCATGAAGACATTCAGCAAATATACTTAAGGATGATGACAGAGCCAGGAGATTTTTATATATATCCACAGTTAGGAATAGACTTATCCAGGCTATACGGAATGCCACAGTCTAGAGAAACGGCAGAGTTTGGAAAAGCTCTAATTAGAGCTGGGATACAGAGGGAAGGTCTTTTTAAGGGAAGAAATATTCAAATAAAAGCAGTTCCAACAAGTCCAGATACAATAAGATTTGATATACATATTATATCCGATATAGATGAACCAATCATGCTATCTGTCAGTCAAAATTTAGGAGATTAAAATGACTGTATACGGTATTAAAAATAAGTCTGATATTTTAGTAAATGTACTAAACTCACTCCAGAAAGACGCAGGAATTACTGCGATATATCCAGGGTCGATAGCTAGAGCGTTTGCTGAGGCATTTACTTCTGAAATATCTGACCTTTATGAGTCTCTTAGATTTAATATTAATCAAAATAACTTACTGACAGCTTCTGGAAAAAATTTAGACCTTATTGGCGATCTTTATGGGATACAAAGAAAAACTATAACAGATTATTCCGCAGAAGATAGACAGTCTTTCAATATAGAATTTTTTATAAATAAAGCTCACAGCTCTGATGTACTAATTCCTAGCGGAACACTTGTTTACAATGATGTTAGCAACTTTGTTACAAAACAGTATTCATTTAAGCTAGTTGGAGACGTCACTATCGCCAGGGGAAATCTAAAAGCTTATGGTAGAGTAGAGCCAAATTTCACTGACAATGCCTACGTTGCACCAGTTAATTCGCTAACTAAACATAGCTTTTTTTCTCCAGCTGGAGTAATACTGTTTTGTAATAATCCAAAAGAAGTTTATTCAAATGTAAATTCAGAGTCAGATTCTAATTATAGAAGAAGAATAGTAGCATCTATAAAGTCTAAAGCTGTTGGAACAGTTGAGTCCGTACGCTTCGCAGCCTTGTCTGTTAGAGGTGTTAGGGATGTAAAAATTAGAGAAGGATCTTATGGGGTTGGTTCTTGTGACATTATTGTTGTTCCTGAAAATTCTTCAGCCTTATCAAATTTACCTCAAAACATCATACTTGCAACTTCACAAGTAAAACCAGTTGGTGTTAAATTTAATGTAAGAATAGCCGAAAAAGTTGGGATAGGATTGTCTTATACAATAAGAATTCCTATGGGAGTAAACGAAACATTGGCAGCTGGTATACGAAATCAATCTGTGCTATTCGTTAAAAGGTATTTAAATTCTCTATCTGTTGGAGAAACTCTCTCCGTTGGTGAGTTAGAGCGTCAAATAAAGACAGCTTCCGACTACATTAGGGGTGTAGTAATAACTGCAATGACAGCTGATGGAAGAGAAATTCCTTTGACAGATTATACTCCAGATGGTGTTAAAAAATACTTAGCAGCTGGAACTATAACGGTAAATTCTGTTATAATGGGTACTTCAGTTTATTAAAAATTAAGGTTAATTGATGAAACAATATTTGTTACTTCTGAGAAGTTCAGATTTTAATAAGTCCAGTAATGTCTGGACCAGTAATCCAATTAACCTGTACCATAATACAGCTTATACCAACTATTCATACACTCGGTCTAGATATGGCTTAAACCTTATTGGTGACAATATTTATACCGGAATAGAGTTAACCTCCCCCTCTTTCTCGGAAGACCACGCAACACCATTAGTCCAGAACTCTGTTTATATGACAGATGCCGGAGAAGTTATATATGATGCTGCAACCCCTGACTTACTCAGGTTCGTAGATACAAGTTCTAGAATAGATATCTTAGCCTATAAGCATACATTTACCAATGTTGCCGGAGACGAAGTCCCAACTTTTAATATTCAAATATATGAATCAGACGAAGAAAATGGTCCATGGCTTCAGTCTAAAGTTTCCTTTGATTCTAATGCAATATTTATTAGAAACTCTAAGCCTTGGATTAAAATTGAGTTAGAAATATTTACAGAAACTGGAAATACATCTGACTTAGGTTTGCTATTTTATTTAGAGATTGGCATTCACGATATTACGTCTCCTGTAGTATCTCAAAATACTAAAAATATATTAAGAAGATTCCCTACATGGACTTCGCTTTTTGAAGACTCAGAAGAAAATGCTACACCAAGTACAGCTACTCCAAATTCTTCTGGAGGAAAGTTCCTTTCAGCACTTTTGCAAGATTCTATAGATCAATTTGTAACTAAAATAGATTTACAAAATATAAATAATTATATAGCAAGCGCGAATGAGGAAATATTAACCTGGGTTTATGTTTCGTATAATATTCCCGTCAATGTAATTGGTGTAGTTGGAGATGGCGTAAAGCTATCTGCAGTTCATGATCTTGGTTATTTTTACAACTTAAAACCAACAGATCATGCGTATTTCTATAATCCTATAGATAAGCAAATTTTAACCATTAGACAATATGATTCTTTATTGGTTAATGGAATTGCGTTTGATCAATATCCAACAAATGTTTTTAATATTTTTGATGAGTTTGGAGTCAGAGTCGGTCTGCCAAGATTATTCCTTGAAGATAATTCGAGATATAAAAAGAGAATATTAGACGTTTACAGAAATTTACCTGGAGTATACAAAGAAGCACTTCAAAGAACCTTAAGACGAGAACTGGACATATGGAAAGCGTATGGAGCTACTCCAGACTCTGACTACGCAGGTGCAACTCCAGAAATTATTGAAATTTCAGATATGGAAGTATCAACTCCATATTTTAGTGATTCTGGAATACCTCTTCAAAAATTTAAAGACATAGTATTAGACATAAATAAAAGATATCCCACAAATATTGGATACGTAAGATGGGAAGAGGGAATCTGGGATTACGCTGGAATGGAAAATGAAGGCGTATCTAGAATATCTGCAATATATGATGCGGCATCTTCTCCATTAACAGATCTATATCAACCTGGTATTGGAGATTTCTCTGATGCAAGACTTATAGTTGAGTCAGTAGAAAAATCTACCATATCTTTTGACGGCTATGCTGAGATATCTGGTGTATACAGAAGCGCTGACAAAACTTATTATAATCCAATTAAGTTAGATTTTTCTTGGTATCTATCTTACTTGCAAACAGCAAGTAGTTATTCAGTAGAAAGTATAGATGGTGGAGTTGGGCTTACCTATGAGGTAACAACCAAAGCGCATGCAAATTACGCCACTCCATCGACATTCTATGCAAATCTTAACTATTTGAATAGAGAAGATTTTTATGTTTACAATAGATATGGACAGGATCATGTATCAAGTCCAGAATTTAATCTTATTAAGATATTCACGCAAGAAGGTAATACTTTAAATGATATTGAGTTTAGAGATAAAACATACAATGAAGTATACAACAACCCATCATCCCCTAATTTCTCTTCTATATCTATAGAAGATGTATCTCAAGTTAAGATAGTATTTTCTAATGGTGGTTGGGATTATCTAACTCAAGATTATGATACAACTATTGACATTGGCGATTATTGGGGGGGATTTAATCTATCCACTCCAAACTACTATGTAAATCCTTCTGCTGGAACAGAAACATCTATAGCATCTCCAAATATAACTGCAGATAATGTTAATCTTAGAATAGGATCTACCATATATAATGATGATGTCTTTATTCAAGACACTAACCAAATATCTTCTTATGTGTACTTGAACGAAGGAAATAGTAGGTTTGAGCAGAGTTTAACAACACCAATTATATATGTAGATGATCTAGTTGATCTAATCATATATCCACCTAACGCTACTCCAGAGTATTTGTATATTAATTCTGCTGCACCAGTAGGGTTGGCTTACTTTGGCACAGACAATATAATTAACAACACTGCTGGTGGTGCTGTTGTTGATTTTGTAGACAATAATAGATATCTTGTTCCATCTTCGCCAAATATATTATACTCATTTTATGATGAAAGTGGAGTTCAGCTAACCACTCCGCAGTATTTTGATTCTGCAACAATTAACTTCTCATCTACTCCAAGTTATATTAAATTTGAGTCGGCATCTGGAAATTATTATCCTCTATATAGAGAGGAATATTTTTCTTTTTCAGCGCAAACAACACCTCAGTTGTTCAGTGGATTTATAGATTCTTTAGATAATGTTTATGAAAATGAGGAACAATATTTAGTTTCTTATTTCAACTCAGACACATTTTTAAAGACTATTAATTTAGATTCAAATAGTTTTAATTTGAACTTGGAATATATATATGATATTAAAGACATTAACTTTCTTTCTGATACAAATGATATTATTGTATACGTAGAAAATAAGGATCAACTAGTTGAAAACATAAACAACGCTGTAGAAAACTCTGATTCAATAGAAGTCTCTTTGCATGCTAAAAAAGACACAGCTGCACTAATGGCCAAGAGAAGAGCAATTCACACTGGCCATCTGTTCTTAAATGAAGATGAATATTACGTTTATTCAGAACCAGTTACAGAGACATTTAATGGTCAATTCTTCTCTATAAAGTTGAACTCTACGCCTACCAACGGATCTCCAATTATTGTTAATGTTCATGAAACACAGTATAGAAATATAGTTTTTGAAGATAGCGCAACACCTGGTAATTTATCCTTTGTAAATACAGAGTCTGTTTATGGGAATTTTGGCAACTCGCTATACTTAGCCTATGAAGATGTATTTAATATTACGGTTGCAGATAAATATACTGGCGAAATATTATTCTCAGATTTATCAACCGCAACAAATAAGCTAGAGTGCTTCGATCAGTCAACTCCATCAATTATTGGAAGAGAATATGAAGTAACTTATACAGTTAATCAGGCATGGAGTATAGATAATCGTGTTTATGATTCTGTAAACGATGAATATAATACATATATTTACTTTAGTACAACACCTAACTATGAAGAAATATATTCAATTACATATGAATCAGCAATTAATGACAATACTCAGACAATAGATTTAGATGTAAGCCCAGATGTTAACCCCATTGATGAGGGGTATGTTTATGTATCATTAAGTGAATATGATTTCTCTCATACAGAAACATACCTATCTCCAGGGTATATCTCCGACGCATACTCTGACATAATGCACCTCTCCATAGTTTCTTATGATGAAAATGATAACATAAAGCCTGGTCAAACTTTTGAAATTTCAGGTAACCTAATATTAGCTACACCAAATTATGTAACAACGAATGATAATGGATTAGCAAAAACACTCATAAGATATACAGGTCCTCAGCCAGCCGAGGTAACTTCTTCAACAATTACCATTACTGGTATAGGATCGGCTACACCAAATGGTGGATCTAATAGCCAGACAGGATCTTACGTTGAAAGTATACCCTTTAATATTAGAAGAACTGAACCAAATAGAGTTTGGATAAAAGCAGCTCCCACAGATTTTATAGTAAATGCCGACGGAGTTAGCTCAATAGGAATATCTGGAAAAATATTGTGGAAAAATGATTCATTTAACCACGAAGTTCAGATAGCTTGGAATAAGGCAAGAACCCTAAAAGACCTCTTTGCTGCAACACCAGATTATTTAATTACCTCACAGGCTGATGGTAGTTTTGAAATAGATACTGCAATGACTTCACAGGAAGTTGGCGCTCCAGGATATTGGTTTGCTAGAGTTAATATAGTTAATGATGAAATTGTTCGAAATCTTTTAGAAGAAGATGGGGAAACTGTTGATTCAACAGACGTTACTATAGCTGGAGATGTTATATATTGGTATGAATCCTATGACCCAATTCAATATAGCAATGAATCGGATATCCCGCTTCCAAACATATATACAGTAAACAAGCAAGACAATTCAGAGCTAATAGCAACTCCTAATTTTGTTTACAACCACACTAATCCATCGGTACTATATTCATTAGATACAACACCAAACTGGCAACCCCCAGTATGGACTATGTTAAATAAATATACACAGTATCAGATGGGAATAATGGGAACAACTCCAAATATAGTCGTTGACTACTCGCTATTGCATCCGGATCATGAGGAATACTGATGAAAAAATTTACCAACATTACTACAAACGAAAATGAAAAAGCAATCAAAATAGGAACAAACGTTCCTGCAGACGCAGCAGTTTTATCTTGGTATACATCAGAATCAATTTCTCCAAAAAATAACATAGTTACAGTAAATGTTTCAGAAACAATTCTAGAAAATAAAATAAAAGAATCCTATGACGCAGAACTAATGTACGCAGATGAGTTGGGAATCTTAAGAAGAATGAACGGATCATCAGTATTATCAACTGATGACATTACGATAAGTAACCTATTTCTACACAGGCCAACAGTATCTGAAACACTGAATCCTACCGAAATAAACGCTAACGATTTTGGTCACTATGTTTATATAAGTAGATACTTTACTGCCGCTCCTGCAATTTTTAATTTTACATCTTACAACAATCTTCCTGACCAAGATCAAATATATAATCTTGGCATAAAGGTTTTAGATGAATTTGGAAAAGATTATATTGATCTAAATACAAATAGAAAAAAATATAAGATTCTATTAGAACCATATAAAACTAGTGCAAACGTTAATCTAGAGGAAATACCATACAGAGTTATAGTTGTACTGGATAGCTCCTATCCTTTAAACCTTAAGTTAATGTACAATAAAGTTGAATCTGATGAAAACGGAAAATTTAGCAATCAACAGTTAAGATATACAGAAACTATAAATGCTGTTAAATACTTTAATAATATTCCAGAAGAGTCTTTTGTTATAGATCCTAATTATTATGGATCTAGAAATTTTTCAATTAAAAAGATTGACGAAAATTATTCCAGTGTAAACACAGGTCATGTTTCTATAACAAACGGATATCAAGCTCTTGTACCAAGCAAGGCAATTAAAGACTATAGAAATTATGAAGTTTTCAATTGGAGAATAATAGGAAAAATAAGAAGAAATATTAATTTACAAGACATAGATTATGAAATAGATTCTAATCCAGATTCTCCAGTTAGAATAAGAACTGTCAAAGCTGGAATTCTTTATTCAGGCTCAACAAATCAAAATATTAATCCATACGTTTTGTATAGATTAGAAAATTCTCCATTTAATTTAACTAAGCTTGTATTTGAAAATCCACTTACGACATTAACAGACAAATCTTTAGCTAATTATTGGAAAGTAAATATAGACTCAGTTACTTCAGCCCAGTTAAGTCAATTCGATGTGCTTCTTTGGTCTCCTGACTCTACAATAACTTCTAGTCAAGCTAGTCTTATAAATAACTTTGTTGCCAATAATTTTGGAACACTTATCCTAGACCTGTCCTTCTGCCCTAATGCATCTAATGTAAACTCCGGAGGACAACTAAATATGACATCTTCTGTAGTAGCCAATAATGTTGACATGATAGATAGCAGTATCTGTATTGATGCAACAAAAAATGGTGGATGGACTATAAATGATACAATATTTGAAAAAAATTATTATAGCGTTATAGGCTCTAGTAAAATAAATGGAGTTTCACCCAAAAGCTATAAGTACTTTGCTAATGCAGTAAGTTCAAATACATTTGTTAAAGCTGGACCTAGTTCTTCTGATCTTAAGTCAATTGGCGTTCTATTATCATATCCGCGTCAAAATGATAGCCTTACAAAAGGAAATATATTAGCCACAACATTTGGGCTAATGTCATACTGTAACAGTATTTATGATATTGCAAATCCAGACAAAGTATTAAATATTAATAATGGAACATCACATTTTGGTACAATTAATAGTAGTACAACTCTATTTTCTTCTGTTATAGAAGGGCCATTCAAGTTGTTGTTTAACTCCATCTCATACGCCATGTATTGCAAAGCTCTGTCGATGAGACAAACAAGTTTGGCCTCTTCAATAATCAATTTTATTACAGACTGGTCTTCCTCTTGGGTTATGTATTCCTCAGCTCTTGAAGACAGTGAAAAGCCGGATTTTGATCTTATATCAATAAACTCTAGTACGTCTCTTTATGCAAGGAATTTAACGAAAAATTCAGCATCTACTAATACAAGCATATTTGACTACTTTAAATCACAGCTTACATTAAAGATGTCGCAATTCCAAAGGTCAATAATAGAAGAATTATCTGTAGACGACATTGAATTCTATGTTGAAATTACTAATCCAGATGTAACAATTAAAGACTCTACAAAAGTAGCTGATCCAAATTCTGCTTCTGTAGATATTCCTTCTTCTTATACGTTATATAAGATAAATACTTCAAGTTCTTCAAATCCAGCCACAAGACCACTATATGCATACACGCAAAAATATAGTAGATCGTTGTCAAGAATACTAGGTTTGGGCCCACATATATTGCTCGAAAGGCCAGTTAATAGTAGTTCATCAAGATCTTTAACAAACTTATTAAGTCCATCTTTAGGGTTTAATTCATATCCATTTAGACTAAAGTCCCTATATACCATGTATGAAGGAAGCGATGTTCCTTACAGCTTTAACTTCAATTTTACAGGAAAAGCAAACTACACTGTCAACGCCACATACAAGGGTAAAAAAGAAATAGACATTCCTGTTGGACCAAAACCAGCTACACTTCCCGCAGAAAATGTAAAGTCTGGAATCGATGACTATCAAACCAGTAGATCAACTAACGTAGCAGATGCCTCAAACATATTCCCTTACACAGGTGATATAGATATACATGGAGATCCTAGAATTTGGGTTCAAGGTTCGCCAACACATGAATATGTAAAATATATACAGTATACTTTAGCAGCAGCTGGGAAATATAAAGGGGCTATAGATGGATCATATGGGCCAGTTACTGCTCAGGCTGTATACAATTTCCAAGTAGCTAATAATCAAAGATTTAAAGATTACAAAGTTGATAGTGAGACTAAATGGTATTTAGCTCTTGTGTGGTTAATAAAAAGAGCTTTTGAGGGACAAAAAGCTTTAGATGATTGGAAAGCATTTGCTACTCCAGACATAAGAAAATATATATCTAAAGTTGAAACAATGTCTTTAGCGCCAGATGTTAACTCCGGAAGACCATACAGAAAGATAACTTTCACAGGAACAGTTGGACCTAAACTCGGAGCAGACATCTTGTTTATGCAAGTTCCAAGTTCAATGATAAATGTTACTGGGATAACAATTACCCCTGATCAACAAGACGCTAGATGGAGAAACTTCAAAGTAGTTTCAGTTGGCTGGGGTCCAACATTTGAAACAAATATATTTAAATATTCTAAACTTGAAGCCCTTAACCTATCGGCTGCCTCAGGAGATATAAATATACCAATAAATAATCTAGAAGCAAATAGCTGTAGATATATAATTGTAGGAATAGAGGGTTTGGCAATTTCTCCTGGCTTTGGTCAAGGTGAAGGTTTCGGAATTTCTGGAATTAAAATTAATGGAACAGTTGATGGTGGAACAGAAACTGGATATGAGGATGAAAATACTCCAATATCTGTAGATGTAGAAGTTGTTTTTAGTACTTCTATATCTGATTTATCTCCAAGCGTTCCAAAGAATTTAAATGTAAGAAACGTTAACGAGCTGTCTAGATTATCTAATTATATTACCTCTTTATCTTTTGGCAATTCCACAATAGAGATAGATGAAGGTGAATTAGAAATTGGGTCTGATGGTTTTGAAAACTCCAGAATCAAAGTAGAGTCTTTTACAAATAGCACTGGATCAGTAACTCTTAGCAACCTTTCCGTATCTAACATACGAACTTCAACTGGGGCAGAAGTTTCTTCAAACGCCGTTTCATACACAAATACTTCAAATACAATAACATTTGACACATCAGCAACATACTATGGAACATCTTTGGTTAGAACTCAACCAATAGATCTATCAAGTAATTTTAGACTCAAAACACTATCTGGTAACATTCTCCCTTCTGGTAAGAATACTATTAATTATGGAGATGGCGTTTTATTATTATGCAATGACGCGGGCGCACCAGTTGGGCTACCAACTTACTCGCAGATCAGAGCCGCAATTGATGCGTCGACCTACCAAAATATATCTTCTCAAGAAACAGATCTAAGATATGGTTACTTCTCTGTTTATAACGAATTACCAGATGATGGAATTAGATATGGCTTCTATGATGTTTCCGAAAGAAAGTTCTTAGGAAATTATATAAACTATATTGATTTGTATTCAAGGTCAGGGGAAGCATTCTCTAGGAGTTCAGCAAACATATACATAGCTATATGCGCACTAGATGCTGATGGACAAAGTGGAGATGGTGAATTCTTTGGCTTAAACAATACAAATACATTTATTCCATCAAGAGTTCCACTAAAATACTTAGTGCCTGTATATTCTGTTAAATACAAATCAAATACATCTATAAATGTCGGCTCTATTAGTCAAAACATTTCTAAGTTTGATACTTGGGAGCTTCCAGTTTCTAACGGATCCTTTAATAAGGAAATATATATAGATCCAAATATTAAATGGCACGATTGGAAGTGGAATTATATGGGACAACGTTTAGTTGGCCAGTATTCTACTTTGGATACACCAAACATAGCTTGGTCAACAGTATTTGGCTATGGATACTATGATGTTGTTGATGAAAATCCATCAATTATAGATACAAAAACAATTCAAGTTAGAAGAGCTCCAATAGTTGCATGGAATCATCCTACAGATAATCTGAATTCTATAGTTGGAATAATTAAGCCAGAAATAAAAATATATACAAGAGAATCCATATCTAGTGCATGGGTAGAAGTAGATTATTCAATAATAAAGGATGTAAATTGTTATACTGGATTAATTAGTTTTAAAAAGGCTATAGTTCCATCTAGCAGATCATTAATAAAGGTTAATTATAGTACAGAAAATAATAACCTTCTATTAAGAGAAGTGGATGGTTTTCCAATTCCATTAAATCCGCTTCTTAATCAAGAAACGATTCGTTTTGATAAACCACTTTATATTTATATTCTTCCAAATAACGTATATAGATACGCAAACTACAATGAATCGCTTTTAAATGGAATTCCAGTTTCTAGTTTAGCTTATGAAAAAATAGATGATTATTCATATAATAGTGGTATAAACTTTACATATGATTCTTCCATTTTCGACAGCACATCAATAAACTATAATCCATTTGCTTTAACAATAGCAGTTATCTATGTCACCAATAAGCCAAATTCTATAGCAACAAACTTCGTAGACCTAAGAGTTAGAGGTGGCGGATTAAGAGGTGATTTGGATAATTCGGAAATTTTAGATTCTCTAAACAATAACTCGTTGACAGAGGAATATGATGTACTATCTTATTGGGACGTTTATCCACCACAGGGAAATACTTATAACAGAGGTGGCTACGTGATTATTCAAATTCCACAAGAAGTAAAAGAAAACTTTGTTGATCCTAAACAAATTTATGATGTTATTCGGAATAACTTAACAGCTGGAGTGGTTTTTGATCTACAAGATCTAGAAGGAAACTCTTGGAGCTAGTATGATAAACTATTTGCCGGAAACAATTAATCAATACTCGTCTTCAACCAGAACAACAGTCGCTTCACTAATTAGACAAATGAAGGTTGGGAAATCTGATTTGTCTACTCTTGTTAATAGAGTTTCTAATACCGTCGTTGACCAAAATTTCTCTGCAGCAAACATTCCAATGTTTTCTGTCCTATCTAAAGAAATAATGATCGACTCATTTAGAAATATCTTTTTGAGATTACAAAGTTTTTATTCAGCAGCAAATGCTACAGGTATAGCATTAAGTTCTATGGTGGATGTATTTTCTTCTGAAATAGAAAAAGCTGAAAATGATCTTTCCAAACTAGAACTATTTATAGATAATTATGAATTTATCTCAGGAAAAGATGATTTATACAATTCTAATTATATAGAAAAGTTCGATAGTTTTGTTAATGATTATAAGTTTGATAATTTAATTATTTCCATTCCAGATAGAGACGGAGCTGCTTTTGTAGAAAATGGAAATTCTTTCATAGATGGTAAGGCTGGAGTTTTAAAAATTGGTAAAACTCAAGATTCAAAAAATGTAATTAGAAATATAAAATCTATAAAAATAAAAAATAATTACAACAATTATATTACGACAAAAACTGATTTTGAAAATCTATTTAATGAGAATTTTTCAGACTCATGGACGATCACAGTAAAGTCGCCAGCAATACTAAATGCGCAACTAGAAGAGTATAAGTCCTTGCTTGGATATGACTATACATTATTATCAGGAGCAGCAACTTTATCTGAGGTTGAATTTGAAAGACCGGTATCTATTGATACAATAAGAGTTAATCCTAATTATTCAAATAACTTACAACTCTTACAAGTTATTGTATACACGGATTCTCCACAACAGTCGAACAATCTAACCCCATCAGAAAATTATTACAAATTACTTCAAACACCAACACTTATAAATGGTACATTAGATCTTAAATTTGATAAAAGAAATATTAGTAAAGTTACTTTTATATTTAACCAGTCTAATTATATTAGAAGTAATAAAACGCCGGTTAGTTCAGAACTAAACGCAAAAGTTTTAGATCTATTTGTCAGATCAATCATTGATGATAGAAAGACTAGATTCAGTAAATATCAAGATGTAGTATTTTGGTTCTTTAAGAAAAAAAATACAATCTCAGGAATTTCAAAAAATAACTATTCAGATACTGACTATTATAGCTATAGATTCCCTCAAGAATTTGATAGTTATTTGTCAAATTTGAGTCAACAAATAAAAGATTTTAATACTTTAGTTATTGAAGATAGAAACATCTACACCAATACACCTATATTTATTAACTTAATGAACAACATGTTAGATAGTTTTTCCGGTAAGTTAAATCTATTTAATAATGAAAAATTTATAGAAAGACTAAGTTCTGGCAGCGCGCCAAATTCTTTATCAGATCCATCTTTCATAAAATCAAATGGATCTAATAGCATAAGTGGATATAACACACAGTCTATAGCTCCAACTATTGCAAACAGTCAATACACTTCAGTTAGTTCTACTTTAACACAAGAATCTGAAAATAGTTATGAATATTCTTTTTCTTTAAATTCTATAGAGTTTATAGAAACATTATCACAAAATACGACAAAAGCAGCTTATGTAAGTAGAAAGATACCTGTTGACGGACAAATATTAGCAGTTAAGGCAAAGGTTAATAGTGGTTTGAACTCCGTAGATGTTTCAAGAGCTGATAAAGATTTAAAGATATTAGCGTCTTACGAACTATCGGTATCAAACAAATCAGTACCTAATCAAGAGCAAGATTGGATTCCCATAACCCCTTATGGTTTGGAGTATATTGATTCTGAAGTTTTATTCGTTAATTCAAGCAATAATAAAGCTGAAATTAGGTTCCATGCAATACCAGACTCTATTACCATCTATAAAGATGGAATGTTAGTTACTAGAGGAACTGCAAACTATTCATATAATCCTCAGTTAAAAACTATTACATTATCAAACAATGTATATTCTCCTAATAGTCTATTTGTGGCATCTTATAAGTTAGACTATTCGAATTATACTCCAAATGAAATAGATTTTATTAAAAGAAATATTTATATAGAATCTATAAAGTCATATACATCTTCCGATGGACCTGGCGAACGATTCATTCAGACTGACAGAAACTCATACATTAAACTAAGCTATACTCCATATATTAATAAACTAGCTGCCTCTCAGGCTGTGTACAACTCAATAGGTGGAACTAGTTTTATCGGTAATTTTTCCGGATACTCTCCAGTAAAAATACAACTGTCAGATGGATCTTACGCCGTTAATCTAACTAACTATACCACTGGAACTCAAAGCGTTAAGTTTTATAACACAAACAATATTCTATTCATACATAATGGTAATGGGATTGTTTTTAATAGAAATATTAACACGCCTTTTAGGGTTTATTATCAGTATACTCCAAATGACTTAAGATTTAGACTTATTTTAAGAAAGAACTTTTTAGATACAAATGATCCTATATCAATAGATAGTGTTATATTAAAAATGAAAACACTAAACTATGATCCATACTATGATAAAATAAATTCATCGATTAGTTAAAGAGAATATTATGACACAATTATCGTCCAACCTTCTTACATATGAGCAGCTTTTAGTAAAAGTTAATAAGCTTCTACTAATATTAAATCAGAGGTCTGGAATAACAAAAGAAGAAATAGCAGAACAATATTCTTCACTTATTACCGATGTAAAAAATAGTTTGGGCTCTACGCTAACAAAATATGACCCGTTCATAAACGGGGAGCCGCCAGTATCATCAAAGATGAATAACTTCTTTAGAAGCTGCAAAGATGATATATCAATCATAGCTAGACAGTTAGACCTAATGAATGCAAAAACGGTTGATGTTTTTAATTTATTCAATAGAGAAATAGAAAATGAAAAAAAGTTTGCAGAAAGAATAGCATCTAAAGCAAAAATATTACAGATGTATTCACGTAGTCCGTCTGATGATTTAGTTTACGTAGGTGATTCTTTTGAAAATGATGATCTAATTGATTATACTAAAATAACCAAGGGTTTAAATCCATTAATAAAAAATGGAATCGCATCACTCCCTGTATCATCTGCTCAAAAAATGTTAGTAAGTGCTATTTCAATATTGGATTCTAACGGGTTCATAGGAAATAGTCATCAGGTTATTAGATCGGTAAATGACGATCAATCTAGTGAATATAAGTTTGTTTTTGAAAATAGCGAAACATTAAATAACCTTAATAGTGTTAGAGACGCTAATCCTTTAACATATTTTGAGTATGAAGCAATAAACGTTGATAAAACAACAGCTTCTCCGATTCCATCTATTCCGCCAAGGGACAATGAATTCAAGTACATAAAGTCATCAACAAGCAACTCTAGCACCAATGAATCTACATTAGTAGATTGGTCAAGTCACAATATAGATCAGCCGCTAGAAATGAATTTACAATTGTCAACAAGAACACCGAGAAAAATAAACAGTATAGATATAACTCCATATTTTGGTTCTTGTAAATTTATAGAAGTAAGCGAAATTAATATATATGATAAATCTGGTTCTTCGGAAAATGTTATAGACAATCCCATATTTATAGGATCATCTATAATTCCCATAAATCTTCAGATGGCTAAATATTATTACTACAATAAGGCTACGATAAGATTTAGGGAGAGAGAAGTACTAAAAGCAGAAATAAAATTTAAGCAATCAGAAAGTTCCGATATACAAATACAGCATATATATTGGAAACCAACAGAGGCCAACGCAAACAACCCCTTCGTAGATGCAGAAAGATTTAATCCAGATGCCCTAAGTAGGGATATTTATGAAAGCATTGAATACAATAGATATTCTCTTCTTCCAACTTCAGCTAATCCTGTGGAATTTAAAAAGTCTGGAGACATTTTTAAAACAGTAAATGTTTCGATTAAGAAAAAGCCAACTGCAAGAAACTTTTTTGTTATACAGTTTTCAATAACTCCAGAAGAGGGTCCTGTTGAAAATATATATTTCCAGCAGTGGTTTAGTGAATCTGGTAGAGATGAAAATAATGATCCAATAGTTATAAAGACAGCTCTATTTACTAAAAATATTGTTGTTTCTGATGATGAAATTCAAACAATAAATTATCCAACTGAAGAAGATGCGCAAGAGGATTATGATTCATTAGTAGCTACATATCTAAACGAGACGCCGTACGTTATAAACCCTATAGAAGGTATTACTTCTGGTGGAACAGTTACTGCAGTACAGGTTATCTCACAGACGATTACTCCAGTTGAAAGAGTCAAAACTTATAGAGTACCAGTAAAAACCGAAAAAGAACTATACTCTGCAAAACGGTGGGCGATAGGCCTTAGAGATGTGGAATTATATTCAGAAGTTTTCCAAGATGAACTAGAAATTGTATCACTACCATTTTTATTTGATCTTCCTGTAGAAGCTGTTATGTTAAGCTTGGAATCCTCTTTGGATGAACAGCTATTAAAAGACTGCACTGTTCAGTCTCAAATATCTGTAGATGGTGGATCTAGTTGGATAGATATTTCTCCTATTCAACTAGACTTTAACAGTACCCCAGAGGTAATTTACTTCAATCAATCAACAGTTAATGAGTTTCAGTTAAGTGGAGCTTTTTATGCAAACGACCCAAGAATTCCAAAAGAAGTTAAAAATATAATAGTTAAGATAAAAGTAAGAAAAGCTTCTTCTAAAAATTTTACACCAAATATATACTCATATCAATTAATAGCTAAGGTAAAGAGATCATGAATATAGCAACTATACAAAAAAGAAAATTTTTGAACAATATTTATAAGCTATATTATTCTTCTGGATCAAGGCCATCAGAACAATCTGTTAGATCTATATTTAATTCATATTTTTCTAGATATAAATTTGGACAACCACTTCCAGTAGATTATAACGAAATCAATTTTTCAGAAGTAGTTGACGCTATGATGCTTAACGAATTAATGATTAATAGCATCTTTAATATGGAAGTTCTATATGATTGTATAAATGAAAACAATTATGAACTTATGTCTACAATTACTTCACTTAACAATAAGTTGTCAAACTTAAAGCTAAAAAGAAGAGAACTAGAAGGAAAAGTAGACCAACTACTATTTGCAAATAATAATACTGATGGTTTCTTTTATTCATTTGTAGAAAATTTTTCCTCCACAAAAAACATTGACTTAAATCTTACAAGTTCGTATATAGACACCCAAATGGGTAACGCATCAATACCAAAAATATCATCTGGTGTTTTTGATATGATCAGTTCGTCAATATTAAATATATCTTCAGCAAAATTTTCAGTAGTAGAAAATGGCACAACCGCTGTTGAGAATAGTCAAATAACTAATTTTGATAATGCTCTTGATGGTTTAACTGACACCTACTGGAGTTATACCCACACCACTTCAAGTCCTTCGATTGTTTCTATACAAATTAGTATACCAGTCGCATCGAATGCAACTGTATCAAAAATTGAAGGCATCATACTTACTTCATCACCCTGCGGTGTTATCCTAGAGGCAACACCGTCAGATATAAATCTTCCAATTCAAACAAAGTTTAAAAATGCTCGCGAAGATTATGATAGATTTTCCTTTGTTTTAAATCCTCTGACATATTCAAGTATTAGGCTAACGTTATTTAAAACTTTAGCAGATGAAGTTTCAAATAATTCAAGTAGGCCATACTCGTACTCCTTTGGATTGAGAGATCTATTTATCGGCGCTAAGTATCACGATAAAAGATCTACAATAGTGTCACAACCAATAACAATACCAACAAAAGATAATAAGTTATTATCAATAGAATCAGTTAGTCTAGAAGTTGATCATCAAGTTGGATCTGGTTATGAAGTAAACTACTTTGTTGCAGCAGATACACCGGGTGCTTCTGGCATAGAAGGTTTCAACTGGATAGCTATAGATCCAACAAATGCAAATAATAATGTAAATCCAACAATAGTAAATATTCAATCTACTAATAGAATTTCTAAACTAATATATGATCAAGCAAGTATCGTTGGTGGCCTAGAATTAATAGATTTGAATACAACATCTCAAAACATAAATGATTTGAATCCAAGTACATCTATTTATTCTGGAAAAACTGTTTATAAGATTTGTAATGTTGGAGAAGATGTTATAAATCAACCATTTATTTTAAATGGATTGAATTCATTTAAGAATTATGCAATTGTCAGGTCGTCTAGTATAAATACCGTTGAAATATATAAATCACTGAATGTATGGGCGGAATCAGTTTCTGGAGTAACTTCATCTGATGTTCTAGTTTCTTCAACAATAGAAAATCAGTTAGGTTCCATAAGTCCTGGATTGAATGGTATTTGTTCTGGTTTATTAGATGGAAAAATAATTTGTGATAGAGATATATCAGTTATACACACTGTTTCAAAAAGTAGATCTGACTTTAATTTAGGGATCTACTTAAATGAAACTTTGATAGCAGATATTCCATCTGGAACTTTATCTAGAGATATTGAATGGAACTTTAAAACTGGAATTAATTATATTAAAATAACTTATGATAAGAATTTTGAAGGTTTAGTATCCTTTAATATTATGTCTGGAAAAAATATATCAGATTATGGAACTTTATTTATTAATTATTTTTCATATTTAGATCCATATGAATTTAGACAGCGTGTGTCAGATAATTCTTTTGTATTTACTATAGATAATGTATTTGGATCAAGATATGTTATTTCATCCAAGTATCTAGAGGGTAGATCTCAAATAAAGTATTTTAGCGAAATATCAAATCCAATAACAGCTGTAAGGTATAGAGCAGATTTATACAGGGGCAATAACCCATTAGTATCTCCATCTATAGACAGTATTAGAGTAAAGTTTAAGCATAACGAAGAAGGTTAGAATGTCAATAACTTATAGGAAACCGGGTGCTAATCCGCCCAGAGAACCCTTAATGCAAATAAATAGGCTAAAGTTTAAATCTAATAGAAGTAGCTTATTAGAGAATGTGGAAACAAATGTACTTAAAATAGATTTTACTAGAATACTAAATGAGTTAAATCAAGTAGATGAATCTATTTTAGATAAATTAAATTATTTTATAGCAAATCTGTCAAATTATACCGAACAAGTTAAGTTGGAAGATGGAGTGTCTACTGAGATAGATGGAATACAAATATATATAGATGAAGATGGCGCATCACTACAAGACCTACAGATAGATGCCACCGATAAATTAAGTGGTAAGTTATCTAGATTATTCAATAAAGTTACCAGATTAGAGAATGGCGAATAACATGGCTGATATAATCAGAACTCAAAAAAGAGATTATAAATATAATGGTCCAGTAGATAGCTCAGACTATAATGCTAGGATAGAAGAAAATTATCAAGATTTAGTATACTTGTATAATAAATCAAACATTGTAGACAATAGATTAAGTACCGTTTTTGAACGAGTACTTAAAGATCATATTTATTTAACAAACGCCATAAAAGATCTTGGAGATAGAGTCTCGGCATTAGAACAGGCGAGCGGATATCTTTCCATACATTCATTCTCTCAATTGGACTATTCAAGTTTTATCTCAACAAGTTTTGCTGTAGCTGGCACAGAGCTGTTAAGCTTTGATCCAACCTATAATGTAATATCTTTACCCAGGGTATCCAGTGGGTCATTTTCAAAATTAAAGTTTGGACAAGCTGGAATAGGCCAAATAGTTCCAGACTATTTTAAGGCAACAATAGACCTATCATACCCTGGAGTTGACACTACTGGCGCAGTCGTAGACACAACGCCAATCTACAATGCAATACTAGATGCCTCAGATAAGGTTTGGAGAAGAAATGTAATCTCTGAAACAAACCCAACTACTGGTGCGCAAATGATGCTGTACATAAAAATACCTGCTGAGTTAGCTGGATCATTGAAAACAAACATGATTAAGCTAAATCCATATCCAGCTTTTGGATGCGATATTTATTCAATAGAATATACAACAAAAGCAAATCCTACACTATCTTCTTCGGATACTTGGATACCACTAAACAAAAATGCGTACTATGATTCAGATACTTCAGCTGTTGGCAAAGTTGCACCTGGTGGTTGGTACACGGCTGGATCTGATACAGTTAGAAATTCTGGTCCTTTGTATTTTCTATTTCCAGAAACAGATATAACTGCAATAAGAATAAAGTTTAATCAAAGAAATTATATGACAGAACTAGGTAAGTTTATTTATACCTATGGTCTTTCAGATTTGGATATAAGATATGAGAAGTTCCTCCCAACAGGAAGAACAATAATTAAGTATACTCCCGCCTCTGGAGATATTATAAATGAAATTACAAATGTAACACCAAAGATATATAATGTTCCCCTGAGTCAAATCGATGATGTTTTTAGTTATCGAATAATATACGACGACAGCGGAACATACTCTTTGGAAAACCCCGGTGCAAATAACCATGTTTGGATTGAGGTTACTTTAAATATGGCAAATGACAGTACCCCACCAATTTTGTCAGACTTAATTGTTGAATATAACTAGTTTAAAAATCTTATTTTTAATTACTATAACCATACAATATTTTTATAAGGAGAAATAAAATGGCCACTTTTTATGTAGGACCTAGACCAGTTCTAAAGGGCAGATCAACTGCGGAAATGGTCAATCCATATACCACAATGACTGGAAAGAGCAAGGGCACAGGCACTTACTCATTCTATCCTTTGTATAGCACAAGCCATGTTTTGGACGGTGCACCAGACAATCACTATGTACCAGGTACTGGTCAGCATCCTGGTAATCGTTTCTTGTCACAGATATTTGTTGGATCTACACTATACATTCATCCACTATCAGGAACTTTTGCTGATGGTACAGCAACTTATGAAGGCGCAAGATTCCGTCCACTAGAGTTTAAGGGATTAACAGGAGCTAAGGCCTTCCCGTCAGACTTTGGTCATGCAGATAGAACAAGTGATTATAGTTATAACAATTATATTTTCGACGGTGTTACATCATCAAATGTTTTTGCAAACACCGGTCATGGTCAAAGAACTGAAGCAGAGGGAGCTCCTAGTTCATTCGGATTCTTCCAGCCAGCTCGTCATAACGGCGTCACCAGTTCAGTTGTATTCACAGCTGATTATGGTCAAGCTAATGTAACGAGTGAGTATGGTCGCGAAAAAGTCCAAGAATGGTATGGCGTCCCTTCAGCACAAGCTCTCTGATGCCCTCTCCACTCCCCTAATTCTTGATAAACAAGATAGGAAAAGTGGCACCATTGCCTGGGGTGGGTTGGCATTAGGAATTATAGCATACGATATTTATGCTATAAAGTCTAAAAAGATTGAAACATTAACTAGATCTTTTTGGAGATTAACAGAAAAACCATTATCAGGAAGTATTTTTACAGGAGTGTGGCTAGGTTTAACATTTCATCTTCTTATAGAGAAGCTGGTTAGAAAAAGTTTTTCAAAGTAAAGGATTATAAATGACAAAATTACACAAAGATATTATCGAAAGAGCAATATGGACAGCAGCTCAGGCGTTTATTGCAGTGTATACTGTAGGTGGTGTTGATGAACTGAAGTCAGCAGCGACTGCAGCAGTAGCAGCAGGCATAAGCGTAATAAAGGGTTTTGTGGCTACAAAAGTTGGAAACCCAGAATCTGCAGCTACACTCAAAAGCTAACAACATTTTCTTCAAGACCATGCTATAATGGTAGCATGAGATCTTAGAACACAAGTTGCCCCGTCAGAATAGACGGGGTTGCTTGTTTTCTGACACTAGTATACAAGTTTACATAATTTTATCTGAACTTATAAGGGATTTACAATGTCTATACAGCAAGCAAAAGAAGTGGTAGATACAAACAATCTATCAATCGCAGTTGCTGAAAAGTATCTAAAGTTATATGTAGCAAATATAGATTGGTCAGAACACATAGCATCATTGTGGAAGAATTCTACAAATAAATTCAAAAACGAACAAGATGCAAAAAACTATGTTAAGAGAGCTATCGCTTGCGCAACCCTACTACCATTTGTAGAAAAAACACCAATACCAGAACAGCCAAAAAATTTACTATTCTGGTGTACTGGATGGAAGCAATTCGATCAGCACGACTGGTTTTCTATGTATATAGATGTTTTAAAGGAAGATATAAAAATTTCCGAAAATAGAAGTAGCGTTATATCAATTGGTGTAATAGATCCAATAGACATATCACCTATTACTAGACAAGCTTTTAACTGGATCTATGGAAAAGCAGAAGATCTAGAAGATTTAGAAAATGTTGATATACCAGATTTAAAAACAAAATTTGCAAACTTAGTTAAAGCATATGGCGGAGCAGTTATATGTAACGTGTTTATTAATCACAAACTTTATGTAGATAAAGTGTTTAATTGGAGAAGTGGCTATTTCTTTGAGAAGCAGATACATAAGGTATATAATATAGATCAAATAGTTAAGATTAAGTCAGCAGAATTATTAAAAACAAACAAAAAATATATCAGTAATTTAGGAGAAAAAAATGCAAAGCAATATTCTTTCTGAGGAGTTTGTAAATTCCTACGCAGATAAAATCGCACCATGGGGCTTTAATGGATTGGGAGAAATAGTCTATAGAAGAACATATTCTAGAGATATAGAGTCTCTTGGCAGAAAAGAATATTGGCATGAAACAATAGCACGCTGCATAAACGGAGCCCAGGCAATAGGTGCTGGGTACACTAAGGATGAAGCCGAAAGATTGTTTGATTACATCTTCAATCTAAAGGGCATTTTTGCTGGACGCTGCTTGTGGCAGTTAGGCACTCCGTTAGTTGAGAAGATGAGTGGGGTTTCGTTAGTAAATTGTTGGATGACAACTATATCTAAGGTAGAAGATTTTCAGTTCTTAATGGACCACTTAATGGTTGGTGGTGGAGTAGGGTTTACTGTTGAAAGAGCAAACGTCCATGATTTTCCAAAAGTTAAACAAGTAGATAAAATTGAACATATCAAATCAAATGACGCAGACTTTATTGTTCCCGATTCTAGAAAAGGCTGGTCATCTCTAATTGGTAGAGTGCTGGATAGCTATTTCTTTACAGGTGAATCATTTAGCTATAGCACAGTTTTAATTAGAGGATACGGTGCTCCACTAAAGACATTTGGCGGAACAGCATCCGGACCAGAGGTATTAATTGAGGGCATAAAGAATATATGCGACATACTAGATTCAAGAATTGGTAAAAAGATTAGATCTATTGACGCGCTTGACATAGCTAATATTATTGGAAAGATTGTAGTTGCAGGGTCAGCTAGAAGATCAGCACAAATAGCTATAGGTGATCCTGATGACTTTCTTTTCTTAAGAGCAAAGAATTGGGGTAAGGGCGATATTCCAGCATGGCGTGCCAACTCAAATAATTCAATATATGCGGACTCCTATGAAGAAATTATTGATGAGTTCTGGAAGGGCTACGATGGATCAGGAGAGCCTTATGGTCTTATTAATAGAAATCTGATTCGCAAGAATGGTCGCTTAGGAGAAAAGGCAAACGATAGCAAGGTTATTGGAACAAATCCTTGTGGAGAAATTGGATTAGAGGATGGCGAACCATGCAATCTAGCGGAGATATTCCTTCCTAATATATCTTCAAAAGAAGAATTATTAGATCTTAGCAAGCTTTTGTACAAGACTCAAAAGGCTATAACAACCCTATCTTATCCGTATAAAAAGAGTCAAGATGTCATCGAAAAGAATAGAAGACTAGGCCAGGGTATTACTGGGTGGTTGCAAGCAACAGATGAACAGCTTTCTTGGGTTGATGAAGCTTATAAAAGTTTAAAGAATTTTGATATTGACTGGTCAAAAAATATCAATATTAACCCTTCAATAAAACTAACAACAGTGAAGCCTAGTGGAACCTTAAGTCTTCTAGCTGGTGTTACGCCTGGAATTCATCCAGCCTACGCCAAGTACTACATTAGACGAGTTAGAATGGGATCTAATGATCCACTCGTTAACTATTGTAGAGAAAAAGGTTATAAGGTCCAATACGACATTGGTTTAGATGGAAAAGAAAATCACACCATATGTGTAGTTGAGTTCCCATGTCAAACACCCGAGCATGCAACTCTTGCAAAAGACTTAACAGCTATCCAGCAATTGGAATGGGTTGTTAAAGCTCAGTCAATATGGGCAGATAACAATGTTTCAGTAACAGTTTACTATAGAAAAGAAGAACTTCCTGAAATTCAAGAGTGGATGAAAAAGAACTATAAGAATAAGGTCAAATCAGTATCTTTCCTTCTTCATAGCGATCATGGTTTCAATCTTGCTCCATATGAAGAGATTGATTCAGATACTTATCTCAAACTTAAGTCAAAAATTAAATCAGATCTAACCTTTACAGATTCTAGTAATCTTGACTTAATTGATAGCCTGGAGTGCGAAGGTGGATATTGTCCAATAAAATAATCTAACGATAAAGGACGCCCAATGTCAAAAGAAAACTTTGATAACGAAGATTTTGAAAAAATATTTTCCGAAATAGTTAATTCGGAAGATTTAAAAAACATGTCTGAAACTTATAAATCTGACATAACACTTGGTATTAAAGAATTGGTATTGGTTCAGCAATCTCTTTCTGACTGCGTATCTCATATAAGTGAGATTATACTATCAATCCTTCAAGACGAAAGTTTATTAAAGGATCCAGAGGGAGAGGTTGCTGAGTTGATAGCGTCAATATACAAAATATCAGAAGATTTCAACGATTGTATGCAGGATAAATTTGTAGAACTTGCTATAATAGATGAAGATTGTGATGAAGATGATCATGATGATATGATGAACATAGAGGATGAAGATGATACCGGAGACGGATTTTACTGAAGATAGAATCATAACAGTATTGAACAATGGATATGTAAGATTAGTTGACTGGATGGGATCAGACCTATCTGTAGTCAACGCTGCTAGGGCTTCTTTTGCAAAAGAGTCAAAAGAAATGTCTGTTCAAGATGGTAGACTTCTAGAGTTTTTGGTTAGAGAAAACCATATGTCGCCGTTTAGACATGCTTTTATGACATTTGAATTTAAAGCTCCATTAATGGTTGCACGTCAACACTGGAAATATGTTGTTGGTTCAGATCACACCATGGATTCCTGGAATGAATCTAGTAGAAGATACATAACAATGGAACCTGAATTTTATATACCAACAAGTGAGCAGTGGAGATTAGCCCCCGACAACAAGAAGCAGGGATCTGGCGGTCCAATAGATCCATGGACTGGATCTCTGATTACACAAGAACTGCAAGATTATATTAAACAGGGAGAAGCCCTATATAGTATGGCCATGCAGAATGGTGTTGCACCAGAGCAGGCTAGACTGTTTTTACCAGCATATGCCATGCACGTGGTATATAGGTGGTCTTGTAGCTTGCAATCTGTAGCCCTATTTCTAAGTCAGAGATTGGCTGAAGATTCTCAAAAAGAAATACAAGACTACGCTAAAGCAGTTAGTATTCTTGCAATGGAAAAGTTCCCTGTTTCAATTCAACTCTTAACGAAAACGCAGTAATGGATATATTCAGAATAGTTGTTTTTACAGTTCTAATTAACTGGTCTATAAGTATGCAAATGCTAAATCAAAATTTAAAAAATAGCAGACAAAGATCGTTAGCAGTATTCTTAGCCCTTATGACTGGAGCACTAGCAGCTGCCAGTGTTGTATTATGAGATTTTATCCAGACGTATCTAGAAAAGATATGCAATACATGCAACTTTGTATTGAGGCATCTAAGATATTCTCTACATGTGGCAAAAGAAAATACGCTGCAGTATTAGTGGATGAGCTAGGTCATATAGTTGGAATGGGGTATAATGGTGGCCCAAGAAACTCAACTCATTGTGAAGATGGCGGTTGTCCAAGACTGTTGCAAAATTCAGAAAACGGATCCAACTATGATAACTGCATAGCGATTCATGCAGAAGCAAACGCTCTACTTCACTCAGATTATTCTGCTAGGGCAAAAAAAATATACATAAATGGACCACCCTGTTATTCCTGTGCAAAGCTAATAGCTAATTCAACCGTAAGTACAATATACTATATGGCAGACACCGCTTACGCACAATGGGAAGATGTAAAAAAATTCTTAAGACAAAACAATATTGAGGTAATACAGGTACAAAATGCCGGCATCAAAGCTTAATTATGTAGTAATCTACAAAAATCACAGTCAAGTATATGGTTGTTCTTCTAAAAAGATAGCAGTGGAAACTCCACCGCCAGAAGGATATAAACCTGAAGACAAGAATATATTTTTTATTACATTTGAACCAGATACAGATAATATTTCATTTTATAAAATAGATAGTGAGAAAGAAGATAATGTCAAAGAAGCAGAATAATAAGAAGAAGTTAAGTGTAAAACTTCTTCATGGTCAAACGGCAATAGTTGTAGACTATGATACAGCTTTACATATAGCTGAAACCTATGATTATTTAGCGACTCAACAGGAAGATGAATATTCAGATTCTTTTAGGGCAGTAGCAGATATGGTCCGTAATCAAGCATACGAAAACTATTTTGACAATTCCGAAGAGAACTATGAAGAATGGTGATAAACTAGCGTTTATAACGTTCATGTTTATCTTGGGCGCTAGCATTGGTAGTAGAAACTCTAGAAAAAAATTGGATAGAAAAGAATTAGATCCGTCTATAGGCCAATACTTAAATAGGTTAATAGAATTTTATCCCACATATCAACTAGATTATATAGAGGATGAATTTCTTACCCTAGTAGACTTTGGATTTAGTCCATCAGAAGCATTTAAAACAGTTGTAAAGTGGTGATTTAATTTGATAGATCTTTGCGTAGTAAACTATGGCACTAGGCCATTATTAAATAGGTTTCTAGACTGTCTCCATCATGATCTTCATGAAACGCCTAAGGTATGGAATTTGCACATAGCGGATAATGGATCAAAAGATGATAGTGTTTACTGGTTAAAATATAATTATGGCAGATATAAAATAAAGAAATTCTATGACAATGACAATATAGGATATTCTGCCGCCTGCAATCAGTTAGCGGCTTCTGGAGAATCTGATATTATAGCTCTTTTAAACTCAGATGTATGGATGAGCAGCGCTGATCTGGTTAAAATAGAAAATATTTTTCTTGAAAATAATGATATACATATACTTGGACCAAAGCAAAGAGACGAAGCTGGACACATAACCCACGCAGGAATTATTGGAAGTAACACTGCCCCAAAACATAGGGCGTGGAGAGAACACGATCCAAAAGATTTACTTTACAAAGATAGAGTTAACTGCGTAACAGTGTCTGGTTCAGCATACTTTATCAGAAGATCGGTTTGGGATTCTCTAACAAATGACCCTCAATATAGAGAAATATACCCCAACGCTACAGGAGCATTTCTGCCAACCCCTCACTATTATGAAGAGACTTGGTGCTCATATTTTGCCAGACATCGTGGATACAATGTTGTTTATGATGGTAGCGTATCCATAGGTCATAGTTGGCATAAGTCATCACCAGTTGGTGGAGAAGCTGATTCAAAATTTTCAGTCAGTAGAGAAATATTTAGAAAAGCATGTGATTACATAGGAATAGAAAGAGATTAGAATGTCAGATAAGTTAAACCCATGGATATATAATGCAGAAGTAAAAAAGGTTATTGATGGTGATACATTTGATATTATCATTGATCTTGGCTTTGATGTTCTCAAGAAAGGTAGAGTTCGCTTATATGGCGTTAACACTCCAGAGAGTAGAACTTCTAATGTCGAAGAAAAGCAAAAAGGATTAGCAGCAAAAGAATTTACCGATCAATGGTTGACAGCCGCTAATCACAGAGTTAAGATAGAAACAATCATTGATAAGAATGAAAAGTATGGAAGAGTTTTAGCTAAAGTGTGGAACGAAGCCGGAAATTGCTTAAACACTGATATAGTTGCTGCTGGATTAGCCAGAGAATACTATGGTGTTGGCGACAAGACATGGACAGAATTCAAGAAGGACTAAAGTGCAAACATTTCTACCTTATGCTGATTTTCAGAAATCAGTAGAAGTATTAGACTATCGTAGACTAGGAAAACAACGTGTTGAAACATTTCAAGTTCTTAATATTTTACTTCAAAGAACGCCTACGAAAGGCTGGCGAAATCATCCAGTCACGATAATGTGGACTGGCTATGAGTCAGCTTTGAAGTTATATCAGAATATAACTATTCGTGAATGGACTCGTAGAGGATATAATAACAATATGTCATATGAAGAAATAGAGCCTGGTAGTGTAGTAATGCCACCATGGTTTGGTAACGATTTATTTCATAGATCTCATAGATCAAATCTTCTTCGCAAAGACGCTGATTACTACTCACAATTCTTTGATGAACCCAATGATCTAGAATATTATTGGCCAGGAGCAAACTATGCCGCTTAAAGTATTTTTGTCAGGCGCAATAGAAGAAGTTGGATCATACGCATCAAACTGGAGAAAGCAGGCAACAGGCTTGCTCCATCTAAATGGATACGATGTTCTAGATCCAACAACTATTGCAGACAAGGAGTATGAAACTCCAGAAGAAATTGTAGAAAAAAATCTGTTTATGCAACGCAGAGCGGATATTCTTCTGGTAGAATATATGATACCAAATCGTCCATATATAGGAACTGATTTTGAGTTGGCTTGGGCTAAACTCAATAATCAACCCGCAGTAGTTTTCTGCTGTGATTCAAATAAAAATAGAGTTTATTTGAAATATATGGCAACAAAACTTGCATCATCGATGCAAGATGCGATAGAATATATCGCAAGCAATTATCCAACAAAATAAACGAAAGGCTAGAAATGTCAGACAATAAGTTCAAGTATTTCACAGTAACAACAACTGCTATCGTGAAGGCTAACAATAAGACACAGGCAGAGAAGATTGCAATGAGCAATGGTCGTCGCCCCGCCGGTGTTCCTGGTGAGCTCATTTTCAAGGATGTAGAGATTGAGCGCATCTCAGCCGTAGAGGCACACGAGCAGCTCGTTGGCTGAAATACAAAATACTGACGTAAGCTAGGTGCGAGGGGGAGTAATCCCCCTCAAACCATTTTTCAGATAGGATTAGATTATGATATACGCACAAGTAATTGGTAGAAATGAATCATCTAGATTTCTAGAAGATATACTTGAAAGACTATCTACGCAAGTAGATAAAATTATTTTTACCGATGATTGTTCAGACGACAACACTCCAGAAATAGCTGCCAAATATGCAGAAGTATTTCGTACTCCAGAGCCATTGTTTGCAGCTCATGAGGGCAAGCTCCGCGCATATGCGTGGGGAAATATGGAGAAGTTTGCCAAAAAGGGTGATTGGATTATTGCAATAGATTGTGACGAAAAGTTATATCATATAGATAATTTAGAAATAGCTAAAGTTTTAGCTTCATCTCCATATGATGTAGTCAATGTTCGCTTTTATCATATGTGGAATGATACGCAGTATAGAGTAGATAAACTATGGACTCCAAATAATAGTTCTAGAATATTTAGATTTGTTGAAGGTGGAGGATTTGCTAATAGAAAGTTAGCATGTGGATCTGAACCTACATACGTAGTAGACTGGGTTAAGCAGAGAAATTTCTGGATAGAGTCAGGCTTAGTTATGCAGCACCTAGGCTATATTAATGATGAAGATAAACTAGCTAAATATAAAAGATATTCAGAACTTGATGGTGGTCAATTTCACAATTTAAATCATATTAATTCTATTATTGATAAAGATCCAGTTTTAATTAACTGGGGAACATTCGGCATCTGAAAGGTATAAAATGACTTGTTTAAATCCAGCTCAATCCATAACCAAGTTAACATTGGCTATGAATACTAAGCAAAAGTTTGCGTACATTAATGTACCCAAATCTTCAATCATAGCGCTATCTAAAAACGCAGACAATTCTTTTCCTAGTCATTTTGCCAAAAGTGTTGTAGCTTCTCTGAAAAACTCAGAGCAGAATGTTATGAAAGCAATTTCTCATACTTTAGTTCCAGAAATAGAAGACGGCAAACACTATAAAATAGGTCTACACAAAAACGCAGAGTATTATTATTCTAATATATTTGAATATTATTACATGAATAATAAAGACATTTATACAAGTACTGTAAACTATTTCGTAAAAAATACTCCAAGTGTTATTATTAGTTTTCATGATAAAAAGCTAATCCAAAAACACTTTGGATCTAGCATTCACGTCATCAACGTTGCCTACACAAATTATTACGAAAAGTTAGACAACATCTATGCACAGCTGTCGGAGTTTGAAGGCGGAGCAGATTACTGCTTGATGGATTGTGGAGTTCTTGGTTTAGCCTTAATGTCAAAGGTTTGGGAAAATCTAAATATGTCAATTATAGATCTTGGCAAAACTTTGTCTCTTAGCAAGACTACATATAATCCAGCATGATATGTCATCAAGTAATAAAAAGTTTGAAGAAGATGATATAGAATTTCTTATTGATTTATTAATGGACACCAACATGTCCATTGCAGACATTGCTAAAGAAATTGACGTCAATGTTTCTGACGTCAATAAAAAAATAAATCAACTTGGATTAAATTGGTTAAAAAACTCTAGAAGAAAAATGTCTAGAGGACAAACAGCTCTAACCTCTATTATGAAAAAACTTCTTCCTGGAGAAGAAATTGTTAATGAATATCATATAGGTGATAGGTTAAAGTTTGATGTTTATTGCCCTACTTATAAAATTGCAGCCGAGTATCACGGAAGACAACACTTTTATTACACTAGTAGATTCTTTGAATCTAAGTATGAGTTTTTAGAAGCTCAAAAAAGAGACGCTAAAAAAGTCCAATACTGCAAAGATAATGGCATTGCATTAGTCGTTTTTCGCTACAACGACTCCCTAACAGAAGACAGTGTTTATGATAGAATATTGGAAGCAATTAGGGACAGCGAACACATTCCAAAAGATGTCTCATTCAAAAAGTCAATCAAACAAAATCCATTTTATTTAGAAGCAAAAAAAAGAAACTCTGAATACAAAAAAAATCTATATCAAAAAATTAAGGAAAAAAAACTAAATGATAAAAGAAGATCTCCATGAAATGGAAGATAGCCCTTTAGAGTATCAGGTGTTCTCCCTATGCTTTAAAGAAAAAGGGGCAATTAACTATTTCAGCGAAAATCTATCAACAGATATTGTTGGAACAATTCATGGTGATAAAGGTGTTAATGAGTTTTATGAAGCTTTATTAGCTTTTCATAAAGCCACAAATCTGGATTATGTAGACTCAATAGCGTTTAAGTCTTGGCTAGAGTCAGAAACAGATATTCATGAGGCGTTGGGCGGTAGTCCCCGTGTAACAATAATGCTTCAATACATTCAGGATTTAGAGACTAGCGATAAAGAATCCTTAGTTGAATTATTGAAGTATAAGGCTAATAAAAGAAAGCAGATTAATTATCTGCAGGAGCTTCAAATCCTGCTTAGTAAAAAGGGTTTAAAGACTCAGGAAGATATTTCTAGAATTGGCGAAATAACTTCAGAAATAAAAGAGCTAGAAAATCTTATTAAATATAATCCATTTGATAAGTTAACAACTGCTAGCGATATTTTGGGTAGAGCAGATAAGCTTCTAGATATACCCAGTTTTGTTCCAACTCAATTTAAATCCTTAAATAGAGCAATGGGATACACTGATGATGGTGGCTTCTTTAAGGGTGCAGTTCATGCAATAATTGCTCCCTCTGGCAAGGGCAAAAGTACATTTGCTAAATGCCTAGCGAATAATTGGCTAGATAATGGCTATAGAGTTCTATATGTTAATTTTGAGGAAGCAATAGGCCATTGGGAGAGAATCCTAATGACTCAGATAATTGGAAAGAATGTTTATTCTGAATCAGATAAGTGGTCAGAGCCAGAGAAGCAATCTTATTTGCAGACTTTTAAAAAGAAGCTTGAGCAGTGGGGGGACAGATTGATGGTTCGCCATGATCCGGATACTCCATACTTTGAAGATCTAGAGTTTTGGTTGAGAGATCTAATCGGACACGCAGATAAAATACCCGATGTAGTAATAATAGATACTATACAGTCAATGTTTACCAGAGGAAATGGCAAGGGTAAGCCTAGATGGGGCGAGTTTGAAGAAATGATGGTTAGATTAGAAAAACTAGCCAGAGATATGGATTGCGTATTGATTATTACAGCTCAAGAAAACGCTAATAGAATGAAAGAAAAAAGAGAAGTTGTACAACAGTCAGATACTGGTGGGTCTTTGGCTATTCAACAAAAGTGTGCTGTAACAATATTTATTACAGAAAAAAGACTCATATCAGAAGATGAGACAGAGGATGAGCACGTAATGCAATTGCAAATTCCTAAGAATAGAATAACAGGATCTGCTTTTATGTATGATCCGCCGCTAGTTAGATATAACGACGAAAAAAAGATTTATGAAGAATATGAACATGTTACTGCTAGTTCTTATTCTAGAGAAACAGATCTTCAGAGTCTTTTAAATGGAGAAGGATTTGATTAATGCTAACACTAACATCTGAAGCAATAAAAGATTTTCAATTATGCGAAAGATTATATGACTATAGATATCTGGAAAAAAAACCAGAAACAATCTACTCTAGAGATTTATATACGCAAAAATTTGAAAACAGTATAAAAAATATAATACATTTTTTTTGGTTTAAAAAGCAGGGTGGAATAACTCCATCATACTCGTCTTTACTTAATCGTTGGGAAAAAATTTGGTTTCCTAAAGATACTAGTCACTACGACATAATTACTGAACAGCACGAGAGTGCATATGGTAATGTTTCAAGCTTGACTACTCAAGCAGCTGGAATCCTATTACGCTTTCATGAGCTATATAGTGAGATGGACATAATCCCAATGTCTATATCTGAAGATTTTATTATAAATTTAAATCCAAAAATAAGAGTAGAAGACAAGATAGATATTGTTTATAGAAAAAATAATAAGAATTATGTTATAAAATTCATATTTAACTATAAAAATAATCAAAGATATTTATATCAGGTAGATTTCTCTGTAATGTATTTATTGTTCAAAAATCATTATGGTGAAAGAATATCTGAAACAGAATTTGGTTACATAGATTTATTATCTAACAATCTTTCTTTTAACGAATACAAAATTACGCAAGAAGATGTAGATTCAATAGAATACTGGTGTGATACAATATATTCAAAAGAAATCTTTGTTCCTAGAAGAGGTTTAACCTCTTACTGCAAAAAGTGTCCCTTTGATACACCTTGTTCTAAATGGAGTGGTTGGAATGGCTAAAAATATATTAGACGAAATTTTAAAGACAGACATTAGCGATGTTTTTACTAGTGAAAATGAAGTTCTAAAAGACCTATTAGAAGAAATAGATTTAATTCAGGACGATAGCATAGCTTCTTTTGTAAGATCTGTGCTATTAAAAGCTGAATCTTTTTGGATGATTCCGTCTAGTTTTTCTGGCAAATATCATCCATCAGATGAACATGGCCCTGGCGGCAATGTTATTCACACTAAGAGAGTTGTTAGAATAGCTAGAATAATGGCAGACTCATACTCTCTAAGCCAAGATGAGATAGACATGCTGACCGCTGCATGTATTCTGCATGATATCACAAAAGGAACTCCAACCGCAGATGGCGAAAGCTTTGTATATGATCCTATGCATCCATATACAGTTGGAAAATTTGTATCTAAATGTCAATCAATAGATAAAGAATATGGAAACGACGCTCAATCAACAAGTCTATTTATATCTGAAGAAGCAATTCAAACAATACTTAGATTAGTGAGATGTCACCTCGGTCCATGGTCCCCCGTTCCAGAAACATATCCAATAACATATATGGACTATATTGTTCATTTGGCTGATAACATAGCAAGCAAAATACATACGGTAATAGAGGATAGTGAATTAATTAATGAAAAGTGGAGAAAGAATTCTTGACAAAGAAGATAGAATAAACAATAGAATATTTATTCTATCTAACATAGAACACATGATTAAAGAATCTGTGTACTATAGAACTTATTCACAGGAAATACAGGACTGTAACAAAATAGCTTCGGTTGTTTTATCTGATTCAGAAATGAAGGCAAAGCTTATATGAAAATTCCGAATGACGATAGTAAGTTTCTGTCTTCATGGAAGTATGTAGAAGTAGCAAAGTATGTACCTAAAATAGATAGAGTAATACGTATTAAAGACGGGGAAAATCCAGTAATATTAGATATTTCTAATGTAGAAAATTTTCGCAAAGAAAATAACAACGAAGGTCTATATACATCTGTTTGGCACTACAATAGTCAAGACATATCTTCCGCTACTCGTTTATCATCTTTGTATTTCGATATAGACAGTTCTTCTTTTGAAGAAGCACATCAGGAAGCAATTAAACTATATGAATATTTAGCTTTTCACCTTCCTTCAGACTCTATTGTAGTGTACTTTACTGGAAAAAAGGGATTTCACATAGAATGCGAAGCTGTAGCACTGGGTATCAATCCGTCTAATAATCTTCCCAATATCTTTAGATTTATTGCCGAGACGCTGAAGAGCAACTTAAATCTCAAGTGCCTAGACTTCAGCGTTTATGATCCAAGAAGAATGTGGCGACTTCCTGGTAGCAAGCATCAAAGTACTGGCCTATATAAAACTCTTTTGCCAAAAGATATATTATATTCCGAAAAGGATGACCTTATAACTTATTGCTCAGTAGAAAGAGATAATACAGTTAAAGAGCAGCAGTTCAATGCAAAAGCAAATGAGTGGTTTCGCAACTTTACATATGAGCTAGAAATAGAAAAAGAAAGATCTAAAAATTTCATAGAATACTTTAGCAAACATGGCTCATCCGCTTTTAAAGATATTGAGCAAAAGGATAAGGTATTTACTCCTAAAAAGTTATTAGAAAGCTGTTCTGCAATTAAAAGATTATGGCAACAAGCTATCGATAATAAATTTTTAGAGCATGAGGCAAGACTATTTTTGTGTTCTATACTTACTTATACACCAGAATCAATAGAGTTTTTGCACGGGATTCTTAGCAATTGTGATGACTATAATGTAGAAAAAACAAATAGTCACATCAATGATTGGGTTAAGAGAAGACAGTTAGGAATTGGTGGTAGACCGTACACATGTGAAAGAGCTAATTCCGTTGGTGTTGGTTGCGGAGAATGTTCTCTAGAAAAAAAGAATAGATGGGTTCAAGTTGGGGATAAATTTGTTGAAACCGATGAACCATCCTCTCCATCTCCAGTAAGATTTGCATATATCTCACAATCTAAAGGAGGTGAAAATGTCAAATATTCAAAATCCAGATGATGTTATTGGCGTTTGTTCAGAATGTAAGTCTGATCAACCAGAAAGATATATGATCAATAGCCCATTTGCCCAAGAAGGTAAGCCAGTACCATGCAAGTATTGTGGCGGAATTGTTATAATAACTTATAGAGAAACAAGAGATCGTGCTCTAGATGATTCAGATAAAGGTAGAGGAATTTAGTGAAAAACTGGACTAACCTGCACAACCATACCATTTTTTCTATGCTAGATGGCCATGGAAGAGTTGAAGAGTATTTAGAAAGAGCTAAGTCTTTGGGCATGAGAGGACTTGCTACTACTGATCACGGCAATATACACTCGTGGCTAGACTTCTATGATGCAGGAAAAGCTGTTGGAGTAAAACCAATTTTAGGTTCTGAATTCTATCAAGCTAGAAAAACTAGATTTGATAAGGATGAAGAAGAAAGATCTGGTCCAGCAAAAAATGAGTGGGAACAAAGAGGGCCATATCACATAACAATATTAGCTAAGAATAATACTGGCTATAATAATATAATCAAGTTATCTTCAAGATCATATCTTGAGGGTTATTATGTAAAGCCACGTGTTGATCATGATTTGATAGCAGAACACTCCGAAGGAATTATTGTTCTTTCAGGATGCTTGAATAGTGAAGTATGCCAGGCACTACTAAGAGACGATTACCAATTTGCTCTCGCATCTGCAAAAAAAATGCAAGATATTGTTGGTAAGGAAAACTACTTTATCGAAGTTCAAGATCATGGTCTTAGAGAGCAGAAAAAAGTATTTAATCAATTAGTGCAGATAGCAGAAACTATTGGCGCTAAAATAGTTCCAACCGGTGACTGTCACTATGTGCATAAACACGACGCCAGAGCTCATGACATAATGCTATGCGTTGCTACAAACTGTAATATTCATACTCCAAATAGATTTTCTTTTAGTGGTGATGAATTCTATCTTCAGTCATATGATGAAATGAATAGTAGATTTAGTCATGAATGGCTAAAGAATTCTATGGACATATGCGACATGGTAGATGTAGATTTGTCTTTTGGTAATATATATTTTCCTAATTTTCCAATACCAACACAAGAGCCATCTGTAGATTACTTTGAAAGACTGGCTTGGCAGGGATTAAAAGAAAGATATGGCGACCCACTTCCACAGCATATTATAGATAGAGCTATCTATGAAATAAGAGTAGTAAAAGAAATGGGTTTCCCTGAATACTTCCTAGTAGTATCAGACTTGGTTAATTGGGCTAAAGATAATGATATTAGAGTTGGATGGGGAAGAGGTTCAGCAGCAGGTAGTGTGCTATCGTATGCATTTAATATAACTAATTTAGACCCAATTAAGTTTGGTCTAATGTTTGAAAGATTCCTAGTAGAAGGTCGTAAGTCAATGCCAGATATTGACTTAGACTTTGATGATAGACATAGGGATAAAGTTATTGAGTACGCTAGAAATAAATATGGGCACGATCACGTCGCCCATATTTGTACATTTAATAAAACTGGCGCACGACAATCAATCAGAGATGCAGCAAGAGCCCTTGGTTATGATTTTTCTGGTGGAGATTCTGTAGCAAAACTAGTGCCTCCACCAGTTCTGGGTGTATCAAAAACCTTAACTGAATGTATGGACGTTGCGGAATTTAAATCTCTTTATGAAAAGGATAATAACGCAAAAGAAATAGTCGACGCTGCGTTTGGACTAGAGGGTTTGGTTAGACAGACTGGCATGCACGCTGCTGGAATTGTTATATCAAGAGACGCTCTAATAGAATACCTTCCTATTATGCAAAAGGGTGTAGACAATCCAATTATTACTCAGTGGGACATGGGTAGGGTTGAGCAATGCGGCCTATTAAAAATAGATTTCCTAGGATTAAGAAATCTAGGAGTAATTGATTCCTGTATTAAGTTAGTAAAAAAACACAGAGGTATAGACATAGATGTCAATGACATACCTATTACTGATGAGAAGACTTACGAAGAACTGTGTAAAGGAAATAGTGCTGGAGTATTCCAATTGGAATCTTCTGGCATGCGTCAATTGATGACGCAGCTTCAGCCAAAAAATATCCAAGACATTATGGCATTGATTTCTCTATACAGACCTGGTCCGATGGGATCTGGTATGGACAAAGAATATATTGACCGCAAACATGGTAGAAGTACCGTTAGGTATGAGCACCCTAAATTGGAAAAAGTACTCTCTCCATCCCTAGGAATCATGCTATATCAAGAGGATGTTCTTGGAGTAGCAAGAGAACTAGCTGGATTTACATCTGCTGAAGCTGATGATCTACGTAAGGTTATTGGTAAAAAGCTAATGGACAAAATAGCTAGCATGCGCAGTAAGTTTGTTGATGGCTGTGTTAAGTATTCTGAAATAGATGAACGTTTAGCGAACAAAATATTCTCTGATATTGAGTATTTCGGTGGATACGGATTTAACAGAGCACACGCCGCCAGCTACGCAATGATTAGTTATATTACCGCATACCTAAAGACGAATTATACAGTTGAATATATGGCAGCATTAATGTCTTCTGTAGTAGGAAATAAAGATAAGCAGTCTTTGTATCTAGCTGATTGTAGAAAGATGGGGGTAAATGTTCTGCCACCATCAATTAACTATTCGGGAATAGACTTTGAAGTTATTGATGATAATAAAATTATATTTGGACTATCAGCAATAAGTGGAATCGGTGATTCTATAGCTGAAAACATAGTTGAAGCTAGAGATAAAGAAAAACCATATTTAAATATATATGACTTCTTTAGAAGATGCGATCCAATTACTTTGAAAAAAAGCACAATAGAACACCTTGCCGCAGCCGGTGCCCTAGATGAGCTTTTCAGTAATTTTGAAGATATAGAATTAAACAGAATACAAGAAATTTCTATCTTAGAAAAAGAAAAAGAAGAACTTGGGATTTATGTTACAGATCATCCAGTTAATGGTGTTTGGGATATTCTATCTAAAAAAATTACGTGTGAGATAATTCAACTTTCAGAAATTCCAAGTGGTTCAAATGTTAAAGTTGGAGGAATAGTCACAGATATAAAGTCCCTTGTAACAAAGAAGGGGGCTAAAATGTACAAACTAATATTAGAAGACATCTCTTCTGATGTAGAGATAATAATATTTCCAAATTCAGCCAAGGCTTTATCTGAGTCATCAATAAAAAAGGGTGACATATTAATAATATCCGGCTCAATAAATAGGGAAAGTGAAGAAGAAAATTTAATTACAAAAATATTCTTTAACTCATATGAGACGGTAGACTCTAGGTTATTCTCTAGCGGTAAGGCAATGGTCTTTACTGTTAATCGAAATATTAGTCCATCAACTATATCTAAAATATATGATATAATAGAATCATCTAAAGGTGACAAGCCTGTATACATAGAAATGCAGGATGGGTCTCATAAATATATTTATAAATTTAACAAAAATACTAGTCTAAAAACTAAAAACATTATAGAAAATATACTAAAAATGGAGGATATCAATGTCTAGTGTAGGGCCAACTATAAACCCAGTTCAGAAATGGTGTTGGACTTTTTGTACATCTTGCAATAGATGTCAAGACAAAGGCAGATACACAAAGTGTAATGATTGTAGTGGAAGATACGATCCAGACTTAAAAATTGCGGTTGACAACGATGATTTCTGCGACTGCAAAAATGGCGTACTACGCTGGAAAACTCAGCAAGGAAAACTAGTCATGACAAGATTTAAGTCTAATCCATTTAAGGGTCAAGTTAAATACGAAAGAAAAACAGAAGACGAAAGAGACTGGGACGCATATGTAAAAGACATGCGAGAAAAATTAGACGACCCAAACTGGAACCCAATTACTATATACGAGGAGTGAATATGTTATTACCAGCAGTTGTTCAAAAAGGAAATATAAAGCTAACAGAGTATTCTGATTCAACATATAATTATGAAGATAAACTATTTATTCAGTGTACATGTGTTGGGTTTTATTTAACGCAAAAAGATTTAAAAGATCTACATACAGTTGTAAGTTACTATTTAAACGCAGAGGATTATTCTGAGGTAGAAGTAACCGTAGGAGGTGAACATGTGGCCCTATGAAGAAAGTGATCATATGGAGATTGGCGAAACTGGCTGGATCCCAACTAAAAACGGATGCTTCGTTAACATGCACACTAAGCATACTATGGACGAAATGGGCAGAGAATTTGATGAGAATGGAAATCTTATATACGATCCATTAGAAGATGATTGAGGAATATTTTGAGTGTAGTTTTAATTAAAAATTATAATAATCTTACAGATTTAGAAAAATTAGCTTTAGTAGATTTTTCATACTCTAGAATAGACACATATAATCAGTGTCCAGCTAAATACTTTTATTCATATATATTAAAGGAGCCTAGACAGTTTAATGCTCCAGCCGTTCTCGGTAATATAGTGCACGCTGTATTGGAAAATATATTAGATAATGATAAGGTTTTAGATTTATCTGAATTAAAAGATGAGTATGACAAAAACATTCCTATTTGGGATCCGAATAGTTTAATACCATCTGAGCTTATTTCGGTTGGTTCTGTAATTATAGATGAGTTCTATGATCAACATTCCGATAAGGAATTTCATATCTATGAAAAAGAAATGGCTTTCGATTTTATTATTGGAGTTTATAGAATCATAGGCTTCATAGATAGAGTAGATATTATAGGTGATCGTGTAAATATAACTGATTACAAAACTGGCAAATGGGAAGTCTCAGCAAAAGAGGTTCCAAACAATTTACAGCTAGGGATATATGCACTAGCGATGCACAATATATTTCCAGAAAAAGAAATATACGCAGAGCTTTATTATCTAAGATCAGGTAGAAAGAAGGGTCATCTTTTTTCTAAAGACGATATAGATAATGTAAAGACTAAGCTAATTAGTTCAATTAATAATATTATTGAAGACAAAAACTTCCTGCCAACCTCAAATGTCAGAGCATGTAGCTATTGTGATCACGCAGCTTCTGGCGCTTGTGGAACAGGTGTTTTTAGAAATAAGAACAATAGTTTTAGATAAAGAAAAAGGACCGGTTTCCCGGTCCAATTTCTTTAAGTATCAGTAGAAAGAATCAGAAATTCTGAACTGGATTCTTTTCGGCAGAAAGCCAAAGATCAAAATCCTCGAACTCAGTAACCATCTTAACCGCTGTTCCATGGTTAAAGCCAAGATTAGAGGTTAGATCGTCAATGATCTCTTCGTTGATGTTCTGATTGATGCTATTGATTATTGTTGTTAGTGTGTTCATGTCTTCTATTATACTGCCTTTTGTGTCTACTCACAACCTTTGTTGTGAATTTTCTTTTTTTTATTTTTTGGTGTATAATAAGATAATATATTTTTCAGGTATAAAGGATATCACAATGGAAGCACATGTTGTCAAGCCAGAAGACTTTTTTTTGGAAAAATCTTCTTTGAAAAAACATCCAAACTTAAACAATATAAGAAACAAAAGTATTGAAAAAGAGATATTGGAAAACGACGCCATAATAGTCAGGAAAAAGGGTAACGCCTATCAATACACAAAAACTGGATACAGAGAAGACATTAAGATGAATGTTAGATCTAGTTGGGAAGCTAATTTTGTAAGAATATTAAATATCTACAAAATAGATTTTCAATTTGAGCCTACAGTTTTTTCTTTCCCAGTTAAAAGGGGAACAAAAGGTTACACTCCAGATTTTTTATTATCCAGAAACAATTTATGGATTGAAATTAAAGGTTATTTAGACGATAAAAGTAAGATAAAATTAAAAAGATTTAAAAGATATTACCCCGAGGAGTTTAAGAACCTAACATGCGTCATAAGCAAATATTCAAATGACGCTAAAAATTTTATGAAAGAAATAGAAGTACCATTTATAGTTTATTACGAAGACATAAGAGATTATTACAGTAGCTATATAGTTAACTGGGAAGGAAAAAGATGAGTAGTTATAAAGAGCAGTATTACGCACTAGAAGAAGAGGAAATGCAGAGGCTAATAGCTGAAACTAAAAAAGGTATTAGATCTTCTCAAGAAGAGATACTAAAAGTTTTTAGCAACTTTCTTACAAAATATATTTCTTTATTGTATTATGGAAAATATAACCTTTCCGATTATGACATAAGAAGGTTTATATCTTTATTTATTAAAGATCCTTTTGTGAGATTCTCGCTGATGAAAAACAAAGTAAATAACAATACAATGAAGGCCGTAAATGAAACTATGCGTGGCATACATTATATGACAAAGAGATATGGAGATGAAGAAGACATCAGGCAAACAGTCCATATGACATTCTTTCAGTGCATAAATAGATATGAAAGAAAAGATTCCGCTAAAGGGCCAATACCATTTAGTGGATTTTTGTACAGTTACTTTTTTTATTTACTAAAAAAGAATGTTGATACATTTTTAATAGATCAGTTGGGAAGAAAAACATTCCCACTTTTAGATGATGAAGCAACAAATGATGAAAGTGACGAGGATTATGTGGTAGGATTTAAGGCAGATCCAATAGAAATCAGCATGGAGCAAATGTTAGCGACTAATAAAATAGATCAGTTTTGGGTTCTTGGTGAAAAAACTCAATCACCATTTGATCAATTGACGGTTCAAGAAAGGCAGTTGCTAAAGTGGAGATACGTAGACGGAAAAAGATCCAGTCAAATATCTCAAACAATTAATGAGCATCCAAATACAATCAGAGAACATTTAACAAAGATTAAAGAAAAGGTAAAAAACATTATAAAAGAAGAGGATATAGAAGAATATTCTTTTTTGTTTAAAATGGAGAACAAATGATAGATCAGTCATTCTATAAACTGCAAGAACTTCTGAAAGACTTTCTTGGACCGCAAATTCAAGAGGTGCTAGATGCATATGCAGACATGGAATCTAACTACAAATATTTTATAGAAATACCAGAAACCGATGTTATCGACTTGGGTATAGACAAGATAGCATCTCTAGTTGCCAGATCATCCAACGTTTATGGTAGAGCTTCTAGGTTTGCTGGTATGGCAAGAGCCCAATATAAAATACTTGAAGCACGATATAAAAAAGTGTACAAGTATAATATGGTAGGAAAAAACGACGCAGAGCGAGAAGCAAACGCTATGAAAGCTGCAGAAGACGAATACTTGGCTTGGACGACTTGTGATGCAGTAGTAAGCCTTGCGGAGTCTATGGAGTCTGCTGCAAGAATAGCATCTGAATCTGCCAGAAAATTAATGGATAAGGTGCAGTCGATGCAGATAGCTGCCCTACGTGAAGATAAGGGTTCTTATCTTGATTCAGATTTCAGTACATATTAAAAAGGATATTATATGTTTATAGGTTACTATAAAAGTGTTAGTTCTTCTAAAGAGTTCTATTCTAAAAAAAGAGAAGATCTAAATTTCCCAATGCAAGTTGAGTATAAGGGAAATAGATATCTGTTAACTAAAACTATACAGGTATCGCCTAGAAATGAAGAACTTCTTAAAGAAGCGGCTGAAAAATTTGGAATAGAATATGACGTTAGAATTGACCAAGACACCATCTGATGAAGCAAAAGAGTATATAGAAAAATGGCTCTTTAATATTTTTGAACAGGATAGAGAACTCTATTCTAGACAAGAAATAGAAGACATGTTGCTAGATATATATTCTTTACTAAATAATAAATAACAGATTGGTATTACATACATGAATATAGAAGTTTTTTGTGATGGAGCTTCAAGAGGACAAGGTCAAAAAAAGTTTGGAGAGGCAGCTTGTTCTGCTGTCGTCTATAAAAATAGAAAAAAGATAGCACAATTTGCTAGAGGCTTAGGTCCTAGAACCAATAATGAAGCAGAGTATGAAGCTGTGATAGCCGGCCTGCTAATTTGTTCAATGGCAGATCTTGCTGATCCAATTATATATACCGATTCAGCTGTTGTAGCTAATCAGGTAAACGGTAAATGGAAGTGCAAAAATCCTACACTTATGCCGCTATTGATGACAATAGAAGAAATAAAAGATGAATTTAATTTCAGAGTTGTTCAGGTTAAGAGATCTTTTGTTTGGGAACCCGATGCATTGGCAAATGCATTTTTAGATGAATTAGAGCTAAGAAAAGAATACATGAACAAGAGTTAGATGATATAATAGTTGTCATGATTGATAAGAAAAAATTCTATCCAGATTACCCAATTATATTGGGATTAGCAGGGAAAGCTGCAACAGGTAAAACATCTGTTGCTGAAAGCATAGTTCCGAAAGCTCAAATCAATAAACCAGTTACGGATAATATTGCATGGGATCATATATTCTTTGCACTACCTTTATATGAACTGGCATCAATAAGAAAGAATAGCCTTGGGCAAAGACAAAAAGATAGACAATTATTTTCTATACATGAAGTAGTATATGATATTTATGGCAGAAATGCACTTGGCGCAATACCTTCATATGATGATTTTTGCAAATTAGTTAAGGATATATATAATCTTCCAATTGAGCCAGAAGGAATAAAGCCAAGATCTTTTCTCCAAAAAGCTGGGGATCTCTGCAGAGAGTATGACCCTCAGTGTTTTGCTAGATGGGCAATAATAAAAACATCACAAATGTTTCGTGAGTATATGTCAACGCAAGAATATTCAGAAAACGAAACACCATTGTGTATTATAGTTTCTGACGTAAGATTTGAAAATGAAGCAGCCATGATAGCCAAGCAGCCAAATGGTATAGTTGTATGCTACGAAGCTTCTGACGAGGTTAGGTCAGAAAGAATGATGAAACGAGATGGTAGATTAATGACAGCAGAGCAGTCAAATCATAAGTCTGAATTAGAAATGGACTTGGTAAAAAACTATTGTTCTGCTATAATTAATACTGATGGACTTTCTATCGAAGAACAAACTAAAGAAACAATAAAATTCATACAATCATTTACAGACGTATATGCCTAAAATATCAAAAACAGCAATGGAGCAATCAATAGATTCTCCTTTAGATCAGGTGGTGAACCTTTTGAGCAATGAAATTACGCTAGCAAGTTCTCCCATAGTAATATGTGGGGTAAATAGAAAAATCAATATTGGAAACTTTGAAAATATTGATGTCTATGCGGGAGTAACAATCCCATTACATGGAGTTTCTTTTGAGGATAAAGAAGCCTTAAAGACTGCAGTAGAAGAAGCTGTAGCCTACGGTTTTTCACTAGCTTCAAAAGAAACGGGTGAGCGATACATGCTCATTAAAGATTCACAACAAGGCAAATGAGAGGTTATAATGATTAAGTTTATTAAGAAACTTCTTAAGAAGAAAGAGAATCCAGTTAATTTTATTGGGAAAACAGAAAATATTGTTACACCTGTTAAAAATTCTGATTTTCTTCCTCCTAAAGAGGCACCAAAAGTTCAGTCAGTTCCAAAAGCTGCAGAGCAGAAAAAGCCAGTTCAGCCAAAAAAGACTGACGGTGTACAAGCTAAAAAGTCACAGGCTTCAAAAAAGCCCGGAAGACCAAAGGGTCAAGGTACTAAAGCTAAATCAGATAAAAAGTAACATCGCTTTTTTCAAATAAGACACTGGTTATATAGTGATGAAATGTTACTATATATCCAGTGTCTTTTTTTTATAAGGAGTTTTCATGAAGGACAAAGGTTGGGGTTCTAAAACATCTTCAGATAAGAGTTATCGTAACTTATTAAAGAATTCTGTAATGAATGTTATTGATTTGAAAAAAAGTGGTGGACATATTTCCAGTCGTTGGACAAAAAATAAGAGCAAATAATGGCTTCCAAAAAGAAATCATCTTATCAAAAAAAGATTAAGTCTGTTATGGGAGAATTTGGCAGGGGCACTCTTCATTCGGGAAAGGGTGGGCCAGTAGTAAAGTCTAGAAAACAAGCTATAGCTATAGCAATATCATCGGCTCAAAAATTAAAAAAGAAAAGAAAAAAGAAATAACAGTGGCAATTAAAAAGTTTATATATATTAGCGGACCAAGAATGGGTACAAATAATCAAAAAAGTAATGGTCTAGTTATTAAACATAAAAAAACCAAGATTAAAAGGAAAAAGTAATGGCAGCTAAAAAAGATCCAAGATTAGCTAGAGCTGGTGTAAGTGGTTTTAACAAACCTAAAAGGACACCAAACCATCCCACTAAATCGCATGTTGTTGTAGCTAAGCAGGGGGATCAAGTAAAGACAATTCGCTTTGGACAACAGGGTGTATCGGGATCTCCAAAGAAAAAAGGCGAGTCAGCATCCTACGCCGCCAGAAGAAAATCTTTTAAAGCTCGTCATGCTAAAAACATTGCCAAAGGCAAAATGTCTGCAGCCTATTGGGCTGATCGTGTGAAGTGGTGATAGCGTGGAAGCTATCATTGTTGCAACAATAGCTGCTGTTGGGGGCATACTCGCAGCGCTTGTTCAGAAAAGTAGAACAGAAAATAAAAATGATCACAACGTAGTTGCAACAATGTTAGGTGATGTTAAAGATGAAATACTTCATCTACATCATAAAATAGATCATGTTGACGAACAGGTTGATAAGGTAGATGATCAAATGCAAGATCACATGATGTGGCACTACAAGAAATCTAGCGAAGCTAAGAAAAAAAAGGAGGTGTAATTATGGCTGGTCACATGGGTAAAAAGAAGATGGGTTCCAAGAAAATGGGATCTAAGAAGATGGGCTCTAAGAAGATGGGTTCCAAGAAAATGGGTGGAAAGAAAATGTACTGAGATTAATTTCTCATTCTTAGTTTAAGATTGGAAAAAATATGGCAATGAAAAAGAAAAAAGCTGCAGCTAAAAAGCCTGCAAATGGACTAACTGCCGCACAGAAAAAACTACCACCTTTTATACAATCTGCTATTCTTAAAAAGAAAAAGAAAAAGTAGTATAATATTTATATAATTTACTAAGAGAGGCGCAGAAATGCGTCTCTCTTTTTTATTGTAAACATTACTATATAATTGCGGACAATTTATAGAATGAGGGAGAAATGAAAAAGCTTTTTTATATTTTATTTGGGTTAGGTTTATTTATGCTGCCGAGCATCGTATCAGCTGATAGTGTATCTAATGCAAACTTTGAATCTGGAGACTTTACTGGATGGGAGAAGGGTGCGCAGACTGAAAATATGACCTCAACAATTACCGGTAGTGGAACTGGTGTTTCCATAATAAATGGAACTGTAACTTTTAATGCACCACCAGGAAGTCAAGTGGGAACACCTGGTTCTCAGTATTATCAGCCAGCAACTCCCGCTACTATTTGGCAGTTTTCGCCGTATGGTTCACACGCTGCAGCACTTCAACCGGCTAATGAAGCAAACTTCGATGTGGCTACATTAGCACTTGGTTTGTCAAGCGCTGAAAATACATTCTTAAGAGGTATTATGACATCTCAGGCATCAGCAAGTGGTTGGGGCAGCGGTAATCCCACAGATGCCGCATGGATTACTAGAAATGTGACATTAAGTGCTGGCGTTACATATACCATGTCATGGAACTATATAGGAACTGACTACGTGCCATTTAACGATGGTTCCATAACGTCTTTAACACCAGTAGATTCGAGTTCATCTGCAACAATTACCGTTAACAACCAGACACAAAGATATGCCCTGCTTGGTTTTACAAATCCTGGGACTGGAGACTATTCAACTGGGACATATGGCTCTACAGGATGGCAGGTATCTACATATCAGGTTTCTGTAACTGGTGATTATAAATTAGGATTTGCTGTTTTTAATCTTGATGATACGGCTTTATCGCCAGTTTTGCTTATTGATAGTCAGCCAGGTGGAACTACTAAAAATGGCGAATCTTTCGGGGCTGTTCCACCAAATAATCCAGACGCACCAACAGTACCACCAACCCCTACTGATCCCCCGGCAACCGATCCTCCAGCTACAGATCCCCCGGCTACAGATCCACCAGCTACGGATCCCCCGGCAACTGATCCTCCAGTTACAGATCCACCAATTGAAGAAAGTACAACCACAACTACAGAACCAGTTATCGATACTACACCCGAACCAAGTCCAGAAAACGATAATGAGTCAACTACAACTGTAGTAGACATTCCGCAAACAACAGTGGCACCACCCTCAATGCCAGAGACAACGGTTCCAATAGGTCAACTACCAAATACTGGAAATAGCGTTACTATATTTTATGCAGGCGTATTCCTATGCTTTGTCGGATATTTAATTATTATATTTAATAAAAGGATGAATGAAAATGGCGAGTAAAAAAAAGTGGATTCAAGGGGCAATTAAAAGACCTGGCGCCTTTACAGCAAAAGCAAAAAAGGCAAAAATGACAGTACCAGCATTCGCTGCAGCTGTAAAGAAAAATCCATCAAAGTACAGTACTACAACAGTTCGTCAAGCAAACTTAGCAACTACGTTAAGAAAAATATCAAAGAAAAGAAAAAAGAAATAAATAACATATGATTAGAACATATACCGGACTAGAAGATGCACAAAAATCGCCAACTAGTGTGGTTAGAGAATTTTCTAAATCATTAGAATATTTCTTTGGACTGACGAGCGTAGGTGTTTCAAGTGGGAATATTGACTCTGTTCATTCTCGTGGAAGAGCTTTTGATGTAGCAGCATGGAACTTTAGAAAAAATATTCCTCTTGAAAATTTTGAAGAGATTAATTGGAACTTAATTAACTTCTTATACAAAAATCGTATAGTTCTTGAAATAGAAGAGATTCATGATTATTTTGGAATATATCTTCCGCAAAGCATGACAAGATATACATATATGGGTAGAGTGGTTCGCGGTTCAAATAATAACTGGGGAGCAGCCTATAGGTGCAGTAGAGATTCTTTTGCAGTAACAGGTTCACAATATCAATTTATTGCAGATATATCTTTAGGTGCAAGTGGAGAGCATGTTAAAATTTTTCAGTCAGCTCTTGGAATAAACGCAACTGGGAAATTTGATAAAAATACTGAAAATCAATTAAAAGTTTGGCAACGTGAAAATAAAATAGTGCCAAGTGGAATTGTTAATGCCACCACTTGGAATGCTATGATAAATATTCCTTTTTCTGGTTGGAAAAAATGGGACGAAAATACTGATCCAGATAATCAGGGAAAAAGACACATACACGTTGAGGTATCTCCAAAAGGATATAATGGTGGGCAAGAATTTTTGAACAGATTATACAATCTACTTATAAACTATGTAAGAAATGAATGGAGAATAGTTTCTATAGTAGGATCTGGTGAGAACGCATCTGTAAAAACCTCACTAAAAAGAACGGGACGACGTTAAAGTCGCGTGTATTACACATGTTAAAACGTTACTATTTTGATATTAGAATAAAATGATAGGAGTTAATAATGATATACCCTTATATTAAACTAGTTGTGCCAAGTGCATTGGCACCACATAAAAATGGTCAATTACCAGCTAATTTGTTAGCAAAAGTTAAAACTGGTGGACAGATGTATGCCCCAGTCGCAGAGCAGTTTAATAAAATGTATGATGCAGCTCTAGCCGCTGGTCACAAGTTACGTAACGTAGGAGATTACCGTTCATTTGAGGGTCAGTTGTCAATGTTTATGGATAGATATACAACAGCAGATCAGGGGCGCAAACCTCAGGTAACTCGCGTATACGAAGGAAAAACCTGGTATCTAAAGCCAGGTAAAGCTCCTTCTGCAGCTCCCGATCCTACTGGAAAAAAGGGTTCAAATCATGGTTGGGGACTAGCTATAGATCTTGGTTATGAAGCTGGTGGCAAACTGCAGTCAATGGGTGGTGCTTGTTTTGAATGGATGTGCGCAAATGCTCCAAAGTGGGGTTTCTATTTGCAGACATCAGATAAAAATTCAAAAGAGTTTGAAGCTTGGCACTGGCAGTACTGTTTGGGAGATAAAACCCCTGACGGCTCTGTAGCGTCTGTAACAGAATCAATTGCTCCTTCTGGTGGAGCTGTAGAAGCTGGCCCAATGGAATTCAAATACCCTGGCAATCCAGTAAAGCTTGGATCTAAGGGGCCTGAAGCAATGTTGGTACAAGCTATAATTGGCGCTAAGGCTGATGGAGATTTTGGACCTAAGTCTGTTGAGGCACTAAAGAAGTGGCAAACCGCTAATGGTCTAAAAGCAGACGGTGTCGTTGGACCTGTCACATGGGATAAAATGTTCTAATGAAAAAATATATTATTACATTTTTAGTTGCATGTATGGCTTTTGGCTTAGGTTTAATTAGTGGCTGTAGTGATCTTGAGCGCTACAGATACCCATGTCAAGATCCAGTTAATTGGGAAAAAGATGAGTGCAAGCCTCCACTTTGTGAGGCATCAGGCACATGTCCTGTACATATTTTTGGGAGCGTACCTAATGAGTAATTATCAAAAAAAGAGATATACAAATAGTGAAATTAAGGCTAGAATGGTTTTAATTGTTGGAGCAACATTAGCTCTTACATTTGCAATTATTGTTGCTGGAGTAATGTATGCGCTAGTGTTTGTTACTCAGCCAATTGATCAGCAATCTCCAAATGATAAGGCGTTTATTGATTCACTTCTGGTTCCTATAGTCTTATTCTTGTCCGGTTGTTTATCTGGAGTTCTAGCTGCAAATGGATTAAAGGATAAGGAAAAACCAGGCGGTTCTGGAAACGGAATATATGATCAGGATCAAGATTAATGGCACAAAAAAGAAACGTAGCAAAAAATCCAAAACTTTGGAGTCAAGCTAAAGCATTGGCTAGATCTAAGTTTGATGTTTATCCAAGTGCGTACGCAAATGCGTGGGCTGCTAAATGGTATAAGTCCAAAGGTGGGAGCTGGAGAACAACTTCTGCACCAAAAAAGAAAAAGTGATATACTATGGCTGGACCAAAAGGAGTTGGTTTAACTAAATGGTTTAACCAAAAATGGGTAAACATAGGTGCACCTAAAAAGAACGGCAAGTGGCAACCTTGTGGAACTTCTGGAAAAGGTGGCGGGTACGCTAAATGTGTGCCCGTCGCCAAAGCCAATTCTATGTCCACTTCTCAAAGAAGAAGTGCTGTTCAAAGAAAAAGATCACAAGGAACACCATCAAAAGGTGTAAAAGGACAGGCTCCGAAAAACGTAGCTACCTTTAAAAAGAAAAAGAAAAAGAGATAATGAGTGATTTTGATTTCTCTGGATTCATGCCAGCGGTAAAAAATATAGAAATTACTCCACCTACATCTATGATCACTACAGAGGGTGGATTAATTAGCGGTCACATTTTAAAAGTTACTTTTGGAGATGACTCCGAGGTAGTTTTTAGTGCGTCAGATGATCAACTTAAAAATTTATTTTTTCTAATACTAAAAGTTATTAATGGTTGATCATAAAAGATGGGTGGTATAGTGCAACAGAAGTGAGCACTATACCACCTTTTGTGTTATAATTGATGATATACTAGATGAGCAAACGACTTAATTAGTCCCTAAAGATTGGTGGGTATATGCCCAAAATACTTTATTTCGATATAGAGACTGCGCCTAACTTGAGTTATGTGTGGGGTCATTTTGAACAGAATGTTATAGAGCATGAGCGTGAGTGGTACCTCTTGTGTGTTTCATATAGATGGGAACACGAAAAAACTACTCACGTTTGTTCCTTAATAGATTTTCCTGATGACTATAAAAAAGATCCAGAAAATGATTATAATGTAACAAAAAAATTATGGGAACTATTAAATGAGGCAGATATTGTAATAGCTCATAATGGTGATAAGTTCGATATAAGAAAAGCAAACGCTAGATTTATAGCGCACAATCTAGGTCCAACTTCTCCAGTTAGACAAATAGATACGCTCAAAGTTGCTAGAAGATATTTTATGTTTAATAGCAATAAATTAGATCATCTTGGTCAGCACTTAGGTATTGGGCGTAAAGTAGATACTGGTGGGTTTGAAACGTGGGCAGGCTGTATGCGTGGAGATATGAAGGCCTGGAAACTAATGATCAAGTATGCAAAGCAGGACGTAGATCTGCTAAGAAATGTTTACTTGAAACTAAGACCTTGGATGACAAATCATCCGAATCTAAATGTATATGATGGAGAATGCAACTGTCCGACCTGTGGCTCTGATGATCTGCAGCGTCGTGGGCAAAAGTATACTCAAACAGGATCATACCAACAGTGGTACTGTAACTCATGTGGCGCTTGGAGCAGAACTCGTTTAATGGAAGACGTTGAACGTCCAGGTATAGTTCCGTGATAAACTGGAGAGGTGCCAGAGTTCGGTTGAATGGAACATCCTGCTAAGATGTCGATGTATGTTGAATGCATCCGTGGGTTCAAATCCCACCCTCTCCGCTAAAGGTGATATAAATGTTAAATAGAAATTTATATTGTTTTTGGGTTGGTCATAACAATCCAGTAATGAACGAGAATAGACTTAATGGCCTGGAATCAATTAGACGCAATTCGGGAGTAAATGTAGTTTTAGTTGATAATAATAATCTAGATGAGTACATATTGCCAGAAGAACCTCTACACCCTGGATTTGAATATTTGTCAGATGTACATAAAGCAGATTACCTTAGAACATACTTCATGCATAACCATGGTGGAGGATATACTGATATTAAACCATGTTCTTGGAATTGGAATATTTATTTTGATGAGTTAGAATCAACTGATTGTTATGGAATAGGTGCTCCAGAGGACGAAGGTGAGCTTTCAGTAACAGTAAAGCAACGTCCATGGCTTGGTAAATATTGGCCACATTTAATAAGTAACGATTTATATATTTTTAAACCTAAGACTAATTTTACCAAAATGTGGTATTCAACACTATTAAGAATAATGGACTCTAAATTAGAAAAACTGCAACAAAATCCGGCAAAGCATCCTAGAGAAGCTGCCGATACAGTTCATACTTCTTATCCTATAGAGTGGGGAGAAATTTTGTTAGAAATATTTCATCCACTCTGTTTTGTTAATTCAGAAAATATTATTAAAACCATGCCATACCCAATAACTATAAATTATAGGTAATATCATGTTAGACTGGAAGAATAATACAGTAGTGTGTACTGCCGTAACAGGTGGATATGATCATAGAGCATCATCGTTGTTTATTGATGATGTTGATTATATATATTTTACTGATGGAAAATCTCCGTTTCAAATTGAACATCCGTGGAAAGAAATAATATTAGAAGATTCTCATCTTGACAATAGAAGAAGATCCAAAAGACCAAAACTATATCCTCACTCAATAGATATTTTAAATAACTATAAATATGTAATATGGATAGATGGTGATATGGAAATATTAAAGGAAGAATTTATTCCTGAGATACTTTCTTATTTAGAAAATGGATTTGTTATATCGCCACATTTTGACAATAGGACATGCGCCTATGGAGAGTCAACAATAAGACCAGCAAAATATATAAATGAACCATTAGACGAGCAAGTATCTTTTTATAAGTCTGAAGGTTTTCCAGAAAACTATGGATTATATGAATGTGGTGTATCAGCTAGAGATATGAAAAATAAACAGGTAGAAGAACTAGGTAAACTTTGGTACGAACAAAATATAGCATGGTCTTATCAAGATCAGGTAAGTCTTCCTTACTGTCTATGGAAAACTGGTTATAAGCCAGATATACTTCCAAAATCTTTTAGAGACTACAATTGGGTTCGAATCAATGCCCATAAAAGAGAGGACTAAACATTGTTAAAATATAATTTGGGTGGTATAGGTAAAGATAATCCAGAATATAAAACAGTAAACTTGGCAGAGATATGTGATATTGAAGCTAATATTATGGATCTAGATTCTTTTTGTAAAGACAATTCTGTAGATGAATTTTTTTTATCTCATACATTAGAGCATATTCCAGTGACTGAGTATAAATCTTTTTTAACACACATGCACACTAAACTGAAAGTTGGGGGAATAATTAAAGTTATTCAAACAGATGTAGGAAGATTAATTCGCATGTGGGTTGATGGAGAAATCTCATTTAGATCTATGAGAGCACCAATATTTACTCCAGCTAGTAGGTGTAAATCAAATATTCTTCAACAGCATCAAAGCATGTGGTCTCAAGAAGAATTAATTAAAGACTTCTTAGCTATTGGTATGATAGCCGAAGGCTTTGATGCCGGACATTGGCAATACGATATCGATGACGACATCTTGCCGGAAGAAACCAGTGCTGATTTTTGGAAAGCAATACCTAATCTTGGAGTAATTGCAACTAAAATTTAATTACTATAATGCCATGAACTTATTATGTAAGGAGTAAGTAATGGCAGGAAAAAAACCAGCAAAGAGAAACGTAACCAATACGCCAGTTCAAACAAAAGTAGAAGAAAAAGGTAAAGCAATTCTGTATTATGGTATTTCTGGAACAAAGTTTAGCTGCATTTCCTGCGCTAGGGAGTTCCAAAAAGGTATGATATACGAACATAATAACGAAAGATATTGCTCAAGAAGGTGTATTAAATAGATATGACTAATAATAGTCCATCATCTTCTGGTAGGCCATCGGTTAAAACATGGAAAAACATGTCACCAGAAGAACTTTTGGAAAAGCATAAAGCATTGGTGTCTAGATTACAGGATCCAGCATACGCATCGATTGATCCTTCCTCGGTGAAATCTGGTAGCCCTATGCATATGGCTACTAGGGGTACTCTAGAGGCATTAGAAAAGCATATGGATGATATTGGTTTGCAGTACGAGCCATCAGCTGGAAGAATTTTACCCATACCTGGAACGACAGCTTCTCCTCCTAAACCAATTGGAAAACCAGTTACATCTATTGGACAGGGTGCTACAACGCCTGTACAAACTGCGGAAACTGTAACAAAATCTGGAAACGCTACACCAAAAGCTAAAGTTGTTTCTTCTGCACCAAAAGCATCACCAGTATCACAATCATCTGGCGCACCAGTAAAGGCAACATCAAAAACAAGGGGTATGGCGGATAATTTATCTGCTTCTGTAGCAAAAGGGATAAAAGGATCTAGAAATCTAAAAATGCTAGGAGTAGCATCTGTTGTTGGATTGGCTGGTTTTGGTGCAGCATCATCAAGAAGAACTCAGCAAGATAATGTTGACAGAAGACTAGAAATGCAACGTAGAGGAATTATCAAGTAATTATAGTTACTATAATATAATACAAATTAAAACTAGGAGATGATTAATGGCAATTTATTGGTTAGCTGAACTTTTGGAACAGATGGAAAAAAAACTTGCTCCTGCAGAGGCAGAGTATGTTAATGCAATGTTGGGTATTGTTGGTAAATATGGAAAGTTAGCCAATAATGATGGGAATGGTATCTGGGTTGGATATGTTCCCGGCATTGAAAATGACAATTTAAGCATGGGCGTTAAGTGTGGCAATTGCGCCTTCTATGAGGGTAATGGTATGTGTAAAATAGTTGCACAATCAGTTGAGGAAAATGGTTATTGTCGTTTAGCAGCTATTTGGCAGGGTGCAGTAAAGGATGATTCTAAAGATGAATAATTACTGGTTAACAGAATATGGAGATATTATCTCTGTTTCTATGGATGATATTGAAAAAGCAAAAAAACAAAAATCTTATAATCAGGCAGATGATTCAGAAGAACCAGAAGACGAGATGCCAGAAGAGGATCCAGAGGACGTAGAAGACGCTGATGATCCTGAAAATAAATTAAACCCTCGTCAAAAAATGATGTATGAACACTATGAACATGTGGTAGAAATGTTTGGCAAGTTTGACCAAACAAGTAAAGCCAATGGAGCACACTACGCTCCAGCAAATTTAAATCCATTTATTAAAAATGGGATGGTATGTTCTAATTGTGTTTATTTTATGGGTGGTCAAGCTTGTGAAATAGTTTCAGGAAGAATAGAGCCCAACGCTATCTGTAAGTTATGGATTATTCCTGAAGATCTTATAGTTAAATAAGATCAATCAGAATCATCCATTTCTTTTTTGATTACAGCGCCAAACAGAACTATTATCAAAGTAATAACACTAATTTTTATACCCCATGTCTGTATGTCGCCAGACAAAGTTATGAGAACAAGTATTGTTCCAGCAATTGTCCAAGCCTGCTCATAGAGGGCGGCTATTAATTTCTTCATAAATTTTTTCATTATTAATCTCCCTATTGTTATCTTCTTCTTGAAGCTCCAGCTACTGGAGCAACAGCTATAACTGCGCCGGCAGCTATAACTGCTCTTCTTTGTCCTACATTTATGCTGGAACCAAGAGGCACATAGGTATTTAGGCTTCCGGAACCAAATATATTTATTTCTTCTTCAAATGAAGAACGAACTTCTTCTGGAGCATCTTGTACCGCAGCAATAATTTCCAAAGCTTGTTCTTCAGTTATTTCATCTATGGGAACTTCAGCAAAGATTTCAGCCGCCTGATCCCCATCGATAGAAGATAGTACCTCTGCACTTGTAGCAATCTCAGTTGCCTGATCTTCTGTTATTCCATTCTCTATAATTGCATCAACTGCTTCCTGTACTTGCTCATCAGTTACTGTGTCACTACTAAGAACATCAACTAGTTCTTCAAACTGCTCGTCACTCAATGGCTGATCTAAAACCGCATCAATAACTGCAGTAAATTCTTCATCAGTTAGCGGTTCTTCAAAAACAGTATCAAGCACTTCAGCAAAGGCCTCGTCACTTAATTCCTCTGTAAATACTTGATCAATAACTTCGGCAAACTGCTCTGTAGAAAGATCTCCAGACAATAATTCTGTAGCTGCAGCAACTAGTTCTTCTTCATTATCAGCTGAAGTTAATATTTCATCTACAGCATTAGCAAATTGTTCTTCTGTCAAATCTCCAGATAAAATTTCATCTACTTGATTAGAAATATCTTCAGGTAATGTAATTTCAGGTTCAGGAACACTTGTTTCTGGCTGCGTAATTTCAGGTTCAGGAGAAGTTATTTCAGGTTCTGGTTCTGGCGCTATTTCAGGTTCCGGCTCTGGTTGAGGCTCAGGCTCGGGTTGAGGTTCTGGCTCTGGTTGTGGATTTGTATTATCCGTATTGTTATCTGAAGGTTGCGTTGTCTGAGTGGGCGGTTCTGGTTCAGTAGTTACAGGAGTTGGCGGTTCTGTTACCGGAGGATCGGTTGCCGGAGGATCTGTAGCTGGTGGCTCTGTTGTTGGTGGTTCTGTAGTGGTTGTGGTTGGAGGCGGTGGAGCATTAACTATGAATTGAACAGCATCAGATTCTTGAGAGTAAACACCTTCAGTATCGTTGTCAGCTCTTACGGTAAAGTTATACTCGGCATCTAGTCCACCGGTTGATTCAAACATTTGGTAGTCTAAAGTAACTTGTGTATTTAAAGCGTTTTCATCACCGACATTTCCTGTTGCTATACCCCAGCCAGACTGTCCTGTCCTCCATGAAATTGCGTATCGTTCTGGAGAAATTCCAGTGTCGTCATCTGCCGGATTCCAAGAAATAACAATTCCAGAACCACTATCTGTTACCGAAACATTTTGTGGTTTTCCAAGAAATTTTGGAATAGTTGTAGTAGTGGTGGTGGTGGTAGTTGTAGTAGTTTCTGGAGCTGATTGAGTAAAAGCTGATTCAGGAACTGGCCCCCATCCATCGCCTATGTTCCACCATAATATAAAGCATTCTCCGCCACCCCATTCATAAAACCACGCATCAATTGGAACCGATTGTCCAGCAGTAAATTCATAAACTGGAGACTCTGTATAACTACAGCCACGTAATCCCCAATAGCCAAATGAATTATCCCCTATTGTAGCCCAACCACCATCGTCAGACCATATTCTAAATTGTGCAGACTGTGTAGGAATTGTAATATACCCGGTGTAATGAAGCATTATTTGATTGGTTCTACAGCCAGCCATATATATATCTGGCCAGTTATTAATGCTGGCATACTGTGCAGAGCAATTTGGATTTTCGGAGTCAACCATTGGCGGTGCGTTTGTACTGATTTCATAACCAACAACACTGAGTCCGCTTAAAGTTTCTGCGGATGCACCAGAATTCATTGGTGCAAAAAATCCAACAACTGCTATGGTAACTGTTGATAATCTAAATAAATTACTAATAAAATTCCGCATAAAGGCTCCCATCCTTGTGTAAAATAGTAAGACTAAAGTCATTAAAAAAAGATGGATTACTAGCATTCATTTATGAATTATGGTAATATATTAATCTATATTTAATTAGTTTGAGGTTAAAATGATATCAATTTGTACGCCAGTTTATAATACTGATCCAGGCATTCTAGCTAGAACATGGTCTAGTCTTAAAAATCAAACCTATACCGATTGGGAATGGGTTATTTGGGACGACTCAACGAATAACAATGCCTGGAATCAGATATATGGTTTTGCATCAGATGAAAGATTTAAACTAATAGCTCATAAGTCACACGTTCACTCTGGCAGTATAGGAAAAGTTAAGCGTCAGTGTATGATGGCAGCTGAGGGTGATATTTTAGTTGAATTAGATCATGATGACGAACTAACTCCAGACGCGCTGGCATTAGTCGTAGATGCGTTTTCTGATCCAGAAGTTGGATTTGTTTATTCAGATTGGTGTGAAATCCTTCCAGATGGTCAATCTGGTAGATATCCAAATGGCTGGGCTTTTGGGTATGGTTCTGATTATTGGGATGAACACCATAATGTTTGGACGATGCGTGCACCTGAAATTAATCCCACTACTATAAGACATATTGTTTCAGCACCAAATCATGTTAGAGCATGGAGAGCTGATATTTATAGGCAGTTAAATGGTCATAATCCAAGTTATATTGTTGCAGATGACTATGAATTAGTCGTTAGAACTTTTTTAGCTACTAAATTTAAATATATTCCAAAAATGATATACAAGCAGCATATTGGTCCATCAACAGCTCAACGAGTACGCAACGGTCTAATACAAAAACACGTTGCAGAAATAGCTTCTGATTATGATAATCAAATTACTAAACGTTTTGAAGAATTAAATGTCGGTTCTGGCATAACATCATAAAAAATATTACTATTAAGATAAGCGCTTTATTTATGTTTGTATAGAGGTTTTTGGCATGGCTAATACTATTTTAGTAAAGAATTCTGGCACCAGTACGTCTACGCCTAATTCTTTAACTCACGGAGAAGTAGCACTCAACTATGCTGATGGTAAACTTTTCTACAAAAATTCCTCTAATACAATAATTGCTGCAAAGCTTATAACAAATATAACAGGAACTACAGATCAGGTTACCGTTACCGAAACATCTGGTTCTTTTGCAATAAGCCTGCCTTCAACAGTTAAGTTAACAACTTTATTTATTGATGATATTGAAGTTGATACAACTGGTGCAGTTAATGGTCAATCATTAGTATTCAATGGAACAAAGTTTGCTCCATCTAGTGCTACCATTGGACCCCAGGGTCCACAGGGAGCAGCTGGTGCAGATAGGTTATCGGTTTCTGATACAGCTCCAGTGTCTCCAAATGTTGGAGATTTATGGTTTAACTCAACAGAAGCTAAGCTATATAGTTATTATGACGGATATTGGGTAGAAATATCTGGAGAGGTTGGACCCCAGGGTTCTCAGGGACCTCAAGGTTCACAAGGGGCTATAGGTCCAGATAGGTTATCGGTTTCTGATACAGCTCCAGTGTCTCCAAATGTTGGAGATTTATGGTTTAACTCAACAGAAGCTAAGCTATATAGTTATTATGACGGATATTGGGTAGAAATATCTGGAGAGGT